CTGTAGAGCTGGCTGTAGAGCTGGCTGTCGAGCTGGCTGTCGAGCTGGCTGTAGAGCTGGCTGTCGAGCTGGCTGTCGAGCTGGCTGCGGAGCTGGCTGTCGAGCTGGCTGCGGAGCTGGCTGTAGAGCTGGCTGTCGAGCTGGCTGTCGAGCTGGCTGTCGAGCTGGCTGTCGAGCTGGCTGTAGAGCTGGCTGCGGAGCTGGCTGTAGAGCTGGCTGTCGAGCTGGCTGCGGAATTTTGTATTTTTAATAAGATTACATGCGAGTTGGCATGCCATTGGAGAATTAAGGAAGATGATATACTTAGGCTTGTCGATATTAAGAATCTTCTCGTAGAAGAAATTTACGGCTTTCCTAGCTTTCTTCTTGTCAATTCTCTTTGTCCTGTATCCAACCTTTAACCATTTCTTTAAGTAGGCTGGAACTTTCTTTTCCTGAACCTTTGTCATTTTCTCGATCATAATCTTATCTCCCTAAAGGATACATGTTAAGATAAAAACGATGTTGAGTCAATTAATAGATCTATTTTGTTCATACGAACTATCTTGCTTTCAAATCTCTTAGTAGATACTTTGGCTTTTTCAACTGTCTGTTCATCATAGCCTCGAAGCGACACCTTGAACGATCGATCTTCTCTATCAGGTCAACTTGTTCTAGATCTAAGGTGTAGCCGTACTCGAACACGGCAGACAACAACGTGTCCCAATCGGACTTCGCCAGCGAGATGTTGACTTTCATGCACCCTAGCGGTTCAGACCTTCGTCCCATCATTTTTCAATCTTCTCCAGAGCACCCTTGACCGTTGCTATGAGACCTGCGAAGTCAACCATACCACTGTTGTTGGCCACATCTTCTGTGAGTCCAAACAAGACAGTCTCCAGGGCAGACTTCATAATCTTCACCGCTGGGTTTGTCGAGTCGGCCCAGGTGGCTCCATTACAGAAAGTGTTGCCGTGTGAACTTACTTGAATAGGTGTACTATAGTTTTTGTTCGAGTAGGCGGCTGCAGCCCTCTCAATCTCCGCACTGCGACTCTCACCTAACTTTTTATTAGGCCATTTTTGAATTTCAGTTAACGCCTTGCTCATCTCTAACTCTCCTGATCGTTCCTGTTGAAATCTTCTAAGTTTGCCCTACCTGGCTCGTCTCCGCCAAAACGTACCTCTACCCAGTCAAGCCAAACGCGCTTGGACTTCTGCTTACGCATCCATGACTTAAATTTTCCTCGCAGTTCATCGTGTCTTTCTGACGTTTCCCATCCTTCCTTGCTGCCGTCTGGGGCAACCAAGAACGATCGTTCACCGTTGGTTGCCGCGTCAGTGACGTTGGTGACCATACCCTTGAAGAGTCTATAGGCTAGCTTATGCGCTCTCTTGATACTTTTCTCGTCCCAGCTAGATACTACGATCGCATGATGAGCAAAATAACCCATTTACCACCTCCAAAAAAGTCCGTCACGCCCACCATGGAAGGGCCACGGACACTGGCCACTTCAGCGGTCAGCTCCACATATCATTTACAGTAACAGTCTCCGGTTATAAATCCAACCCAGTCAAGGTCAGTTCCATACTTCTTCTGGCATTCTTCCTGGCAATGTTTCTCGTACCGCTCGCTGTTGTAAGATTGGTGTACCCTGGAACACCCCACGATCATCGCTATGCCCAAGGATACTACTAGTACACATAAGAAGGCCATAACTACATGTAAGATCACAGAGATCAGGTATGGTACGCCGCCAGAGCCTTGTTTGTTGCGCATGTTCGTGTTCCTTTCCACTTAATCGTATACACTACCTGCAGTCTACGTGGGTATTAATCCCAAGTCAATACTTTTTATCATCAATCTTTACAACTACTTACGTCACACTCTTAATCTTCTACAGGTACCCCATCTACCCTGCCCTACCTAGCCCTCCTGGAGCAACCACATTATGAAGCTACCTAGTTTCACATCTAGTGTCACCATAGACGTTGAGGGTGACATAACCCACAGCCGTTGGGTTGGCACGTTCGAGGTCAAGAGAGTCCTCACACACGGGGACAGGTTCAAGCTTGAGCAGTACTACAAAGAGTACCTGCCAGACGACTCCACCGTGCAGGAGATCATAAAGCTCAGGGCAGCCACCTTAGCCGAGCTTAGGACAAGGGTGGTGAAGGGTCCACCGTGGTGGGAAGCGTCCAACTACGGTGTAGACCTGGTGGACAAAGACCCCATGTACACCTTGCTTAAGGAATGTGAAGCTGCCACGAAGCGATGGCACGAGGAACTAGGCGAGATGGTCAAGGACAGACCTAAGGTAGAGGGCTCCGGTGCTTCGGGTTGACCATATCGAGAAGCTGGCCGCGCACAACGCGGCCAACAACGACACCTTAGGCTCACTCCTAAGGAAGGCGTACAGGCATCTCTCTAAGACGTACCACACGCCTCTACACATCGCAGAGAGGGACGTGCCGGAGTACGAAGCGCTACTAGTGTACTTCGAGGATCAGTTCGACGAGCTTGACGCCGTTGAACTTGCCGATCGTATAGCCCTCATGTACAAGAAGCCATCGCTTGAGCAGATCAACTCAGGCTATGTGCCATCTGAGTCTGGCGTATCAAACATCGTTGGCGACGAGGAGTGGGTGGCACATATGAACATAAAGTTAAGGCGCAAGGAAGAAGATGATCGTCAGGCTGACGAGATCAAGAAGGCCACACAGGTCGTGGCAGAGGTCGACAAGGCCATAAGCCAGTTCAACGAGTCCATGAAGGCGACTAAGGAAGACTGATGTTAGACGAGACCATAAAGCAGATAGTGCTCAAGTTCAAGGTCGACGACCAAGCCAACGTCAGCGAGATATCCAAGCATCTCAACAAGCTCAACGAGTCGATGCAGAAGTCCATCCCTACCAAAGAGGCCAGCGAGTTCCTGAAGATATCAGAGAAGATCGGCGGTGAGTTCCAGAAGGTCGCCCAGAGCATGAACAACATGCGCATGGTGCAGCTCAAAGGTGACCTAAGAGACATCAACACCCAGATGGGTGAGCTGCAGCGACAGCTTCACCAGGTGGATCAACAGGTCAAATCCTCAGCGCTTGGTGGCGACAGAGAAGCCTACATGTCTGCGTCTACCCAAAGAGACCAGCTCATGGGCCAGATGGCCACCTTGGGTGGTCGTCAGCAGGCCGTGAGCGGTGCAGTCGGCGGTGGTGGCGGTTTCATGTCCAGGAACGCAGGTCGCGTCATCGCTGGCGCACAGACCGTGTCGGCAGTCGGCGGCATGTACGGTGGGTACGAGGCCTTAGAAGGTTACAAGACGCAGGCCCTCATAGAGAACAAACTCTCACGCATAGAGTCCTACGCCTCAGACCTAAGGCGAGCCCAGGAGAACACATACGGCGGCAACGTCCTAAGGGCCTACTACGACGCACGCTTCTCAGACATGGCCACACGTATGGCAGTTGCCAACGTCACTGGTCAACGTCGAGAGATGTTCGGCCAGACAGTAGGAGCTGAGGCCAGGGTTGGTGGTGCCGCTGTCGAAGGTGCCATGACCGGTGGGCTGCAAGGTCTACCTGGAGGTGCCACAGGCATGGCGGTTGGTGCTGTCGCTGGTGGCGTGGGTGCTGCTGGCAACCAAGCTCTGTCAGCCGAGCGACTTAGGTTTCAGCTGTCTCAGTTCGACCAGTCCCGCAGGGCCGAGGTCATGGACAAGCGCCGTGAGTACCTAGACAGGTTGGCTGCGTCCGCACCAGACAGGGTCATGATGGAGTACATGTTCAACCAAGCTCCGTCGCGTGCTAGGATTGAGTCCACCATGGGCTTCGGAGGTAACGTCCTGCCAGGCTTGTACGGTCAAGCCTTAGGTACCGGTGTCGCAGGCAGGGAGGATGTCAACTCAGCATTGATGTCCACCCGTGGTCGCATGAGCACCACCGAGCAACTCACAGGTATAGAGGCCGCAGTCGGCGGCATGGGCAAGCGAGTCGGTGTAGGTACCCTCCAAGAACGCCAAGGCTTGGCAGCTGGCATACAACGAAACGTGCCTAGGATAGGCGGTGCCCAGCTTGAGTCCAGCATGTCACAGATTCAGTCAACCTTCGAGCCTGGCATGCAGGTAGGTTTCGAGGCAGGCGTCAGAGGTCAGATGAGCCAGACCATAATGCCTGTCAACCCGATGACGATGGCTGGCAGGGCGGCTGGCGCCTTAGGTGCAGCACAAGCCACAGGCGTCTCAGGTCAGATGGCTCAGGAAGGTTTTCAGCGTGCACTTGAGATGGGTGAGCCCATGGCGCAAGGCGGCACCCTTGAGAACCAGATCATGAGGTCGTCCATACGAGGTGCCATACTAGGTGCTGGCGCTACAGGAGGCATGGCTGTCGCTACGGAAAATCTTATATCACAGATGGGCTTTGAGGAGATAGAGGCCTTGCCAAACAACCCTCAGCTACTTAAGGCACTAGGGCTAAACCGAAGTGCTGCGAGACAGATAGTCCAGCGTGCAAAGCGAGCAAAGATAGACACACTCCGAATGGCTGGCGTACCAGAGGACACATTAAGACGATTAGGTGCTGGCAAAGCCACACAGGTCGACAGGATGCGAGTCGGACTGATAGAGACAGGTGGTCGTCGCGAGAACATATCTGCCTTAGCTGGCAGAGGAGCGTTGGTAGAGCAACGTGTCTCAGGTACCACAGGTAAACTAGGCGGCAGAGGTCCAGGAGCTGAAACAGACAACATGGGCATATCCCGAGCAGCTGGCGAAGGTCAAGCTGCCCTGGAGCAGTCCATCAGCATGATCCAGCAGGAGTCTGGTGGTGCCATAGGTGGTGCCGCTGTCAGCCAGATGCGTGAGAACCTGTCCACCGTCGAGGGCAAGCGAGCCGTGACAGCTGGCTTGATCACTGGTCAGCAGCAAGGCATGATGTCTGACGCGGCTGGCGCCAAAGAGAACGTCGCACAAGACCTAAAAGGATCACTCAAGGAACTATCGGCTGCCATACGCAGCGCTGCCTCTGAGATAAGGCAGTCGTTCGGGTCGTCTGGCAAAGTCGTTCACACTAGGTAAGATATGGCCTTAGAAGAAGACCACTACGCATACCACCTAAGACCGAACTCGGTGGACAGTCACCAAGCACAGCCTTGGGCGCTGATCCTTATCATACATTTCATGCAGCCTAACACACTAGACCTACCATCAGCCGACTTCGCCTTCAAACCTCTGAGCGAGAAGCAGGGTGGCAGTGGGTCTAGCCTGTTCAGCGACGACAACGCGGTCAAGTACCAGAAGATCCTCATACGCTCAGACATACTTGAGGCCACGGTTCAGAGCAACAAAGGCAGCATAATAGGCTCGGCCACAGTCACTTTGGTACCAGGTCAGTATGAGTACGACAACGTCGTCACAGCTGGCGACCACGCGTTCATATGGATGGGCAACGACATATCCAGGATGAGCGAGGTGGTGACTGCCTTAGGCAACGGCACCAAGGCTAACGGCTTCTTAAGTGGACTTAAGTTCTACGGTCGTGTGGAGTCTGTTAGAAAACTACTAGACCAAGACGACAATGGTGTCAAGAGCATAAGGTTCAACCTCAACTTCAAGAGCTTCTCAGAGCTTAACTCGCAGGTGTACTTCAACCCGTACCTCAGGAACTCCAACCCAGACCCGTACGCCTTCTACGCGCAGCTGTCGCAGAGTTACTCGGAGATGTTCAGCAAGGACAAGATCGTAAAACCTCAGAACGCGATAAAGTTCCTACTAAACGTGTTCCTCGGCAAGGGTCCAGACACAAAAGCCAAAGGTACCAACGAGGTGCCAAGAAGCCCGACCAACGCGTTCATGGTGCCTAAGGCGGTAGGCGAGGTGCTAGGTCAGCTTCAGCCTAGTAAGGGAGCTAGGTTGACGTACGTCGACGTGCTCAACACCTTGATAGGCATGCAGAGGTACACGACCACGGAGCAGCAGTTCGAGGATAAACAGTACGAGGGTTTCGTCCCTGTCATATCTGAGGAGACCATCTCCACCAGGCAGAGGGAGTGCCCAGACGAACTTAAAGGAGCCTTTCCAGCACTGCCAGACCTGTTCAACAACACCGCCCTGTCTTCCATACTGAGTAGCCTCCTTAACTCAGCGTTGAACGAGATGTACTTCACGTTGAGGTGCGACGAGGAAGGTAACATACTTCCTACACTTGTGGCCAGGCAGATACCGTTCACCACCGACAGGTTCCACAGCGCCTTCCCACAGTCAGATGCCACCAGCTTCCTTGAGCTTCCTAGGTGGGTCGTAGACAAAGGTCTGAGGATAGGCGAGTACAACATAGGGACGAGTGACGTGGCTCGGGTCAACTTCGTGCAGTTCTTCGGGACTCTGTTCAACTCAGCCATATCAGCCACACAGTCCATGGCAGCGCAGTCCTCCAACAAGAGCTTCAAGGAAGACACCCTGGACATCCTAAGGAGCGGTGGCAGAAACATGATCGTCACATCCAACGTGCTCATAGACCAGCAGTCAGGCTCGATAGTGCCTGAGAAGGTAGCTGAGTACGCCACGCTGGTGGCCGACTGGTACATGAACGGTCACCTAAAGTTGACAGGCTCGATGACCCTCCCAGGAGTGCCTGAGCCGATATGCGTGGGAGACAACCTTGAGCACGACAGCAAGGTGTTTCACATCGAAGGACTCACCCACAGGTACATGGTGGCTGGCAGCAACAAGTCGTTCAACACGTCGTTGACACTGGTCAACGGCTTAAGAGATGATGGCACGTACTCGTACACTGGGTCTCAGTCTATAGCAGACCAGAACGAGCAGTACGGATCTTCAGACGAGAAGAACGCCAACACTGCAGACTTCAGGGAGGCTTCAAACATCAAGGAAGCTGTCGACTCGATACTGAATAGCATACCGATACAAGCGGTGAAAGATAAGCTGGGGATAGTCTGATGCAGTTCGACGGAAGTGTGGTACCATCCAACCTAGGTGCAGGCCAGCCAGCCGACGCGTCAGCATACAGGACCGCGAGCTTCTCGCTCAAGGAAGGTGTCGTCACAGACATCATATACCCAGACCAGTCTGACAACCTCTCCAAGCGCGACATCGAGTACAACATCGCGGTGGTCGAGTACCTACCACAGGTCGGTGCCAACCTTCAACTCTACAGGAACTGCAGAGTGGCAAACCTCTTCGGCACGACGAACAACTCGCTCAACTTCACGTTGCAACCTTCCACTGACAAGATGTCCAACATAGGCGACAAGGTCGGACAAGACGTGTTCAAGGATGGTGCCAGAGTCATCGTGTTATGCATAGGTGGCGTGTCGCAGGCTGGCTACTGCGTCATAGTCGGTGGACTAAGGCACGGCGACGACAAGGTGTACAGCTCTAAAGATGGTCAGTTCCACGACTTCAACTTCAACGGCGTTCAGCAGCTCATCAACAAGGACGGCGAGTACGTCGTAAACTTCAACAGCCCGATAGACCAAGACGGCAAGCAGTCTAAACCTAAGGCAGCTGGCACGCAGGTCAAGATAGACAAGGAAGGTAGAGTCAGCATCTCTGACAACGAGGGGCAGGTCGTCAAGGTGGATCGAGTCGCCAAGAAGGTCGAGATCACGAATGGATTCGAGACCTTCACCATGGACAAAGCCAACAAGCTGATATCCATGAACTCAAGTGGAGACGTCAAGGAGACAGCTTCCAAATCAGTATCTGTTAACTCCGGCTCAGACACAAAGATAGACGCTGGTGGTCAGGTCAGCATGAAGTCTGGTGGTCAGACTCTTATAGACGCTGGCGGCACCATGGACATGAAGTCTGGCGGTCAGTGGAGACTGCAGGCCAGCGGCAACGTCATCGTGACAGCTGGCGGCGAGGTGTCTGTGGTTGGCGCTTCAGGTCCGGTCATCAAGTCAGCAGGACCTTTGACCTTGGTTGGCCAAGGTGCCGTTCCGGCAGCAGCAGTCGGAATAAGTCAGTGTTTTGGACTTGGTAATTTAGGGGCACCAGTTTTGTCTACCATCATAACGGGAAGTTCAACCGTCTTTATAGGTGCTTAAATATGAAACCATATAACTTCAGAAAATCTAGCGAATACCAGATGAGTGCTGACGTTAAAGCTGATAAGAAGACTAATCGTTCGTTCAAGCGGTCAGAACGTCAGAGTGTCAAACGCACCATAAGAAAGATCACAGGTCCGTTGACGTCTAAGCTACAGAAAGAAAAGTAATGCCCATAACTTTCAGTGCAGCAGACAGGAAGGCGATCACGCGTAGGCAGGTTAACATACTTGCCGAGAACAACGCGTTCGACCAGACCACAACCGCGTTGGCTGCACAGAAAGCTAAGTTACTTGAGGTGGACAACAGCAACTCCATCTTCTACGACTTCTACGACACACAAGCCAGAGCTTACGAGGACGAGGCTAGGTACATGGATGGACAGGTCTCTTCTGAGTATACACCCACCAACCTAGACGACGCTGGTCAGTTCGGTGTAGGTGGTCCGTTCTTCCCAAACACGACGCCTAACGTCTACATAAGATCCATACCGTTGATACAAGACGGACTCAACACGAACAACAAGGTGAGGGGACGTTTTCACACGACATCGACAGACTCTGCCTACGAACTTAACATCTTGTCCAACACGGACTCGTCGTTCATAGGGCTTGAGCAGCTTGTAAACTTCTTGGCGACAGGCGTAACCGGTGCGACACCAGCTGTTAGTAACATCACGTCGTTCTCCGGTGACCAGTTGGTAGTGACCAGCACTACAAACTTCTTGGCTGGTGAGTACATATACGTGGGCACATCAGGCAGTAGCGGTATATACAAGATCTTGTCTGTGGATAACGCAACCTACATGACTGTCGAGGATGTGGTGCCAGCGGCTGTGCAGCCCACGTCTGGAACTGCAGACAACACGGTGGTCGGGTTCAACGCTACCGAGAGGCAGACGTTGGTGTCTACCACGTGGCAGGAGATCCTCACCAACCTTGCCAGCTACATAGCGTCTAGGGTATCTAGCTGGGAAGGAAAAGTTGACTCACAGGTAATCTCGCTCGGTATTCAGAACGACGACCGAACCACGCAGGCTACTGAGAACGCTGCAGCGCTGGCCGATGTGACCAACACGAAGTCTGTCATAGACACATGGCAGGCACTCTCGAACACAGGCGTAGGTGGCAAGTACACGTCTGCAGGGTTGAGCCCTGTGTCCACCGAGGTAAACGCTAGGCAGTCTTTCATACCTACAAGGATAACACAGATCGAGACGGCTCTAGGAGACAACTCGTCTGATGCTTTGTCGCAGAGCGGTGACACCTTCACAGCTGTGGACCTGACCAACAGCTACTACCGTCGGTACGTGTGGATCAATATAAGGATCAACAGGACTAGCGGCAGCCTCAGACGGTTCTACGCGTCCGACCAGTCGTCCAGCAAGGTAGCCGAACTTAAGGCAGACAACCTCGCCGTGAAGGCGCAGTACGACTCGTACTTCACCACAGTCTCTGTTGAGTTCGTTGATGGGTCAGACATCATATACGTCACGACCACGTCAGGGTTCTCTGTGAGCGACTCTGTAAAGGTGCTCAGTGAGACGCAAGCTGAGCTGCCAGCCACCGTGGAAGACATACTAGACGTCAAAACTCTAAGGTTGTCGATGCCAGTGCCTGTGACGTACCAAGCTTCTGATGTGATGCGAATGTTCAAGCAACTGTGATGCGTAGATTATAGTTACCAATCTCCGCATGTACGGTTCAACATACTCCTTAGATCACAAGTCCTTGTTGTGGTCTGAGACTTAAAAGGAACTTACCATGGCCAACAACTTCTTCGGCAACTTCAACCTCAACTTCCCACCGCAGCTAGGTGACCTGTTCAAGCCTGCCCAGCAGCTTGGTCCTCAGGGTATCGAGCTTACCACCGAGAAGCCAGGTCCGGCATCCAACGCCGACCCCAACATAGCGGTAAACGACAGCAACCAGTCTGGCCTGGACATGAACACAGCCAGCTCTCCGAGAGACTTCGGTGTCTTCCGTGGGATCAACGACCTCATCAACAACTCGCTCATGCAGCGCGGCAACGGTTGGTTCGAGTACCAGGCCACCAGGTGGTCTAAGAACTTCTACTACCGCTTCGTCATATTCGAGGTGTCGACATCTGGCATGTCTGGTGCCCCTAGCTACACGCCAGTTGCTTCTTTCAAGCTGCCGATAAACCCGCAGAACATACAGATAACAACACCTTTCGCCTCCAAGCTGACGGTCACAAGCGACGGCATCTATGAGGAGCACAATGGCATCCCTATAAAAGAGATATCTATCAGTGGCACCACGGGTGTCCTGCCAAACAGGAAGGCGGTCGGTCAGGCGGACGGGCAGCTGTCTCCGTTCGGTCAACTAGCGTCTGCTGTCGCACCCAACACGGTGAGGGCGATCAGCCAGACCGTGTCGTCGGTGCAGAACCTTATAAGCTCCTTCGACAGCGTGCTCAACAACACGCAGGGGTCAGGGCAGAACACCAGTGAGGCTATACTCACCGGGTACGGACAGTTTCACCTGATGAGGTTGTTCCTTGAGGGCTACGCAGCGCTGAAGATATCGAAGGGTGGCAACAAGTACAGGTTAGCACTACACATGCCTAAGGACAACATAACATACCTGATAAAACCTGGTCAGTTCACTATGTCCAAGAGTATCGACAGCCCGATGGAGTACAGGTACGCCTTCAGCGCGACCGCATGGGGAACGATACAGAACTTCGGCAGCAAGGCACGTGAGTCGCAGGGTCTCAACCAGTTCAACATACTCAAAGGTAAAGTGTTGGACGTGTTGCTAAACACAAGAAGGACGCTGTCTCAGTTCAGGAACACGTTGCAGGCTGTCAAGTCCGACTACGCTCAAACTGTGGCTGGTCCACTAAACCTAGCCATCCTGGCGCTGAAAGACATCGGCGGCGTCGGCAAGACGATGGTCGACTACGGTGGAGAGCTTGGCAGCTTCGTCAAGAGTGTCAGTCCTACAATCATAATAGATGTCGATCGCTTCCCGAGCATACCAGCATCCACCAAACAGAAGGTCAAGGGAGCAAAGGACGACCTGTTGTCTACCAAGAACAGCTCAGACAGACAGACGTTGCAGCCTGTTGTCGGAGGTTCCAGTGGGACAGTTGGCAACTCAGTGTCTTTCTCTCAGGACCAGGGTGTCAACGTCGACTCGGCCACCTTGTTCGAGGTGATGGACTCTGTGAATGTGTCTGCGATACCTCTCACAAGCGGTCAGCTGCAGGTGGTCAACCAGTTCGACGAGCAGGCAAGACTTATTCGCCGCAAAGACTACGAGATACTTATCGGTAACCTAGACAAGCTTCAGCAAGCTATCGAGGCCACCGAGATGGACGAGTCCAAGTTCGACATCGACTACGCCTTGAACGACTCAAAGATACACCTGTTCTCCCTCATAGCTGACAACTCCTACGACGATCAGTTCACAGTGAAGTCGCTACAGTTCTGGAAGGTGAAAGCCAACGCGTCTGGTATGACGTTCCAAGACTCCTCGTCCAAGTTCTCCGTGCCTTTCCCACTAAGCGGTACGCTTGAGTGGATCGCTCAGACATACCTAGGTGATCCTACCAGGTGGATAGAGATAGCAGCACTCAACAACCTCCAAGCTCCGTACGTGGACGAGGATGGTTTTGAGAGATCCTTCCTATCCAACGGCAGTGAGAACCAGTTCAACGTATCCAGTGTTGAGAACTTGTTCGTAGGTCAAGCCGTGCTGATCTCAAGCGATAGTCAGTTCCCTTCTGCACGTAAGATATTGATAATAAAAGAGATATCACCAAACAACTTCCTCATACAGGTGGACGGTGAGGACAACTTGTCTGACTTCACCGCAGCAGAGAACGCCAAGATGAAGGCGTACCTACCTTACACCACCAACAGTGCCAAGCGCATCTACATACCAAGTCCACAGACGTCTCTTGTGCCTGAGGAATCGACCAGACCAATCAGCTCCATACCGGACAGCGACCTGGTTCGGTTCGCGAAGGTGGACTTGTTGTTGACACAAGACGGTGACCTATCATTGTCAAGCGATGGGTTCGCCAACCTAGCTTTCGGTGCGAACAACCTGGTGCAGGCCGCCAGACTTAAACTAGTCTCAACGCTCAGCTCTGTGTTAGGTCACCCTGAGTACGGAAACCCGTTCGAGGTGGGTGAGGTCACAGCCAACATAACACCGTCTAAGGTTAAGGAGCAGCTCAACTCGGCGTTCGAGAGCGACCCTAGGTTCCTAGGCATAGACCAGTTCAGGCTTGAGATCAACAACGGCACAGCCAAGCTAGACCTGACCACGAACCTGACGTTCGGCAACTCTGTGTTGCCTCTAAGTTTTAATTTAAATTAACAATAACAACTAGTTAGATGAGAAACTTAATCTTACATGTACCCCTCCATCAACCCACGTCCTGTGCGGCCTTAGTTTTAAGAGAGTAGATATGGCGTTAACCCCAGTAGCTCGGTCATTCCAACAGATCCGCAACGAGATGATGAACGTCGTCGTGGCAGAGACCGGCATCAACGACACCAACGTCGGCAGTGCGATCCGCAGCATAGTAGAGTCAGCTGCCATGTCAGATTTCAAGAGTCAGTCCAGCATCATAGCTGTCTTGAACTCGCAGGACATTGACCGCGCCACAGGCTCTGACCTAGACAAGATCGGTAAGGCTGCAGGCGTCGACAGGCCGCAGGCTAAGTCGTCTAGTGGTCTGGTGACCATAGGGTCGTCTAGCTTCACCAAGATATCAACCAAAGTGTACGCTGGCACAGCAGCCCCTCCTGCAGGGTCCAACACCATCAACATCTCGGACGGGTCTAGGTTCCCGAATACCGGGTCTATCTACATCGGTCGTGGCACATCGAACCTCGAAGGTCCGATACCTTACTCGTCTGTGTCTCAGGTCGGAAACTACTTCCAGCTGACGTTGTCGTCACCAACCACGAAGAACCACAACATATCAGAGTCTGTGATACTAGCCCAAGGCGGCAACAGGGTGGTGTCTGCTGGAGCTGTCGTCCAGACGAAAGCTAACGACACCAACCCATCTGTCAAGTTCACGGTGATCAACAACGTGACTGTGCCAGACGGTGAGGAGTCAGTAAGCGGAGTGCCTGTGGCAGCGACACAACCTGGTACTGTTGGCAACGTGGCTGCCAACTCCGTGGTTGAGTTCGCCTCTACATCTTTCCCAGCGGCGTTCGTCACCAACCCTACAGCGTTCATATCTGGCAGAGATCAACTTTCAGACCGTGACTACCGCGACCTGATCAAGAAGAGTGCACAGAACAAGACCAAGGGTACTCCACAGGCTATCGAGAGTGCGTCTATCGGCGTGATAAGCACCGACGACAACAAGACAGTCACATCAGCTAAGGTAAGACCTTCACCCAACCGTGAGGAACCTGCCATCCTGTTCCTAGACGATGGGACCGCGTATCAACCTCTCATCTTCGGACAAGGCTTCGAGCCGGTAGTAGACAACGCAGCTGGCTCAGAGAAGTTCCTGCAGCTACAACATGAGGATATCACAAGGGCGACGTTGATCTCGACGTTCAGCACACCTTTCGCGTTGACTGCAGATATGACCTTGGCTGTGAAGGTCGGTGGTGTGTTGTCTGAGCACATATTCCAGAGCACTGACTTCGCCACACAGCTGGCCGCTGACACATTTGAGGTTGTCAACTCCATAAACCAGAACACAAGCTTGTTGTTCTCAGCCAGAGCCCTAGCCAACAGTCAGAGGGTCGCGATATTCGCGAAGTCGTTCAAGAACGAAGATGTCAAAGTTGTACCACCTTCGATCGGCACCAACGCCAACGACTTCATAGGGTTGTCAACCAACCTAACCTACAGTTTAAGGTTGTACAAAAACGATGAGCTTCTGTACAAAGACGGTGTCATCCCTACCGCGTTAAGCATAGAGCAGGCTGACTGGAACGCGATAGCGTTCGTTAACGGTGCTACTCTTCAGTTCGCTGTGGATGGTACACCAACACAGACCGTTACATTCCTCGACGCAGACTTCGTGCCGTTCGGTTACACCACAGTGTCAGCTGGTAACAGCCTTGAGTCTTTCGTGTCGATAATAAACTCAAAGGCTGCTGGATTAACTGCCACAGTTCTTGGTAACCAGATCAAGGTGGTGTCCAACAAAGACAACAACGACTCAGCGTCTCTTGAGGTTGTTGGTGGAACCTTGGTCACTTCTGGAAACATGTTCGACGCAGCCTTCTCCCAAGGACAGAGCAGCGACTACGCACTCAACCGTGCCACAGGTCAGGTCGAGCTGTCAAATGTGTTGTCTGCTGGTGATATCCTAACAGCTGGGTCGCGCAACACACGTGGTTTTGTCGACTCAGGCTCGTTCAGCACCAACGCAGTGTCTTTTGTCACAACTGTAAACGACCCTACACCTAAGTTGTACTTCGTAGTTGATGCTCCTGCAGAGAGAGTGTCTGCTGGTGTAACAACTGGGTCAGGTATAACTGTAACCAACCCAAGCAGCACCAACTGGGTGTACACATCCTCAGTAGGGTCTGCTTTCACTAACGTCCTACCTGGTGACTGGGCTCTGATCGTCAGCAAGAACATCCCTGACAGCAGCAACAACAAAGGTTTCTGGAGGGTGACAGCCTCCACGGCTAGCAGCTTCACCGTCCAGAAGGTTGCTGGCACAGCAACAGCTTACGTTGCTGCCAGCAACGACGACATCATATTCATAAGGTCTGACGCTGGTATACAACAAGTCAACTTAGGAACTGGTACACAGACCCTCGGCGCCGTCGCAGCCAACATAACATCTGCGTTGGTCGGTGGGTTCGCCATCGTGCAGAGCGCCAAGAAGGTCAGGGTGTTCACCAACACCTTCGCTTCTAGTGGTTCTATGTTCATGGCTGGTATGAACGACCCGGCAAAGGTTCTTGAGTTCACCGTAGCATCGTTTGACCTAAGCGATGTAAGTCACACAGCGTTCGTCGAGTCTGACAACTCAGAGTTGACGATACCTGACTTCCTACATGACTACGTCACAGCCAACAACAGTGTGCTGCCACCTCCAGTTATCGACAGGACTTTGACCACAAACGCCACCTTGTCTACATACATACCTCCTAACAGGGTGCTGTCTTTCTTGGATGCCTACTCAAGGGTGTGCAACAACGAAGATCTTTACTCGATGATAGCCTCGATATCTGGGACCACAGTTGTGATACGTGGCAACAACAGGATGAGAGACATCATAACCAACGATAGGTACTTCACGGCATCATCGTTCAACTTCAGCGGTGAAGACAACCTGGTCGTGATCATCGACAAGGATGCTGTCAACAAATCGCTCAACATCCAGATGTACAGGAACGGCACGGTCAGCAGTCAGACCCCTCCGACGTTGAGCACGTTCACCGCGTACGACACAGATCTAAGTGTTACCGGCAACTGGCCTCAGTCCTTTGGCGACAACTTCGACTTCGAGGACTTCAAGGTCTTGTTCAAGTCACGTCAGATACTAGACCCGTCTGGCGCCAACAACGCTATGCTGCTCAGGCATGTGAAGTACGGGTCTACGGGTGACCAGTACAGAGTGGGTCTGTTCTACCCAGTAACACCAAGCTCTGGTATGTCACACACCATCAGCGTGGGAGAGCTGACCAAGGTAAAGGTTGCCTTAGCCTCAGACGTGTCCAAGGTAGGTTCGTGGGCTGCAGGTTCTCAGTTCAACGTGACTAACCCAGTCGGTAACACGTACAGGTACAGCCACAACGGTACAGGTCCTGCTCCGAACTTCACAACAGCCCTACCATCACCTATAGTTCCTGGAGACATCGTCACTGTATCATCTAGCTCACCGTTCTCAATCGGGAACGAGGGTACCTTCCGAGTCACAGCCGTCACATCACTGTACTTCGAGGTTACAAATGCATCTGGTGTAGTCGAGTCTAACATACAGCTGAACAACGTCAACGACTTCCTGTTCTACGCGTTGGATGCCACCTTCAACACAGCAAACGCGATAGCCGAGTACGTGAACTCCAACATGCCTGATCATCTTTTTGTCTCACAGCTTGAGTCAGGGGTTGGTGTCGCCACCACATCTACGTTTGAAGACACTGCCAGTGAGTACGTGTCGTTGGTTGACGGTGAGAACTGGTTGTCGTCCAGCAACATAGGCACCACATCCACACCGTTGAACCAGTTCGTACTTAAGGTACCAAGGCAGCTTGCTGACTCTGTGTCTCCTCCGTACAGCATCGTAGGTGAGATGTTCAGGGTAGTTCCCACGATGGCTGACCATGTATCTCGTTTCCTAAACAGGTTCGCTGTCACAGGGTTGTCTTCTCTAGCTAACTTGAACACATCAAGTAGAGCTGGCAAAGTACAGGTCTACAGCAACCTGTTCGGTAGCAACGGTGCTGTCCAAGTAGGTGGTGGCACAGCTAACAAGATAGATGCTGCTGCACAGAGCAGTGGGAACATAGTAGACACTACGTTCACGAAGTTCAACATCAACACATCTGACAGCCTAGGCATCATGGCGGGACAATGGGTCAAGGTGACCAACACCAACGTGCAAGCCAAGTCAGTGGTGTTCGGCTCATCTTCACAGCTACAGATCACACCAAACAGTCCTACAACTGGGTTCTCTCAGGTCGACATAGCAAACACGTCCTACAGCATAGTTGCTCTCACTGGCGCTGTTCGTCTAAGCAACGTCGTCACGATCACAACTACAACACCTCACTCATTCTCGGTGGATCAGACTGTCACGATAGCTAGCGTCACAAACGCATCGTTCAACGGAACATTCCTGGTGACATCTACTCCTACCACCACCACGTTTACCTACTCACAGGTTGCCGCAAACGCCACCTCTGGAGGTGGTACAGCAACAGGGCCGTTTGGTCTTGGGACGTTCCAGGTACCTAGGTCTCACAGTGGTGATGCCACAACTGAGGTCAGGTTCGAGCGACAGGCGCAGTTCGTGTGTCTCAGCTGGACAGGTACAGGCACCGCACCCAACTTCCTAGGTGGTGGCGTAAGAGAGGGTGACTGGGTGGTCGTCGGTGGATCGTCCATCGACGTGCTGAACCAAGGTACATTCAAGGTGGTCAAGTTGTTCGGCTCCAACACACTGTACATAGAGAACAACAACGCAGTGAAAGAGAACGTGGTGTTGAGCGCAAGCTCAGACTTGAGGTTCTACAGCTACGACAGCGTCATGCCTGGCGACGAGTTCGTAGTGTCCGGTGATGCCTTAGGTTCATCAAACAACGGCAGCTTCACGGTTGTCAGCAGCACTTCGCCATCTATACCGTTCCCAACACCTAACACTATATACGTGGTCGGCATCATGACTGCGTTCGGCCCTGCCTCCCTAGGCACTGGTGCAAGCGAGGTTAAGGTGAACGAAGATGTACCTCTAACTCTGTACAAGAGGATCGCCAACGTCGCTGTAGACCCTAACGACCCAGCAGACTTCAACGTGGTTGTGGAGACTACAGAGCTTGGTGCAAAGATCAACACAGACGCTGGCTCGTTCATCAGCCTGGTGAGTCGTCTAGACTTCAACACCATGGTCAACGTTGGAGAAGACTCGTACAAGTTCTACGGCGGTTTGATCCACGCTACAGGTGTTGTCATAAGAGGTTCTCAGTCAGACCCTATCACCTACCCTGGTGTAGCTGCTACCGGATCGTACATAGAGATCGACGCAGCCCTCCCTAAGAGGATAAGGTTGTCGATCGTCATAAGGAACATAACAGGTACACCGTTCACGGTGCTGAAGACTAGGGTGCAGAACGTCGTGTCTGCCTACGTCAACTCACTAGGTGTCAACCAGTCAGTTGTGTTCTCTCAGATAGTGTCTGTGGCCAACTCGGTCGACGGTGTGCAGGCAGTTGCCATATCGTCACCTCTGTACGACGCAACACATGACCTGATAACAGTCCAACCAAATGAAAAACCAGTTATAGTCGACGTAAATGCCGACATCATCGTGAGCTTACCTACCTAAGGTGAATGATGGCTAACCTGACACAAGAGCAGATACTTAGACGGTTCCTCAACCCTGCCATAAAAGGTAAGTTCGTCACCGCCGTCCTAAGGAGCATAGCCACTGGCGACGAGTTCAACGCCCAGAACGTGTTGGCCGTCAAGGACCAGGTGTTCATGGCTACCGCCACAGGCACTTACCTGGACAAACTCCTGTCTCAGATCGGTATAGTAAGGCCTTCTCAGACTGGCATCGACGACGACACACTCCGTGACCTCGCCATCGCACAGACCAACACCAAGCTGGTCACCAACATATTCCTACAGGTCCTTGAGGCGTTCTACGGCAAAGATGCTGTTTCTTCAAACATGCTCAGCTCTGTAGCTGAGACGTACGCCTTAGAAGACGGGATGCAGCTTGTGGTGGAGGTGGATGACAACCCTAAGTTGTTGACCGTCACATTCCATGCTGCAGACTTCTCAAGCATAGCGGCAGCAAAAGCTATCGAAGTTGCAAACGTCATCTCGCGAGCATCTATCAACCAAGGTTACACATTGACGTCTGACGAGTTCCTAGACAACATAACCGGCGACAAGTACGTCCAGCTGCTGTCAGGCACACGTGGCCCCAAGTCATCTATAAGAGTTCGAGGTGGTGAAGCTCAGAATATACTTCGCTTCTCGACCATACTACCCACCACCCAAGATGTAGGAACCCAGTTCACGATGTCCATCTCGGGCGGCAACGTAAGGTTCACGTGGACTTCAGGTGCAGACCCTGGCATAGGTATCGTCGAGGTTGACGACTACGTCAACATATTCGGGTCAGGTTTTGACCCAAACAACAGGGGAACATTTCCTATTCGGGTCATACAGAGTGGTGCAGTTGGCAACTCATACTTCGAGGTGGAGAACCCGAACTTCACAGCCCAATCTCCGGTGACCCTAGGCACAGTCGACGACGTCTTGTTCTTCGACCCTACCAGGGTCACATTAAACAACCTTGTCAGGAAGGCGTCTGTGTACGAGGTCAACCCGTACGAGATCGTTGTACTTCTGCCGGTCACAACCAAGATAGTAAAACGTCAGCTTATCGGGTCAGCACACCTCAACCCATCTGTGGTGGGAAGCATCTTTCCAGGACCTTACCTCTACAGTCCTAGGTCAGGGTTTGGCATATCAGGCATGCAGACCAACCTGACCCAAGACATACTAGCTGGTCAGGTGTACAGCGTGGTGAACGTGCAGGACTCGTCTAGGTTCCCAGACTCAGAAGGCCACCTCGTGTTCGAGTACGGGTACGACCAGCAGGAAGGTCCTGTCAGGTACTTCGGCAGGTCGTCAAGCTCAAGCCTGCTCTTAGATCCATCTTACAAGTTCAAGAAGGACCACGACCAGAACACGCAGGTCAACTTAGTGAACAGTGTGGCGCCGATCAAGGTAAGTCAGGACGGTAGTGACTACCCTCTGTACCTCACAGACAGTATAGTAGGTCGGATCGAGGCTGAGAACATGATAAGGACGCTCACGGCCTCCGGCGTGTTCTTGAACGTCATAGTAGTAGTTCCTGATGGAACTGGGTTGAATGATGTTAATTTTGTCTATGGAGTCACAGAATGAGCGGCGATATACTCCATGGAGCTGGTGTCATAGTAAAAGTCAACAAAGGGGTGATAGGTTTCGCCACCGGTATCACATACAGTCGTGACCAAGGTATCAAACCTATATACGAGGTGGACAACCCGTTCCCAGCTGAGATCACGCCAACCAGGTACCTGGTGGCTGGTGCCCTAGCTGGTTTCAGGCTCAGCAACAGTGGAGGGCTTGACGGCCAAGGTGTCATGGACCTGTCCAACGTGGCTAACTTCTTCACGCAGAAGTACGTGACACTTGAGATAGTGGACAGGAAGACTAACCTGCCGTTGTTCTACGTAAATCGATGTTTGTTCGACAAAGACTCCTGGCGCACCGAGGTGAAGCAGATAGTGACGTTCACCGTCAACTTCCTGGGCATATGGGCCAGCAACGAGATCTCGACAGACTCGGCTGGGTAAAAATATATGAATAAAATCAAACACATGAGTCATACTCTTAATCTTATACGTACCCTCCTCAGCCCACCTCCCTCGTTCATTATATGGAAAAACGATGAAGAAACACGATCTTAAGAGAGAAATTGATAAGCTTAGAAAGCATGTCAGCACACTTAGGGCCAAGTTGGCAATTTTGAGGTCTTCTCAGCCAGTATTTACACCATCGATATTCAATGCGCCAACTGCTTGTTTGCATGAATATCCAAATCATCAATTTGGTATACATTCTACATGCATCAAGTGTGGCGTTCCAATGTTGTATACGCTTGCTAAAGCGATCAGCGAAGATAGCACTTATAACGCCACAACAGTCAGTCATCCTAACATAGACTTGATCAACAACGCCTGTGGAGCTGTCTGATGAGCGTAAAGCGGAGATTTAATTTTTTAGGTCAAGCCAGAGTCGATTTACCACACATGATAATGGTGGAAGACTCCATCCTCTTCGATTGGAAGTCCTTGTGGAACATGTTCACAGGCGACACCCCATACGTGCTCAGTGGCTTCACACTTGCCACACCTTGGAGTGCGGGCAGCCCTGCCAACTCCTTGCAGGTTGTCGTCGACAACGCAGCAGTTGTCATACCCACAGATGCAAATGGTAGCTACCTAGTTGTACCTTCTGGCACGCCGAACGAGCAGTTAAACTCGGCCAACAACAAGGTAACTGGAAGTTTCACCCCTAGCACGATCAACTACGTAGCTATCAAGTTCAACAGAAATGCTGATAGTGGGACCAACGACCTAGTAGCTTTCTGGGACGAAGACGCGAAGGTAGAGTTCACAAAGACTGTACCACTCGGTTTGATATTAAACTACCAGTTCGTGGTCAACACCACTGGTTTCGGCACAAACTCCCCTATCTGTAAGGTACAGACAGATGCCTTCAACAACATCGTAGAGATCACCAACAGCAAGCAGGGTTTGTTTAGGCTTGGCAGTGGTGGATCAACACCTGACCCAAACCACGAGTGGTCGTACACCACCGCCACCGAGAACCCTCTCACAGCCACCTCATCGTCAAGTGATCCTTTTGTTGGTGGTGACTGGGATATAACTAGGTTCAAGGAGTGGATGGACGCGGTCATGACCGCGATCAAGCAGATCAGGAACTCCGCTTACTGGTACCTGTCAGGGTCATCTCTTACGCCTGGCGTCAACTTGCCAGACCTGTTCTTCGATGCTGCAGCATCTGTCATCACAGGTGAAGGGTCTTTCTCTAGCGACCTAGCCACATCTGGTCAGCTGTCGTGGACATCTGACGTGTACATAAGAGCCATCATAGGCCCTCAGTACTTCAGGCTGCTTCAGTCGTCTAGCCCAGCTCTGCTGACAGACGAGCAGGTAGCGTACATAGAGTTACAGAGAAACATAGTACTTCAGTCTGGGGCAAACTTCACGTTCACCAACGGCTCCCCCACAGTCACCTGCTCGGTCACCATAACAGACGCGTTGATCGTAGCTGGCAACTGGATCAAAGCCAACGTCGATGGATCTCAGTACTGGGCCTTGATACTGTCTGTTGCTGGCAGCACCGTCACTTTGACAGACAACTACGCAGGCCCGAACTCTATAGATAAGGCCGTCGGAGCAGTGCGAGACTACTCTGTCCAGGTCAATGACCCAGTAGATGTCACCAACTCAAGCAACACCTTCTGGATCGCCAAACGAGACGATCTCGCTCCTGCGCCTGCAACCATAACAGCAGCTGACAGGGTAAGCAACATAGTGACCATAACCACGTCGTCCCCACATGGGTTGTCGGCTGGCATGATGGTCATAGTGTCTGGTGTCACCGACTCTTCTTTCGACGGTACGTTCGAGATCAAAGACACACCGTTGATCACGACCTTCAGGTACGACCAGACAGGTGCTGATGCATCTAGCTCTGGTGGAACTGCGACAAAAGGTGCAGTCATATACCTCAGAAGTCTGGCAGAGCTGGAGCAAGGTGAGAGTAGATCCATAGACGACAACACCACCCAGAACATCATCGACTACATAGGTGCTCAAGCAGAGGAAGACAGTACTCCTCTGTACTCAACTGCGTTCGGTTCATACACAGCCAACAGGTACCTGGTAGACGCTGAGAATCTCACTAAGGGTGAGAAGAGACTTGACATAGCTCTAGGCGAGTCGGTCGACAGGTCAAACCAGGATAGAAACATCAAACTGATAAAAGGCGGCACCTGGAGCTTCAACGGTGGCACAGACACGTTGACCTGGTCTGAGGATGCATACATACAGGTTCCTGGGCAAGACAACAACAGGAACACTATAGTCGCAGGGTCAGTTGTACTGGCCGACGACGAGGTCGCATACGTTGAGATCCATAGAGACGCTGGTATAGCTGACAACCTAACCGTCAATGTTGCCAACATCGACTCAGTCGTTATGACGGATAACCTAGTCATCTTCGCTAGAAGGTTCGTGACGTCTAACTTGGTGGCGCAACAACCTGTAGACAACGCTGGCCAAGCTTTAAACGCAACGACAACTCAAGCGTGGGCCAACCCATTTGTCGTGGCAAGTCCTACCACGATCACAGACGTAGAGTTCAGACTCTTAAGAACAGGGTCGCCTTCTGGTAACATCACAGTCGGCATACAAGGAGACAGTGCTGGTGACCCAGACGGTGTGTACATAGTCTCGACAACCATACTTGCAAGCAGCGTTACATTATCACCTGGTGAGAGCACATATCATATCACTACACCGACACCAGTCGTAGCTGGCACATACCACCTGGTGGCCACATCGGATGCTACCTATAAGGCGTCTTACACAGTCTTCAACTCCATATCTATAAAACATGATGTGTCAACCGTCACTCCTCCTCTTGAAGAGAGATTCAACGGTACGTCGTGGTTCGATCAGCCTGCAGGCGCCTTGTACTTCATCATACTACAAGATGGTGTAGACGAAGTTCTTGTTGGATCTCACTCGTTCAGACTCATAGATGGCGAGTCTAAAGAGCTTGATGCTGGTCTCTCAGTAGAGAACAGAGCGTACATAGGTATCGCAGATGAGTCAGACAACGACCCCAACTACACATCATCATCAACAGGGTCTCTTGCTCTTCCTAACTACAACACCACCAACGGTGAGAGTCTAACTACCAGGGCTGCTAAGCTTACTGCTATGTTGGCAGATATCAGGCAAGACCTGAACATAGATTTCGACCCTGGCACTGTAGTGTGGACTGGGACCAACGTCACTGTAACTGGTGCACAGCTGTCGATACCGGGTACGACTGTTGGAGCTGCTCCAGTCTCTGTCAACACCTTTGGACCTGCAGCTCTTGCCACCAACAGCTGTCTGTACGTAGATATCAGCAGGACATCTGGTTCTGCCCTGACCTTAGCCTCTTCCACATTGTCAGCCTTGACACCTTCACAGCAACGACTTGTGTTAGTGAAGAATATCGGTGGAAGTTTACTGGTAAGATGACATGAAGAAGATACTGTCTAGTTCAATAGTAAAGAACCCAACAGATCTGCAGAAAGGTGCCGCCACCCATCATGTGGAGGACCGGTCTGCATACCTACGGTCTAACTCGGTTGTCACATGGTCTGGCACACAGCTGTCCTTCACCACTGACATCGTGCTGGAGATCATCAACACATTGTCTGGAACTACAAGTACACACACGATACTAACTGCCAACAGCCCTATATCTCTGAACAACAACGAGAGTCTGTGGGTGTCCATAGATAGAACGCAGACTAGCGAGAACTTGACCCCCAAGTTATCAGATACAGATCCTATACCTGCACAGAGTGATGCTAACGGATCTGTCTTCATACTTGCCAAACGTATCGACGTGTCAGGTATAGGTTACCTACATCTGCCATTCTCCAAGCAGGTCTTGAACCAAGGACAGGCTGTAAGGTTAGGGGCAAGTGGGTCTAGCAGCGGCACAAGCGATGGCATAAATCTTGTTCCTTTAGATTCTAATTTTCAACCAAACAAGACGACCAACTCAGACGCTGAGATAAGTGTAGGAGATTGGGCTGCATATGCTGACGCTGCAGCCACTTTCCCTGTAGACATGACTGGAGGATCGCCAAATACTACAATTGTAAGGTCAACTTCGTCACCTCTAAATGGTGCAGCACACTTTTTGATGACTATTAACTCAGGAGCATCAAGACAGGGAGAAGGCGTAAGTTGTGTCATCAATATTCCTAGAGCCTACCGAGGTAGGATGCTGGCGTTTACGTTTCCATTCCAGGCAACAGGCACGTTGGTTGAAGATGATTTTCGACTGTTCGCTTATGACATTACGAACTCAGTAGTCATTACGCCTTTCAGCGCCAACAAAATCCTGGGAGCTGAAGGTATGGCGTTGGCCTTGTTCCCTGTTGCCACCAACACGGCTTCTGTGCGTGTCGGCATACACATAGCAAGGACATCAACGGCAGCTGCCACCATACTGTTCGATGATGTGGTCGTGAGTCCACACATACCTGTTGTCGGTGTAGCAGGTAGTGATCTAATCGCTTATACGCCTACCTTTGCTAACTTAGGCACCACAAGCAACGTAGCTTTCTGGTGGCGCAGAGATGGCGACATGATGGAGATCTTTGGTTACCTCACTGTTGGTACCACAGCAGCGACGCAAGCAAGTTTCACATTACCAACAGGATTCTCGCTGGAGTCAGCGAAGATATCTCCAACCAATGCGGTCAACAACGCTGGGCCAGTGTGGGGTGACTGGTACCTGAACGGCAACAACGACCACAATGGTGCCATAGTGTCGGCGACTGGTACCAGCACAAGTGTTTTGTACTTTGGATTTGTACCTTCTGCTGCAGGCTTGAACCCTCAGAATGGTACTGTCATAGCAACCAGTGGCAACTCAATAGGCTTGAAAGCTAAGGTGCCCATATCAGGTTGGTCGTCCAACGTGACGATGAGTCAGAGTTCCACATTCTTCATATCTAATGCTATAGCTAGTGGTACTCGTGTTACGACGGCGCCTACAATATTGGGTGAATACCGAACTACCATTAAAAATAACGCTGCTACTACTACGGCAGATAACGCACCGGCTGCTTCACCGTCAACCTCAGACGGCATGCGTATATATTCTACAAGTGGTAGCGGTGCTGGTACATCTGGTCAAACAAATAGATGGGATATTTTTGTAGGTAAAAATAAAAACGTATTCTTTCAATTTTACAGTGGTACCGATAAAACTGGAGAAATCGATACTGATTATTTTAGTGATTCTGCTAGTGGAGACGAAGCTGGTCTATATTCTATATACGATCCTGTTACTGGTATTGCATCTGTATATTTACCAATACTTAGTTCCGCAGCCAATAGATCTGTTGGTAGATCGTATTCAGGGATCGTAGCTTCTGGTGGATCAGCCTCAGATTGTTACTTCGACATCAAGGTATCTGAGAATGCTCTAGCGGTGCAGCAACAACAAATATTTGGATCTATTATAGGTTCCTCGTATTCCCAAGTTCAGGGTCCAGTAGCACTAACTACTGGAATACCTACCGATAATACTATTCCTCAAAGCGGTGAAGGAAACGAAATCTTGACGGCATCTTACACACCTAAGATGATTGGTAGTAAACTGATCATTACGGCGTCCGCAACCGGATCAGAAGATACAAATGTGACGAACAACTTTGTTATGGCTCTATTCAAAGACTCAGATGCAGATGCTCTAGCTGCCGATGCTTATCCTAGGACTGGCAACGGATCAGGTCTGGATGGTGGAAGAGTTCATGTCTCATACGAGCATACGGTCAGCTCGTTCTCTACCATAACATTTAAGATCAGAGTTGGCGGCGGCGGGTCTGGCGCGAAGGCTGCCACATTAAACGTGATTTATGATAACTCGGCAACCTCATTTAACCTAGGTAGCACCATAACTTCATGGCTTAGGGTAGAAGAGATAGCACAAGTTTAGACAAAAAAAGTATTTTAACAAGGGGATATGAGGTAGTACATGAAACTAACAAATAGAACTCACAAAGGTCTATCGGTCATCGAGGGGTCGGAGGAGATGATCTCGGTCATCGACAAGAAGGTAGACTCTGACGGGTCGGTGCCAATGGAGGCCAACCAAGACATGGGTGGCTTCAAGGTCACCAACATGGCTACACCCACCCAACCTGGCGATGCAGCCACCAAAGCTTACGTCGATGCAGAAGGTTTCCCAGAGACACTGACTGTCTACGTTAGGAAGGATGGCAGTCCAGACGGTAACGGTACTCGTAACCAGCCGTTCGACACCGTCACAGCCGGTATACAGAAAGCAATCGACGACGGCGTGACGCCTGACAACCCTATGTTACTCAGGCTTGGTGCTGGTGGTTGGTTTGAAGACACTATACTGAACATCCCTGCAGGGTTGAGCGTGACTGGCGAAGGAGCAGAACTCACTGCTATAGGCCATGAGACGAACGGTGACCCAATCATCTTGTCTTATGGGTCTAACACAATAGGTGTAGAGTTCGCACAACAGTTTGAGGACATGACGTTCGGTGACGGCATAGAGATCGACCGTGATCCTGGACTTGCTTACCCAGAATTTGCTAGGTTCACCTTCATGAGCTGTAATATCTTAGGCAGCAGTGTGAACGCCACAGGATCAGGTCTTGGTGAAGAGCAAATACGTATAACCAACTGTCACTGCAACACTGTAAGTGTTAACGGGATGTCTCTGACACTCAGAACTAGCCGCATGTTGAACGTAAACTTGTCAGACATCGGTGTGGATGGTCAGACGCAGGTGATCCATCTTGTACACAACAACAGGGGTCAATTTTGCAACCTGTTCGACGACTCTCTAGCCATCCTGAACAACAACAGGTTCACTAGGATCAGACTGGATGGACCAGATTGTGGTATGGATATAGATTTGGCATCTACTCCAGCATTTCCTAGTAATTTTCAATTTATAAATGGTGCTACTTCAGCTCAAATGAATAGAACAAATATTCCTAAAGGAATGAATGTTACGTTAGTTGATGGAGCAAATTGGGCAAACGCTCCCCTTAATTTAGAAGAACAACTTCAAAAATATGAAAACATGCTTGTGAAGTTAGCTTGGAATGGAGGTATTCCAGACGTTGGAGGTGACGTCGAGGGTATGACAACCCAAACTAGTGGTAATCCAATAGCTCCAACTGGCGGTTTGTTATATCAAACTGGTGCTCTTGAAGGAATTTCCAGTGGATTTCTTCAAACTGGCTCTATTAAACACGTCACGGGTGACGTAGGCAGCAGCATCGATGATTCGGTGTCTGGACATATCATCCTCAAGACTGGAAAAAATAACGGGAATGGTGGCAGAAGCGGTGGTATATATCTTCGATTAGGTGACAGTTCTACCGCTGAGTTGAGCGAACCAGACTTTGGCTGGCTACAATTCATAAATAATGATGCTAATCAGCAAGATCGAGGTATTTATATTGAGGGTAATGAAGTTACTCTGAACGGTATTTCTGGTAGACGCGGTGTTGGGTTATTTGCAAGTGTCGCAGATTATGAATCACCCCCATCTGATACAATTTTATTAAAGGCTAGTGCTGGCATAAAAATGACAGGTGCTATGTCCCAAGGATTCCGTGTTATAGCGTCTGGTTTATACTCTCATGCAGAAGGTTTTTCTGATAACGTGGGAGTTCGCGGTGTTGCTTCTGGTGATTATTCTCACTCGGAAGGTGTAGACTGTAACTCTGATGGACAAGCTTCCCATTCTGAAGGTCTCAACACTTCATCTACAGGACAAGCTTCGCATTCTGAAGGTAAAAATACAGAAGCAAGTAACGTGGCTGCTCATGTTGAGGGTGAAGAAACTACTGCAAGTGGACATGCATCGCATGCAGAAGGAACAAGTGGAGAAGCTAGTGGTTATGCTTCACACTCGGAAGGAACAGATTGTACAGCTGCTGGAACGGCCTCTCATGCTGCTGGTACCGGTACTATTGCTAATGGTGATTATCAAACAGTCGTTGGTCAATTTAACGTAGCAGTTGGAACTCCTACGTCTCCAGTCGCTACTGACGAAATTAATTCAGTTGGTAACGGGGCAAACAACGGTAGTAGAAATACAGCTTGGGCAATCTTAAGAGATGGCCGAATGAAATACCAACATTGTGGATTAGCTAGTTTGGTATTGGGTGCAGTTACGGTAGCATCATCAGTTGTTACGGCTTCTAGTAGAATTTTCTTATCGGTGCAGGATATTAGTGCCACTCCTGGTTTTGTCAGTATAGCGAATATTGTCCCTGGAGTAAGTTTTGACATCATCAGTTCCGTCGGCACAGATGATAGCGATGTGGCCTGGATGTTGGTGGAATCCTTTTAAGGAGTAAGTTATGAGTATGGTTGGTAAATACAAGACTAAAGCTGTGGTGATCTGCAGCTCAAACGCTGAGAACAAGAAGGCCTTGATACGCAGCTCCATGAGTTCCATCGGTGAGTCTGCGGTGATAAAGGATATCACCGACCCTGCAGACCCAAACAACGGCAAGTGCGTGGCGATCGTCGAGGATCACGGACCAGACAGCGAATGATCTCCATGGACGAGATCCTCAAAGGTAGGGCTAGGTTGGAAGACCTGCCCAAAGATGTGCAGGACAACCTTGCTGCACTCTTGTCTCGCATCAACAAGGTGAGACAGGCCTACGGCAAGCCTATGAAGGTCAACGACGGCCTTCGCAGACCTGAGGATCAGCCCAAGAACTCCGCCACCAAGTCTAAGCACCTCATAGGTGCTGCCATCGACATCGATGACGACGACTCGTTGTTCATGTGGAACTGGGTGAAAGACAACCTACAGCTTATGAAGGATGTAGGTTTGTGGCTCGAAGATCCAAGATGGACTCACGGTTCAGTGGGTACTTGGGTACACTTTCAAATTTTGCCGCCGACATCTGGTAAACGCATATTTGTACCTTCAATGACACCTGCCTCAGCCCCAGATATCTGGGATGGGAAGTACGACCACAAGTACGACTGATCAAAATCTATTCATCAAACGTAAATATTCGGTAAGTGAGATGAAGGTTTTCTTAACATTCTTAACTCCGCCATTACTGCCAGACCGCATGAAATGAACCACCACAAATCCATTATGTTCTTCAGGATGCCTCTCTGGAATAGAGTATGGGGCACTATATGATACCAGCATTGGATCAACTACATGTGTGGCACCGTATATGTCCGTTATGAAAACTTTCCTCATGGCAGTTTAACCTGTATAGCCAAAAACAAGATGATAGATAGTATCAAAGACATCCAAAGTAGCGTCTGTCGACTATTTGGCATCTTCTTCTTTTGTTCCAACTTCTACCATTGTAACACCTTGAATATGGTCGTACTCGTGCAGTATGCATCGTGCGGTTATGTGATCGAAATGCCTATCCTCGTGCCTTTGTAGATGATGATCGTAGTATGTGATCCATATCTTCTCGGCACGTCTAACCCGACATTTAACCTCTTGATCTTTGAAGCTGAGACACCCCTCGGTCATAGTAATCTCACCCTGCGTATTGGTGATGATGGGGTTGATCATGGCAGTTCTTATGCCACCTTTGTAGCTTGTGGTGTCTATCACGAACACTCTCAACAAAGAATTTATTTGATTGGCAGATAGCCCTATGCCGCCACTCTTTAACATGGTGTAGAACATGTTGTCGATAAGCGTCTGTAAGTCGGGAGACTGAAGATCTGCGACTGCCTCAGCTCTGGTATTGAGGATCTTGTCAGGGTACTGTAGGATAGGCAGGACCTCAGGATCTTTCACAAGGATCAGTTTTTACTTTGAGATCCGTTGTAACTACCTTGTGCATCGTTATTTTTCAACGATACGTCTCCTTCAACCACACGCTCTAAGACTGACACACGTGTCATAAGTTCACCGACAACTTCTTTATAGACCTTTAACGCTTGGGTAACCTGTGCATGATTTGCACGCAACTCTTCTCTAATACTATCGTTCATGTTGTGAAGATTTTTGTTTACCGCAGCACGAGCTTGATTCTGTGCATGTAACACATGAACATCCTTAGCCAACTGTGAACGTAAACCTTGAACTTCATCTAGTACAGTCTTTTTTAATGTTTTGATATCGTCGAAGATGCGCTCGAACACAGGCAAAGATTCAGAGGTGGGCGCTGTGCTGTTGCTGTGTACTGTCGTCTCAAGAGTTGACGGTATAGATTTATCATTAGTAGAGGAATCTTTGACGATTGGCGAGTTAGCTGCGATAGACTTCTTGAGAAACTGCAGGACTTCTGCAGGTAAGAATTTGTACAGGCCAGCTGATGGCCTAACAAACGCCAACTGACCGTTGCTCTTCATCCTGTAGATAACATTCTTGATGTTATCTTTGTTATATGTGCCACTTATTGTTGGATTTTTCAACAAGAAATCTACTAGATCTTTAGCATCCAAGAACAACGGAGATTCTTTCACGTACTTAACCACTGCAGCGACATTGACCACGTCGCTGTCATGCCGTGTCTGAGAACCGCTTATATTTCTGATCTCATCAGGGGTCAAGCCAACGATGTCGACAACTTCGCCCAATTGAGCTATCGTTGAGTTAAAGAAAGATTCAAGTTTACCTTTAGATATGTTACGTTTAGCACGTGTCATTGAGATCTCCTTGGTTAGTTTAAATGTTATGATACTTTATAAAGTCTATCAAATCAACTTGAAAAGTTATCTCTTGTCCTTGTATCGTGGCTTACGATTGCCATGTCTTGCTTGACGTTTGGCGTTCTCTCCCTTGTTGGGTGGACATATCGAGCAACGAAGCTTTTTTCTGTTGAGTTTGTTAACAACTGACGGATTTGACTCTTCTTGGATCTTACCCTTGCCTTTGGTACCCTTCATCCTCAGGCTCCCATGAGTAGTAGTATATATGATGTCCAGGAGGTTTCATCCCGGCTTTTTCTACAGCCTTAAGAACATTCTTGGCTTCTTCAAACCAATGTCTGGTAGGATCAGAAGCTGCTATAGCCTCTTCGATAGTCTTAAGCATCTCACTTCTCTTCATGACCTACTCCTTCGCACTTCACGGGCAAGTCTCAATAGCCTAGATTGACCAGATACGATGTCGCGAGAGTACGTGGTCTTGCTGTACAGGCCTTCAGCCTTCATCTGTTTAGCTAACTCGTAACGTCTATCGATCTCGTTGTTGCTAAGCGGATCACAGTAGATGCCTTCCCACAGATGCTGATGCGCAAGAAGCCACGTGATGACTTTATCTTTATTGAAGATCCTGACTTTGGTCATATAGTATCTCTCCCGTTCGTGTCGACTTTACCGCAATACGAGCTAAACCAAAACAAAAGATTACATCTAAGACATTTGATGTAGGTTGTCACATCGCTTGAGTTATAGTAATCTTCACTGACCACGTAGTTGTGCGTACTACTGCTACAACGCGGACATTCATAGCCCATCTTCAGGTTCCCATCTATTTTCGTATGTCTTGTCGTACTTAGAAGTATGACCATCGATATAGCGCTCTGAAGAAACACATATTTTAGGAGGTGATATACCTAATCTTTCCATCATGCCGAGTATGGCGTTCATGTGAAACATCGCCTGCTCTTTGAAGTGGTCGTCTACAGGTGTTCCTTCCTTTTTAACTGTCTCGGTTACACAATACTCAATCATATTGTTGACCATCTCACTTCGTTTCATGTTTTTGTGCCTCTTCTCTGTATTTTTTCCGACGCAGTCTGGCTGCCTGTACTTTTTCATCTTTTAACAAATCTTCGTCCCATTGGTTGAATGTGTAGCCAGCATAGTAAACTGATATAATGGCCTGACGATCCTCTTCGGACACTGATGGTGGTTTCATCCCCAGAAATTCTATATGGTTAAGCAACGACTCTGCTTGACCTCTGTGTTCTGGGTTTTCACTTTTACCATGCAACCAATGTAATATACCATCGATCATGTCACTTCGTTTCATCCCCATCCTCCACCAGTCTGATAGACTCTCTTCGCGACCTTGCGCGGGCATCCAAGTACATCTTCTTGATCGACATGACAACAGAAATGGTCAACGTCACCGTCATGGTGACCAGGAAGATCATCATGCCTACCTCAAAAACACTCACAACCTAGACACCTTCATGATGACCATGCTGAGGATGATGTACGGTGCGAAGTTGATGTAGAACGGACAGAACAGATAAGGGATCAACCGTCTCACTTCACACCTCTCTTAAAAATACCCTTCTTGACTAGCTCACACCAGTAGCTGTGTCCCCAGTTGCGGTTCTTATGACCGCCACAGTCACACCCACCAGTTTTTATGACACGACAGTCTGTGCTCCACTTTGCATCTACATGGTACACCAAGACCTGCGACTGAAGCAAGGAGGATATGGCGTCTTTGTCCATGGGCTCTAACTTGTAGGTGGAGCGTGGTTTGTCCGGTACGAACTCCTCGTTGTTCTTCTTCATGATGATCATGTACTCATCCTCCAGCAACTCCTGCCTGTACCTGAAGACTTTCTCGGTTGTCAGCCACCAGTTCTGCAGGAACTCGTCCGCCTCAGTTTTTGTCACATCTTTTCCCAGTTGCCATAGCGCCAACAGGCGACGTCTTTGTGGTTTGTCAGGCGGTACCACGGTTCGTCGTCACGGATAAGCACTGTGTTCCTGTTGAACTGCCTGGTGTTGTAGCCTATGAAGATGCTCCACACGTACTGCAAGTTGACCCATTCGCCGTGCACGGCAGTGCCAACTTTAGTCCTCTTAGTCACCTCTGTAATAAGCAACGCAACATCCATGAACCTCTCATGTTTTATGATATCACCTTCATTCACTACCATGGACGTACTCCTTGCAGTCGTTAAGCTTATCATCCACGTACTCATGGTTGTTCAGCTTGTAGTTGAGCCCTGAGGGATGGGGCATGAGGAAATGGTCTATGCCTGCCATAGCCAACGCGTTGGCAGCTGTCATCCCCAACGCTATCACCTTGTCTGGGCAGACGCTGTGGTACTTACGCTTGAGCCCCATGACAGATCTCCTTATCTGCTCGGAGTTCAACGGTGCGTTGCCCTCAGTGAAGTCGTCATGCACGTTGGCCATGAACACCTTCACGTCACCTAGATGTTCAACCCACTGCTTCAGCACAGTCAACGATCTGGTTCCCACGAAAGGGGTTGTGGTGACAGACTTAACAGATGGGTTAGAACCTACAACTAGAACCTTCATCTTTACGACGACATCCTAACGCGTACTGCTAGGTCGCTCATGTGGTCTACCCAGTCGTAGAACACGAACCCTTTAGACTCCCATGTCACAGGTTCGCCGTACACCTTGCAGTACGTCAGGTGGTCGTGGTAGAAGAACATGTTGCCTGTTGTATCCCTGTCAACTGCGATGGTTGCACCGTTGTAGGTAGACATGTCGAACATCACTTCAGCTTACCTTCCATGTAGGCTTCGACACCGCTGTCGCAGAACGAGCCGAACAGCTCCTCTTTGTTCTCGATGACTGCAGGGCCGAACATGCCAGCCATGGTGAAGGCAGCACCGTTGACACAACCGTCACGGAACGCAGATCGCTTGAGACTGTTATACCCTATCTCGCCGCCAAACAACGCACCTAGAGCCAGTGTTGCAAGGGCAACCTTCTTTGTACCTTTGCTCATCTTAGCAGACGACAGACGCTTGAGGGTTTTCCGAGCAGACTTCTTCGAGCTACTCAACAACTTGGACAACTTCTTCTTCAACTTACCCATCTGATTCTCCTTTCAAGAGATCTAGGTTACCTATGCCTGTCACGGCATAGGTTCAAAATAATGTTGTTGGTGACCTTCGCAGTCGCCTGTGATGCACCAGAGATTCGTCCTTCGTTGTCGTATGGCAGCGTCGACAACACGTTAGATCCTATCTCAAATAGGACATCTTTGCCCCAACTGCTGTAAGACGACCTCTTCCCATCCTCGTCCAACGACCCTACCTTGATTATGTGTTCAAGATCGTAGGATGCTGGGTAGAAAGGTGTCTTATCTATGTTATGCTGCTCGTTACCTACTGACGCTACCACGAATGCTCCGTTGGCGGTCAGCGCCTTCATGGCGCTGTACTCGTCCTGTAAGTACTCATCTCCGCCTGCTGATATGTTGACTAAAGTGACCTTTAGTATCAAAGCTTTCTGTATACATTCTGTCATATGATGTTGGTTCTCATCACCTGAGTTCAACGAGTCGAAGAACTTACACGGTATAAATTCAACTTCACTGCACGCATCTCTTAGGATGATGCCAGCGACATGTGTGCCGTGGTTGTGGTAGTCCATGTAGTCGATGTTCTTGTAGCGTGACGGTATGTACCTACTCAACTTCTTGTTGTTGTAGTCTACGCCTGTGTCGATCGCCATCACCTTTATAGGTCTGTCATTGACCTTCGAGGTGTTCGATGCATCTTCTGACGCGTACACAGACACGTACATGGCAACCGCTATGCACACTGCGATGGCTGCCAAGACGATATTCAACAATGCTACTGCTTTCAGGAACCTCAACATACCATCAGGTTATCACTGTTTAGGGTGTTAGTCAAATCTTGTGCGTGATATGTATACCGATCAGTCAAAAATGTGACCTATGCCCTGGTGGAAGACCACATATATCGCAGAACATGCGGTTTGTACTATCGTATTTCCAATTATGCGGGGGACAAACAGCATTCATCTTTCTCTTGGCATCCTCAGCCACCTGGTGAGCTATGTACTGCCACACGCCAACCGCCAGAAGCGTCATGGTGACGAAGATGATCAACGGTACTAGGTCTGGCGTGGCGACAGGACCCATCTACACCTTCACTGAGCCTTGGATGTCATTACTCTCGATCGCCGCCTTGTTACGGTTCAAGATCACTTGTAGGGTGGAGCTGTGTCGCCTACGCCTTGATGATCGCCCGGTCGAACGTTTTCGTTCACCAGCCTTGATGCGTTTCTCACGCTGCAGGACGGCCAGGTTCTTAGCCTCAGCCAAAAGGGCTCGGTAGTTCACGTTGCTAGAAGCTGGTTGCAACACGTTGCCGTCCTTGTCCTTCTTCTCAGGAACTTGCACCGTGCAGACTGCTACTAGGGCGTCGTACTCGTCTTTGCCGACCTGAGCCTCTGCCTGAGCGAGCATCTCCTTGAACTTCGCAGAGCGCTTCCTGTTGTCGGTCATCAACTTCTTGACGAAGTTGCCCATGGCTTGCTGTTGACCAACCATCTGACGTCGAGATTTGCGGTTAGGCTTAGGAACAGGAAGTGGCGTATTTTGCTCTGATACGGTACTTGTGTCGACAGTCTCTTTCGGGGTAGTTGTCCCTGTCTCAGGAACTGATGGGGGTGTGGTATCTGTCGCGTCGTTCGTCATGTCTTGTCTCCTATAGATTCTTCAAGTATAGATCTTTGAGATGTTCTCTCTCCACCATCTGTAATCACAGCCAACGTCTCATCTATATGATGTATGACACCGTCAACTAAAGAGTACCCCATTTCTTCTAGATTATCTCGCACAAATGTCAATGTTTCTACTGCTATATCGAGTTGTTGAGAAGTAGTAAGGCTCATGGTTCATCCTTATCCTTGAAATACTCAGTGAAACCGCCTTCTAACAGGGCCTCACAGGCGCTGTCAAAGTATGCCATCCTTGCAACTGAACACTTAAACTGCCAGTCGTCGCCCGTGTACTTGTTCATCCATACGCCATCCTGGAAACTCTTGTGTACACCAAGTCGCTCATCGTCTTTGTAGAAGTACCGATTCTTCGACTCTTCCTGCATCATGGCTTCAAACGCTGCCTCCTCCTCAGGAGTTGGCTGTGGCGTTTCTACAGAAGGGGCTTGAGATTGTAGGAAGCTAACGACGGCGGCCATCTCTGGGTTGCGGAACAGATGTTTGATGTAGGGTCTGACCTCACCGTAGTTGTGCCTGTTCAAGCGCAGGTGCTCCTCGTAACCCTCGTTGGTGAAGAACCAGTTGCGGTCGACCCACTCGTACTTCACTTCGTAATGTTCTAGGTCATGAACAGCCTCGCCGACCTTCTCGTCGTCGTAGCCGTTCTGTTTCAAAGCTTCTACGAACTCTTCTTCAGACTTGAAAGATCTATGCTCTAACCAGTTGTTAGCGTAGAACCTTAGTTCATCTCCGCCACCATCTGCGGTTGGAACTTCTACCTTCTCTTGTAGAGCGATCATGTACGGCTGTGCAGTGGCACAGTTATCTTGTGACAGCATGCGTTGTCTGATCTCAGACGGTGTGAACATCTTGTCTCCTTTGTTGAAGCTCGTTCAGCTCTACGCAGAATTTTCTAATAACTGCGTCAGCATCGTGACGGTTCTCTAGAACTACTCCTTGAACCTCTGCAGCTGTGAACTTACCTCGCAGCTTGATGTCCGGCCATCTAGTTCTGTCAGGGTACAACTTCCTCATCATCGACAAGAAGGTGGCCTCATCAAGGTAACCTAGTTCTACAACTATGTCAACTCGACCTTTACGTAGTAGTGCTGGGTCCAACACTGAGAGGTCGTTGGTGGTCATCACAAGCACCCTGCCGTCGCCGCTGTTGACCCCATCTATGGCATTCAGCAGGCCGCTGAGACTTAGGAATATGAACGTGGAGTTGGTCGGTGTGACGGGTGTGGTCGGAGTTGCAGGAGACTGATTGATCTCAAGCCTAGCCTCCTCAGCCTTCACCACAGTCAGCCTAGGCTCGCCTAACCCACATGCGTCTATATCCTCGATGAGCACCAGAGCATCTTCACCGGCACTGCTCATAGCCTCTTCTAGTGTCTTGTCTGTCATGCTGCTGACGTTCATGGTGTAGAGGTGTCGTCCAAGGTAGTCGCACAACGCCCTCACCATCGACGTCTTGCCTGTGCCTGGAGGCCCATGGAGCAGTATGCAAAAATGGTAGGGTATACCGTTGATTTTGTAGAACTCCTTGTCAGCCTTGAACGTGTGTATGCCGTCTAGTATCTGTGACTTAACCTTCTCAGGCAGGAACACGCTGTCCATCCGTCTTATAGGCTGGGAGTACGAGTAAGACCAGGATTTGTCGCACCAACGGTATACCTTGGTGTCAGTCTTGGTCTCCTGCCTTGCCACCAGCTCCTGCACCATGGACCTTATCGAAGACTGGCTCCTGCCCATGGTAGATATCGTTATCTTCTCTTTGACGTCACTCCCGATAGACTGAGGCATCTCCTCCCTGTTCATGAGAAACGGCTTACCTCTCCTCCAGAAGTAATGGTTGCCGTATCCTGCGCTTATAGTGACCTCGCCGTGACCCCAGCTGCCGTTCTGAGCCTTGAGCGTCCTGCTCTTCTTTCCCCAACCCTTATCGTCGTACCACTTGATAAGGTGGACGAACAGTTCATCTCTGTTGTGCACCGTTAAGGTTACCGTGAACTGCTTCACGAAGAAGTCTTTGATTGCCTTGGGCAGAGAGCGTAGGACGAACGTGACGACACCGAGCGCCCACATGCCTACAACCCCACCTACGACAGGGTTGCTCTTGGTGAACTCGGTGAACTGTCTGGCAAGGTCGTTGCCAGTTGAGATGACGTCAGTTATGCTGCTGATCCCTATGAACATCAAGTACCTTTTGTTTTTTTACGACTTCTCTCTCGCTCGATCTGCCGACCTACAGCGATTCCATCTTTTATCAACTCTATGGCTCCGAGGACGATGGGCTTCTTGTCGGCCTCGAAGAACGTGTCTATGATATCATGCACCATCTTAGAGTCCATGTCTATTGGCAAGTTGTCGATTCGGACTAGTCTGTAAGGTTCATGTCCACCAGGCCACTCCTTAAGCTCGACGATGCCTGGGCAGTCTTGTTTGACTACGGTGCCGATGAAGCCAGTTAACATGCCTGAGCCGCCACGACCGTTGACCCTTATGACTTTCTGGCCTTTCCTGAACTCGTACTTCTTCTTGCTCATTTAACCACAGCTCCTAGTGCTACTAGGAAGGCTCGTGCTCGTTTTCCAGCAACATTATTGTCTGGATCATGAACATCATTTGGATTTTGGCTATCCTTAGGGATGTATTCTACGTCAGAAACTGTGATTAACGATCTATCGTGCTCAGCATCTAGCCAACTATCTTTGTCACCATAAAACTCAGCCATATTCTTAGCCTCCAGGAGAAGTTTTCGGAGGGCTTCGTCTTTGTAAATTATAGTCTGAGCATAGCCGGATGCTCCTCCTAATCCATCTTTTCCCATAATCTCATTTCTGCTTTATACATTTTCTTAATGCGCTTGATCTCGGCAAGGGCTTTGCGGGCTTCCAGGAGAAGGGCTTTCAGTTCCAGTGCGTAACAGTCTTTACTGCACCATTGCATTGCAGAAGGTCCCCTGTCGGGCATTGGTTTTTTACAAACAGAACACAGCACTCTGTCAGTCATGGGACAGTCCCGTAAAAGGCGTTTTCAAAAGCGAGCGCTGCCTTATATGGAGTTTCTCCAAAACCACAGCATCCCTCCTGGATATTATCGCCAAATAAACAACACCAAGAGTCACCCTCTTTATAAAGTTTTGCGCCAACGCAGAAAGCCGCGAGAGACCTAAGAGACTCTCTATTTTGTAAACAGCTCATTGCGTTCCAAAAAGAATTAAAAGCGCCTTGGTTCGCATTGACAAAGGCGGTATCAAAATCAGGTTCAGTCATTGGCAGTCCACGTAACATGGCATTCTAAGTCTTTAGGCTCAGGCCCCAAATCATTTTTCAATTCAATCAACTTTTCATCCCCGCGAATTCTAATGTTGTCTGGATTAGCGAAGCAACCCCATGAGATATTCCATTTCGGATTGTCTTTGCTCTTAAAAGAGAACATTGCTTTTCGTTCCATAGAGAAAATCATTTCTCCTCCTTCTTATTCAGAGCGGCGCGGGCCTTGGCGAGGATCTTATCAAAATGTTGATTAAGTACATTCGCAAGCCAGCACCTGCGTCTGATCTTCTTTCCTTTGTCCAGATGTTTGTTGAGAGTTTTGGCAGTCAGTTTCATCACCTCACCTCATCTACTAGACCATACTTCAGAGCTTGGTCTGAGTCAAGGAATATATCGTGACTGAACATCTTCTTGAACTTCTCGTAGGAGAGTTTCATCTTCTTCTCTGCCGGTATCCTATCCCAGTAGATTCGATACATCTTGTCGAGGATCTTCTCCTCGTGTTTGCCTCGGTTCACGAAGCTGATGGAGTCGGCAGTACCAGACGATGTGCCTGGGTGGATAAGCATCTCGCATTCGGTGGTGGCGATCCTTGTCTTGCAAGCTTGCAGGATGACGGAGCCCATGCTGGAGCAATCTCCGTAGATGATACCTACGACGTTGTTTCGACTAAGTCGGATAGCGCTGAAGACGGCCATGCCGTCGACCCACACACCACCTGGTGTGCTTATGTGCAGGTACACGAGACCATCGGTCTTGTTGAGGAAGTCTAGACTTTGGATGGTCATCTTGGCGCTCTTGGAGTCGATATCATCGAACAGGTATATTACACGCCTTTCCAGGTCCACGTTGGTGTCCTGGATGGTCTCCACCAAGTCTGCCTGAGATTTGACTGTCTTACTTCTTACGCTTCTGTGCGACACCTTTGTCGACGACATACACCTGTCCTCCCTGAACGCAGACCTGAGTCACAAGGCGATCCTTGAAGCTAACGATGTACGTGGAGTGCTCTACCACACCAGGGTTCACCCTGGCGAACTCCTGCGTGACCATGATGATCCTAGACATACTTGCACCGTTGTGCTTGTACATGAGCTGTGGCGAGAACTTATGATCAGTGGACTGTGAGTTCATCTGGCACCTCCTTAAGGTTACCTGTGGTTCCTTCCCAGTACTGGTCCATGTTCTCTACCATACTACCACGAACTGCGAAACTAGCAAGAGATAAGTACATAGCGTAGTTCGTCATTGATCTCACTAGCTTAGTTATGTCATCCCCGAACACTACCTGTTCATGGCTGTTGCCCAACGGGTCTTGGAAGACTATGGTGGCAGCGAACAGGTCGGTCGTCATCCGTTTATGCCCATGGAACGACGTTTCTGGTACTCGTCTTTGACCAACTTCTTGTGGGCGCCGATCTCGTCGATCACGGCCATGATAGTCTGGTTGGTCAGTAGGCTGCGAAGGACTATCTCCTTGAGATGGGCTATGCTGAAGTCTGACGTCTTGGACTTTATGTAGTCGGTCTCGTCGACGGTTAGAGGGCGCCTAGCTATGAACTCCACCAAGTTGACACGCTCTTGGTCGTTGGGATGACCCATCTCGACCATCTTGTCGAACCTACCAGGACGATCTGCAAGGGCCTCAAGTAGGTTGTGTGGTGCGTTGGTGGTGGCGATCATGAATGTAGGGTACTTGAAGGTGATGTCTACGCCGTCCAGCAAGTTTAGCAGGCCAGATGTGACCTCTTTGTGGTGTGAGTACGACGACTCTCCACCACCTATGTCCTCCATGACCAATATCATGCGCGTGATGGCAGTGTCGTAGTTAGCCTTGAAGTTCAACAGGTTGTACACAGACTCAGGTTTGACCTGCGATGTGTTCCAGATGATAACTGTGGTGCCAGGGTCTTCTTTACAGAGTTGTGCACTCACTTTACTAAGCGAAGAAGTTTTGCCCGTGCCAGGAGGACCCCAAAGTAACACAGCCCGTTTCTTCTGAACGCCGAGGTCGTCGTAAATCTTGAGGTTGCCGAAGAACTGCTCGGCCTCACGGATGATGTTAGATGTGTTGGTTATGCTCTCCAACAAGTTCTCGGCGCGGAGATCGATTGGTCTTAACTCCAATTCACCGCCCATGCTGACCAATGAGTTGACGCCAGGTTTTACATCAAGTTTGTCGTTGTCCACCTTCTCTGTGTACTTGAATTGAACTATGCCCTCAGGGAAGGTGAGGAGAAGATCAGACTCACTTATAAACTTCTTTGTACCATTGAGCAACTCTTGTGTCGTGGCTGTGTTTATTACGTCGAACCTGTTGTCTTCTTCCATGACTACTCTCTTTCTTTTGCAGACGTTTTACTCATGAATCATCCCTCTTCTTGATCTCGTAACCAGACGACAACAACCTTGATATGACAGCTGTAGCCCATGCCTGCTCTGGTGACATGTACTTCCTACCTCTTCCAGAAGGGTTGGACAATGCCACGTTGTTGTTCTCGATCGCATCAGATTTAAGTGTACCTTGAAGCCCCTTGTTCATCAAGTCTTCAACCACTTGTTTGATGCCTTCTATCTGATCATCTGTGAGAAACTTCTGTTTACGTGGCATCTATCTTTTCCTAAAGAAATTGAGAAGATCCATGAAGGTGCCGTTTCTGAACTCTATCAGATCAAACATACGCCATTGGCGTTTCTTGTTGACTCTTATCTGACCATCGTCGACAAATGACTTCCCAGCAGCAGTAAAATCAGACTGCTTGTTGACGTGGTCGCTCTTTCGCTGAGTCTTTCGCTGAGTCATATGTCAACCACAACAGTCTTCATCATCACATTCATCGTCCTTGTATAACTTATCTCTGATGATACCTTTTATGTCGTATAACTGATGACACTCGAAATCATGTGGCCATCTACTGCCATGAGGCAACCAGGACTTATGAACTTTACCACCCATTAGACGTATGTTATCGTCCTCATACGAGGATGCACCAGAGCTGTGAACGAACTCACGCATCCTTAGAACTCAAGGCCAACAGACAGACCGAACGTCTTGTCTGTGTTGCCAAAGGCGCCTGCGAAGATGGGGCCAAGCACACGCCTCTCAACTGTGGCACCGTAAACAGGCCCCAGTATGCCCTGTGTTGTAGTGAGCTGTGTGCTTACCTTCCACTGAGGCTTCTCGTTGGATACGATCTTAGAGGTATCTCTGCGAGATTCCTTATCTCTAGTCTCAGTACTTCTGTCCTCGATGATCGTCTCCTTCTCTTTGGTGCCGTCGGGCCTTGTGACCTCCTTGATGACGGTGCGTACGTCGTGTTTCACAACCTCGACCTCCTTGACACGTTCCTCGATCTTAACTTCCACTCTAGCAGGTTGGAAGTACCTGCCGGTGGCATACCCCAAACCACTTACAACAAGTACGGCCACGATCCAATGTTTAGTCTCCATCCTTAACCTCCAGGAACTTCCTTATGTAACGCATGAAAAGTATAGCTTTGTCGTCAGCCAAGAAACGAGCGTGTCCTATGTCATCTATCGGTACTGGAAAGACGAGCCCGCTGTCAGACTCGTAGTACAGTCTGTTGTCTTGGTAGTAGACGAACTTAACTCGACCTTTGATATGTGGCTTCACGTCTGCAGTCATCTTGACCATCCATTAAAAGCACCAGATTTAGCATCCTCTAACACCTTGGCGTCGTTCTCCATAGACTTGATGAATGCATCGACATCCTCAGACTTCTTGACGTCGCTTGACTCATCAAGGTATCCGATCAGATGGCCTACTGGTCTGCATCTACTACCGAACTTATCGAACATGTTAGAGTCACCATGGGTTAGACCTGCACCGTAGTCTGTTCTTGTGTGTATAGTTTGGTGCGTTATGTTGTCTCGTGATTTTATCACAGTGAGATGCAGAATCTCAAGTCTCTTGTCGTTGTTTGAGCGGTTAAGCGAGAGCATGTTTGCTATGTTCTGGCCGATGCCGTAGGACTCAGAGATAGAGTCTATGTCCAGGTACATATCACCTTCTGATGCTGACCTGTTAGCCTTGTACCCCTCTCTGTTTGTCTGAGCTGCCACAAGGCAGTGGGTCTTGAGTTCGCTGGCCAGCATGTTGAACGCATCGTAGATGTACGCCAACTCAACGCGAGATGTAACCTGTTGCTTAGACAACACCCTACTCTTGAGCTTGGCAGGGTAGTCATCTATGATGAGGTCGTAACCCTTACCAGTCTTAAGGCGTAGCTCTGAGTCTCGTTTCCTGATCTCTGCTACGACGTCTTCCACATACATCTCCAAAGCCTTAGAGTAGTGTATGTAAGTCATGTGATCTTCGATGTACTTGCTGACCTCGTCTAGTATCTTTGCTGTGCCACTTGCAGACATGGTGAGCAACTCCCTCTTGTTCATACCCATCATAGAGGCGAGTATAGTGCGACGTATCGATGTAGGTTTACCTTCATGAGTGATTAGAAGTACCTTTTTCCCTTGATATATTGCATGCCTAGCTATGGTAAGCATCAACGTTGTGTTATGTGTGACTGTAAAATCTCCCAGCAAAAAGAGATGATCACCGCCTAATTCAAATCCATAATATTTTCCTTTTCCAACAAAATCAACCGAGAAGCCGCATGTTAATGGATTTTTCTTAGCATCTGATTTGTTTCGCTTGCGCTTAATGCGTAGTGGTAAGCAAGATACTGCTCCAGCAATAGTTAGTCTAAAGTAATTACCGGTAAAACCTATGGATTTAATAGTTTTAATTACATTTTTCATCGTTACTTTGAACCCCAAACTTCTAGCTAAAAATGCCACATTGTCGGCCAATATCTTTGATTTTTGTACGAAGTCGATGATTCCATTTGATATATATCCATCTGTATCTATTAAACCGGCTAGAAGTTGTAGCCTCTGTTCTGTTGAACCAGTCAGGTATTGATGTGGTATGTGCTTGTTGTTTATAAGACCAAGGCCTCTTAGGGCTGTAAGAAATGGGTTGCCATGATGATTGTTAGATATGGCATACATTTTTGCCCTGCCACTGTTAGTGTTATTATTAATTGTAACATGACATCCTATCTCATCAGCATACGACGAAATTGCCTCTACAACTTCATTGTCCATAGTTGTAAATCTTGCCGAGTCACTATTACCATCACCAAGCCATAAACCTAATATGTACGGTGGTATTTCCAACCTTTTTTCTTTAAAATCAATAGCAGTTCTCCACATTCTACTACATCGTTTGAAATCACTACATTTTTGTAGATACTCATTCAATGATATGTTCAATATATCGCCTTTCTTACGATAACCATTATTGTAACCTGCCTTTAAGCTCAGTACATGTACATCGTTGCATATCCAACTGATGCCACCAGCATTGGGCGTTATTTTATATAATGGTCCATAGCCAATTGTTGTACCAAGTACCAATCTTGGTTTCGAGTCTGGCCCCATTAATTGATCGCCCACGACAACATCTTGTACATTTTTTACAGTACCATCAAACATTAGTACCGGAGTATCTTTTCCTAAGCATTTTCCAGTGTTAGTCGGGGCCAAGATGGCGGTTGCCTCCCCTTTGAACATGCCACCCTTTATTATCTTGTCTTTCTTACCGTCACGCTCGATCTCTACGATGTTCCCCCCAAGTGCTCCGTCTAGCACAGAGCTGCCTGTGGAGATGGCATTCTCCATGTCCTTGGCCTCATCTGCAAGCCAAAGCTCTGGGTTGATGAACCTGATCACCATGGCGTCATCTTCAAATGTAGCCTTCTCTATCTCCTGCAGACGCTCTTTGGTCTTGACGTAAGCGTCGTCGAACCCCTTGACCTTGAACAGGTTAGCTGCCCCCTGGATAGACTCCTTGAACAAAGATATGCGGATGAATCCTGTGAGGTAACGTCTCAAAGTTTCTAGATTGAATTTATGAGTACTCATCAAGCAGTTGGCAACTGTTGTCAAGTACTTCTCACGCTCAGTTAATGTGTGTTCAAGGAAGAACGGCTCACCCATAAGCTCGTCGACCGACTGTATGTATCGATGATGATGATCGTAGAACTTACATAGCTGGTCAAACACGGTGGCGACCAACGGGTCATAGGTGAACCACCCTGGTTTGATCTGCTCTTGACATTTCAAGAAGAAGAGTGACTCTCGTAGACACCAGCCTACTATAGCTTCTTGCTGTGTCTGCGAGAATGGCAGCACTGATATGTGGTCTTGTGCGTTTAAGGTCTTCAAAGTCTTGTCCTGATGCTTGTCTTAGACTCCACGTGAACTATCAACTCGTCACCTGTTATCAGCTGAGCCGACCTGAAGGCCACCTCACACTCCTCGTATGTGCAGTCTCCGAAGTCGTCTCTGTGTGATGGTATCTCTACCATGAAACATCGCATAGATCTTCTCATAGGATCTACAGCAAGGTCTACCAACGATCTTACCTTGTCGTAAGCATCTCGGTCAAGTGCAAGGTACAAGTCTTTCACTCCAGTGTCTCGAAGAAGCTCGATCTGCCTCTTGCTCACCTCTTTGCCCATAGACGCTACGAAACCTCCAACGTTCTCGAACTTCAATGCAGAGATCGGACCTTCAGCCAGCACGGCGTGGCCCGACCCAACTATGTTGTTGTGGAACATCAGCGTGTGCTCTTTCCAGTTACCAGGCATGTTGTACATCCTGTACTGCTTATCGACCTTGTCTATCGCTCTGCCTTGCCATCCGTACAAGATGTTGTTCATAACGACCGGGAACACAACCCTTCTCATCATAGGTGAGTACAAAAAGCCGTACTTAATCATCATCTGACGAGTGACACCTCGTGACTCAAGGTACTTCGCTCCTTCTACTGCTTCTGGATCGTATATAGTGATGAAGTCAAGAGGTATGTCATCGCCGCTGGCAGGCTTGGCTGTGGATTCTTTGACCTTCTCGACATCAAACGACACTGGTATGTTATCTCCAGACTCTATCTTGGGCACCACGTCGTAGATGGCTTCAGAGACCATGGATGTTGGTAGGCCGGATATGATGGAGAGTGCGTAAACTGGGTTACCACTCTTTGGGCAACGCTCAGAGTCACCTTTGAAACAGATCGTGCGACCTTCTGCTTTCTCTATGTAGAGTTTCTTCTTGCCGCCGCATGCTGGACAGTCGAATATGTAGCTGCGGTGGTTCTCACCCTGTGGTGATATGCCATGGTTGGATAAGAATATCGCGATAGACTGCTCTATCATGAGATATCATTTTCTTGGATCTTCTTTACAAGTGAAGCTTGAAGGTCTATATCTTCCTTCAGTGCTACTGCGAAGTTCTCTACTCCTTGCCATTTTTTATCGTTGTATTTAACCCATGCGCCTGCCGTCTCGATTATCCCCATGTTTACCGCAAGTGTGGCTATCTCTTTATGTGGGTTGATCAACCCATCAGTATAGGATAGATCAATCTCTACTGCTCTGTTTTGAGGGCCGTTTGATGCTTCTTCCATCTTAACTCGGATCGTATGGCCAGTTTGTATAGGTCTGCCAGATCCGTCCAGCTTGTCACTGTCAAATGTCTTTGAGTCCTTACCGTTAACTTTCTCAACCAACATCCAGTTCTCGATGAAGTGTTTGATACCTTTACCACCAGGGACATTGTACTGGATGAACTTTTGCGTATTAGCGTTCATGTTATCTCGTATATGTTGGCAAGCTATCAAACCGATGTTGTACTTACGAAGTACAGGTAAGATCTCCTTGAACCCCTTTGGAAGGTAGGCTGCTGCATCGCCCATCTGGTTATCGGTGGTCAACTCAGCGTTAGCTTCTTTTGGGTACTTGATGCCAGCCAATGAGTCTATTATTATCAACTTGATAGGGTTGCCTACCTCAGGGTCATCTGTCTTCCTAAGTTTCATCTCATCTTGCACCATGGCTTGGACGTCTTTTCCTATGAAATCAAAGATCTCCTCAGGTTTGTTGGTCATGTAGTACTGCATCCTGGTTGGGTCGATACCAAAAGCTTTTGCCCAATGCTCTTGAGACTCAGGCCTGAACTCTGTGTCGAACTTAAGGACGATCGCCTCAGGGTCTAACTGATGTAGACGCCCGGCAAACGCAAGACTGACCAACGACTTACCAGACTTAGGAGGACCGTACAAGAGCATGGAGTGACCAGCCTTGAGGCCAGCTTTCTTGCCGAACAGGTAGTTGATACCAGGGCTACTTGTCTGTAGTATGGTATCTTTCTGCACGAAGTTCTTGATGTGTCCGTCATGTTTGAGCAAACGTTTCATCAGGTCTGACATCGTCTATTCTCCTTACTTGTAACCTACCGGTGGACGAATGTCAGGTATCCTGGATTGCACGTCACTGATCTTCTTGACACTCTGGTACGCCCACTCGAACGCCTCTAGTTTGTTATTCAACAACGTCAAACAGGCGTCAATGGCGTGAACTCGTTGTTGAGCATTCATGACATCAGGGTCTAAGGCGAGGATCGCCTCCCTGATGTCGACGGAAGACTTGCTGATTCGTTTCTCGGCCAGTATCCTCTCGACCTTGTCTAACAAGACGACAGCCTTTGCCTCGTTCAACGACATCTTAGCCTCGGCAAGTTCAAGTTGTATAGATGCTACCATCTTGCCAAGTTGGATGAAACCTAAGTTGAAATCCGTTACAAGGTCTGGCATACTTGCTGGGTTAGCTATTCTGATTTCCTCGATACGACGTTCTACCTTGTATATCATAGTCATGTTCAAAGAAATAGGCGCCAATCCTTGGCGCCCTCGGGGGATCAGGAGGTATGGGGTACCTCCGTTGTCGCTTGGGTTGTCCATGGTCATCCTTTAAGAAAACTGTCGATTATCTCCTGAGAGGTTAGTAGCCTACTCTGAGGTGGTACAGGTGTGGTAGGTGCCTGCGTTGTGGCAGCTGCTGGTGTAGTCGGAGCTGAAACTGTCGTGCTCTGCGTCGTAGTGGTGGTACTAGCAGTTGTCGCCGTTGCAGTAAGGCCAGTGGTTATACCAGCCATCTTCAAGGCTTCTGTGGTAGCAGCATCGATCGCTGAGTCATCATCTTCAGGACTATCTTCGACATCGTTGACTGGGTTAGAGAACAGACGTTGTATGGTCGACTCGTCGCCTTTGGCTATCAATGCGATGTCTTCAAGAGAGAATGTCCTGAACAACATCGTGAGATCCTTAGCATCTTTCTCGATGCGACCAAGGTCATCGGCTGTTAGGTTGGATGTGATGTACTCCATCTTAGGAGTCCCCGTCTGACTGTCACGTGTGGTGATCGTAGCAGGGTCTACTGAGAATGTTGTGTCACGGTTCTTACCAGCCTTCCTGAAGTCAAGGAACAGACCGTTGGTGATACCGAAGGCGTTGTACCCGAACTCATCTTTGAGCCTCTTGCGTGCAGCCTCAAGAGCAAGCCATTGTTTATGACCGATCTTCAAGACCTCTACAGTCTTCTCTCTCGTCATGACATTCATGTAGTACTTCTTATCTGTGGACAAGTCTTTGAGTTTAGTCTCAAGAGCAAGGAGAGCGGCCTGGTGGCCAGGGCTGTTAGCGGCCCTCAAAGCTTCAACAGCGTTCTCCATAGCTTTCATCTTGTCACACATGGAGCATGCCTGAGTGATCACCTTCTTGCCGTTCTCAAACTTAGAAGCCTGTCCGCATGGAACCGGGATGTTCTTACCACTTTTAGACTTGGCAAATCCGTAGTGCACAACCCAGTACTGAGCTATCTTGTTCTGTTCAGCAAGTGATCCGAAAGGAGGTAGTACTCGGTACACGTTACTTTGCTCTGGCTTCACGTAGTTGATCTTCGTCTTGATAAATTTTTGCCCTACTTTGTCTGGGTCGAAGTCTTTGAAACTCACTGGTCACCTCTTTTGCTAAAAGCTTTCTTCAGATTTGTGTTCAACTCTTTGTCTGTAGTATCCTCTGTAACCAGGATCGCGTCAAGTCCAGAACCTTCTGTACCTATCAGTACAGCAGTTCCGTTTAAACGTTCTCCAAGAGAGTACATCAAACCTTCCACGTTACTTTCAGGAACGTTGGTGACCAAGAAGTTGATCTTGTCGAACGCAGTGTTAGATCTGGCACCTTCAAACATCTCGTGTCTGAGTAAGATACTCTTGAGTTCGCCTTCGTATGTAGTCTCCATCCAGTCATTTAGTTTGTTAACTGCTGCGGCACGATCGACCACCTGGCCAAACTCTGTAGCAGAGACGGCCATAGACTCCATAGCTTGCACGTTAACCTTCTGTGCAAACAGATCTGTGATCAGGTTGTTGACCTGGTACTGGAAGTGTGTGTCGAACACGAACGGTTTAGAGTCATCTTTGAAGATGGTGTTTATGATCTGCTTCTCAAATGCGAGGAAGTCTAAGGTCACCACGTCTTTCATGGTAGCTAAGGCATCCAACTTCTTGGTGACGTCGTCTCTGACTATGATGACTCTGGAGTTCGACAAGATGGCCTCAACAAGTTGAGGTTCCATGATGTCCAGCCTCTGCTTGGCGCTGTTCTTGGCGCCTTGGGCAGTATAACGGACAGATGAAGATACTATCGCATCGATGTCGGTAGCTGCGATAGCCTTAAGTTGGTTGATATGTCCTCTTAGCTCTTCTATGTTCATGCTGTCTCCTTGTTACTTTCATCGTCTGTTGTAGCGGGAGGTTTGATATCGTTGTCGCTGAGGGCGGCTTTATAGCCAGCCTCAAAGGCGTCACGAGGTGTACGTTCAGCCCAACGGCGCTTCTCTCCAAGGTAGTTGTCGAACGCACGGGCTACAGGACGCTGCATAGATGTTAGTTTAGCGTACTTGTCGTACTCATCAGCGCTTATCTTCTTCAGCGCCTTGTCAAACATCTCTTTGGCGACCTCGTTCATGTTCTCTCGTTCAGCCTGAGCTTCTTCACTTGTGTATAAGTTACCGTTTCTCGTGTCCATCAGATCTCCCTCGTCAAGATATGCATATGACCTTCTTAGCTATAAGGTCACCGTCTTTCTTTTTCTGCAACACAAACAAGCATATACTACCTTTGATGTCTTTGTCAATGCCGTGGTGATCCTTCTTGTAGTCTGGGAACTTCACGATGCCGTACACCTTAGGACCGATCTCTGCAGTTATCTTCATCATGGTCTTCTGTGTTGTGACAGACTTGTCTGAGGCAGACAGCCCGTTGTACCTATGTTCCTTAGTTGTGTTTACATATCCAACTACAGCGAAGATATGTTTGTCTGTCCACCCACCACGATCTGACATGATAGACTGCTCTAGGAACCTGTGGTTGATGTATATCTTGCCGTCGATGTACCTATCTGAGTCTCTGTACTTGTAGAGTCCAGGCACTGTCCTGTCAGCCTCGATCAACTTCTCAGCAAGAAGTTTGTTGAGCGATAGGTTGTAGATGTCCTCGTTGTACACCTTGAACACGCTCTTCTTCATAAGGTATGCCTGGATGCTACTCATAGACAACAGCCAGCTTGGGGCCTCGTCTGGTGTCTTCTTACCTGCCAAAGCTGCCTTCTTGAACTCGTACTCTCTTATCTTATCGAAATGGTTAAAATTACTAGGGAACAATGAGTTCATAGCGTCCGCAAGTATGAGTTGATGCACGATGTCTTTTCGCATGATACGCCTGTCAACACGAGATAGGAAGTCGTCAAGGCTCTTGAACGGCCTCTTGGTCATCGCCTCGTTGACGCTGACCTCGCCTACGCCGTCGATCAGACCGAGTGGCGCTCTGACCTTCTCAACCCCATCGACGTTGACGATCTCAAAACGAGACCCAGATATGTTTATGTCAGGTAACAACACAAAGGACGACACATGAGGCCAGTACTTCTGTAGGTCTTCCTTGCTGGCGTTCGTCAAGACTGTGGTCCACCACTCAAGAGGGTAGTGCATCTTTAGGTACATACAGGCGTAGGCTACGTAGGCGTAGCTTGTAGCATGCGACTGGTTGAACGAGTAGCGAGCAGACGCCATGATCTGGTCGACCAACAGCTTGACCTGCCCCTCAGACCAGCCTTTGGCCAGACAACGTTGTTTTAGTATCTTAGTTGACTCGGCCAACACTTTGGCATCTTTCTTACCGATACCACGTCGAACAGTCTCAGCCTCTTCGGCAGTGTACCCAGCTATGTCTTGGTAAATACGAATCGACTGCTCTTGGAACACGCAGGTTCCATACGTATCCTGTAGTATGGGCGCCATGTCAGGGTGTACATACTTTATCGGTTCACCTTTGGCTCTTGCCACATATACATCTGCAAGGGTTCGACCGTCCATGTCAAGGGCATCCAACGTGCCTGGCCGAGCCAGAGCTGTGATGGCTGCCAGACCGTCTAAGTTTACAGGTTTGATCGACATCAGGAACGGTCGCACTACATCTGTGTCGAACTGGAACACAGTCTCAGTCTCACCGCGATGGAACAGCTTGTAAACTTCCTCTTCTTGTGGTAGGTTCCATGGGTCTATAGTTACCCCTCTCCTGTTGTTTATCAGTCTCAGACAGCCTTGTATGTCACGCAGTGTGTTGAGACCAAGGAAGTCGTACTTGATCAAACCAGCCTTCTCTACTGATTTAGGTGTGAAACCAGTGACCTTAACCGGCCCAACTTGTGTGATAGGTATGTAATCTTGAACAGGTTTATCTGCTATGACATAGCCACAATTATGAACCAAAACACCATTGATCCTACCTGTAGAATATATTGGTTCGTTGAAATCATATACCTCCCGTAAACCTATGGAAAGTATTTTTTTATAAACAACAGGTTTATAAAGTGGAGTTTTTCTGATATATTTTTTTGATCTATCTATAACAGATATTTGTTTCATTCTATTTTGTTTATAGTTTTGTATAAAAGAAATATGTTCAGAAAATTTAACAATCTCTTCTGGTGTACATATATTTAAACATATACTAGTTGTTGATTGATAATCTCCGTTGTTCCATTTTATAGATTTAGGTTGTTCAATAGTACATCTAATTTTTATTCCAACAGCAGACAGCCATACAGCTATGTCGGATATAAGATCTAATTTAGATAATTTAATACCAACAACACGCCTAGTAGATAATACAAAGCCGTTGGCACTCCATAGGCCAGACATAAATGAATCTTGAGCTTTTTTATTAAGTAACCAAAACCTACATGGTAATCTATTTTTAATAAAACCCCAATTTTTAAGAAATGGCCATATACCAAAATGTACTTTATCAACACGATGGTCTTGCCAACTCTTACATAATATAGAATTACAAAAAGAGATAATTTTATCTTTAGCTGCGTTATCTTTGTCTGGCGTAAAGCAAAGTGTAACTTGGCCGTTTTTATGTATCCATCCATCTCTTAAGAGCCATCCTACAGCGAATGCCTCATCATGGTTAACTACATCATCGCCATAATATTTATCTATCTGTTGATAATTAGCGAGCCTGTTAACCACATGTTGAGCTTCTACAGAAGAACCATCAGTCATCATATATCTATGATCTGGTGTGGTTACCACATTAACACCATTAGATAACACAACTCGTATGCAATCCTTAATCCCGGTTGACCATTTAGTGATCGGATTTCCCTTTAAATTATCAGCCACACACAACATCTTAATACCATCGTTAGTTTCAACTAACATGTTAGCATCTATACAGGGATGCTGAGACTTCTGTCTGTTTATACCCAACATCTCCTGCGTCATCTCCCAGATCTTTGGTTTCTTCTGTATGTACTCTTTGAACTTCTCGTGGGTCTCTACCAACCCCTTGTGGTAGACACCGTCGTCATCGGTGTGACCAAACACGAAGTCGTACTCAGGCAAGTTGTTTATGTTCTTGGGTATCATCTTGCAGATGGCCTCGGTCTCCTTGGAGACACTACCGATTATAGATCTCTCAGCGTCTTTCAGCGATGACTTGATCTTGAGCTGGATATCAACTGATATACGACAGATCCTGTCGCCGTACTTGGCCTCAAGGTACTGTATGACTCTGTCTCTGTCTTCTGTTGGCAAGTCAAGGTCGGCGTCAGGGAGAGTTTTGGCTTTGATACGACCAAGTGTAAGAAAGCGTTCAAAAGACAAGTTATGCTTTAGAGGGTTGACTGCGCTGACACCTATGACGTACAGCAGCAAAGATCCGCCCGCAGAACCCCGCACGTTCAACAAGATGTTGTTGTCTCGACAGTGCTCGGCTATCTCTTCAAGGGTGAAGAAGTACGGTATCAAGTTGATGGTGCCGTTGTTGGCCAGCACTGATATCTCGTACTTCAACCTGGTGACCATGTCTGGGTCTTGCCAGTTCATCCGACCGTGGCGTTGTATGATATCAACCAACTTCTTCATGAAGTTTTCAGGTACGCTGTCTAGGACCCATCTATCCTTGTTTGTAGTCATCTTGAAGTTATCGAACAGTGAGGCGAACTTGTAGGAGTTGTCGACCCAACCTTCCACAGTCTTGTCGTCCACACCCAAGGTGTGAGTAAGAGTCTCAGCTGCCTCGTCAGTGGTCATGATGTGTAGCGACTCATGGAATCGCCAGTTCTCCATACCGTTTCCAAGACGAGCATCTTGGATGAGTTTCTGCTCTTGGGTAGCGAAGTGTGAGTCTAGCGATATGATCACCGGGTCGTTGTATTTCTGTGCGAAGTACAACGAAAGTTGGTTAGACGTCTTCTGTATGTCACCTTCAGGAGCTAGGTCTGAACAGCCTATCTCTTCAAATCTACCAGGCTCGATGATAAGCTTGGTCTTGTTGTCTATCTTTGCCTTCTTCCAGTTGTGTGTGATCCTGTGTGGGAACACCTCTACGAAGAAGCTGTCGGCGCCAGCGATCTCTCTGATGATACAGTAAGCCTTCTCAGCCAAATCTGTGCGTATGTGAACCTTATCTCTCAGCGGATCAAGCCATTTGTGCACAGATGAGATTAGACATCCACTGCACACTGTGATATGCCCCGCTGCGCCTCTCAACTCCTCAAGTGTGCAGATTGGTTTACGTTCACCCCACTTGACGATCGCTCTTGACTCCATGATGGGAGTCAGTCGACAGAAGTACTGGTAGGCCCACTCGTCTTTGAAGTGCACGGTCAGATGTGTGTAGTGCTTCTTAATCTCAGCGTCAAGTTGATCATTAGTCTTACCAGTCTTCGCCGAAATCATGGCACCAAGCTCTTCTTTGAAGAAAGGCTCTACGTAAAGCTCTATGCCGACGATAGGTTTGACGCCATGTTTCTGGGCTGAGTCGTACAGCTCGATCGCACTGTTCATGTTGCCATGCTCTGTTATAGAGACATGGGTGGCACCAAGCTCTTTGTTGCGTTTGACTATCTGATCTATAGTCGCTGCGCCATCTAAGCTATGGTGGGAGTGTACATGTGGTCCTATAAGTTGTCTAAATTTTGGCATAATTATCACTTTTTTTCAAATTATCATACCACCATAATGGTTGTAAATTAGTATAATGACATGCTTGCAAATATTGTTCATGATCTGTTAAATCAAAGGCAGCTAGTGGTTTAATATGATCTATATGCCATCCTTTGCGACCATAATTTTCCCAAGTCATTCCAGATTGAAATTTGGACATCAAATGCGACAACAACGCTGGCAAAGAACATCCTAAGCTTTTAATGGTATGCCCATTTTTAATTTTACCACGTATAACCATAGAAATTCTTGTTCTTAAATTAAATTTGATCTTTTTTACAGGGTCTAGTCGTGCCCGTCTGTGAGCTAGTAAAATTTTTTGAGCATTTTTCACTCTATATTTTTTGTCATATTCTCGCTTCTGCTCTTTATGTGCTCTCGTATACTCACTTCTTAGTTTTTTCAAATGATCAACGTGCACAACCTGGTACCATTTATCATACTCTCGTTTTTCATCAACACGAGAACGATGATATGCCTTGCGTTCATCTGCATGTTTTAAACGATAACGTTTTTCATTTTCTTTTCTTCGTAAACGTCTGGCCTCAGGCGTCATTGGAATACGCTGAAGCGGCCCACGATTTGCTAAATACCAGTTTCGTTTGTAACACCTGTTGCACAAAAATCCATCTTTATAGCGCTTCCACCATAAAGTATTATCAGATGCACATTGCAGACATTTTCTTAGTGATATCACACCCATATGTTATGGTAACATATTAAAAACAACTAATCAACACCAAGGGCGTCTCTTAGAGTGGCCACCGCAGACTTATAACATTCTTTCACCTCATCCACAGACATCAACAGGAGATGTGCTATGACGGAGTCAGGAACACCACGGTCGTTGGACTTCATGAACAAGTCCAAGCTGTTCTTGTACCTCTTAGAGTTTATGTAGTCGTGATCAGAGTGGATCTTGTCTTCTGAGTCAACCTTCATAGTTTCTTCTTACCTTGGTCAAATATCAACACATCAGCTCCATCTATACGTCTCTTGAAGTCTGAGATCTTCTTTGTTATGTTGTCGATCTCTGTATGCTTCTCCTTGATTATAGACTCGATCTTATCTATGGCCTGCCTCTTCTTCTCGATCAGCTGGCCGATCTTCTCGTACTCAACTTTAGCCTGAGCGTACTCTCTTATAGAGATGACAGGGTACACTTTACTGGACACATTTATGGCCTCGTATAGCTCTTGTTTCATCGCCTCGACCACAGAGAGTTCGTTTAGTTCTTCCTTTATACCAGACCGGAAGACCTCGACAGCAGCTTGGATCTGATCCAGTTGCTGCAGTAACACCTTGTATATCACACTGACATCTTCGCTCATTCTTTCACTATCGTCCTGCTGGCACACCCACCACATATCTTAACACGTATTGGCTTGTCTACTTGGAACATGTTGATCCAAGAGATCTCATCGCTGCCACAGTTAGAACAACGAGCTACCTTGTCGTTGTCCCTACCTTTAGCTTCTTCGACTGGGACATCTTGGTAGGTGGGTTTTGATCCGAGCTGCTTCTCAAGGTATCGAACATAACGAAGTAAGCTTACAACCTGCTTCTTGCTCTCCCTGAGTTTACCTCTAAGGTTCTCATCTGGGTCGCCGCCTCTTGATGAGGCTCTACCCTTTTTACTCATGTTACTTCTTCTTGCCGAATCTCTTACCGTTGAAAGTGAAGGTACCATCTATGATGATCGGCACATATCGTGTGTAGTTTCCGTCTATAGTGAACTCAAAGATTCCTAACGCATGAGACCAGTTGTTAGGTTTCCCTTTCAAGAACTTGGCCTGCAGCGTCCTGAGACATCCTAGACTCATCGACTCATGGGTGCCTTTAACAGAAACACCAGAATATCCTTGAATATCGTGGAGATGGCCATAATAAATGTTGACTCCGAAGATGTCTAGATGTTTCTTCGCATGATGGGTGCCAGTGTAGTAACCATGGATGAAGTGTGCGTTACCAAGTCGTAATATCTCATTCAAAGGGATAACTCTGTAGCCAAGATCTTTCAGTCCTAGTAGATCTTGTATCTTCAGGTTACATCCAATATCCTCTAACTTGTACATGAACTCGGGCACCTTGGCCGTCAAGAGTTGGTTAAGCCAATCTTCATGGTTTCCAATTATGAAACGTTTGTATACACATTGAGGACCGGCTGCCTTGTCGATACGTGCAAGTAGCTTCTTTGCTGATTTGACATCGTCTACGAACACGCGTGGTTTTCCGTCTACAGACGGCCAAGGAGACACGGGTTCCATCTCCATGAAATCTCCTAGGTTGATCAAACCATGTGGTTTGTACCAGTGTAAGAACTCACACACAGATTGTATCGCATCTTCATCATGGTCAGGTGTATGTGTGTCTGGCTCAACCACGATCCTTAAGACCTCGTCATCTTTAAGTTTTGCCAACTTGAAGATCTCACGCATAGGAGTCTCGTGCACCGTGAAGTTGTCCAACTTAGGAGTAAGAAGTTTTAGCTTACCGCTACTTTTCGAGTGTGCTCCGATGCTTCGTGGAAGAACTGTGGTCTGGGAGGTGGTTGGTGCGGGGAACAGGGCATCTCTCTGTCCTGTGAACCCACCTAACTTTCTTATCTGCCATTCAGGTACTTTGTCACCGACCACACTCCAAAACTGAGCAGGTGTGACATCATACGGTGCAACATCGTACTGTTCGGCGGCATCTGTGATGCCTTTCTTTATAACAGTTATGATGTTGTTTGACTTACGCTTGTGGGCTTTCTTGGTTTGTTGAGTCATCTTTAGTTTCCTCGTTAGTTTTTCTAGCGTAGTTGTACACACCCTCGACCTTGAATCCTGCAACTTCATCCCCAACCTTCTTGCCGATCAGACTTTCCTGAATTTCTTCAGGAAAGGCGAAGACAGGTTGTGAGCCAAATGCCACATCAGTGTTGGAGTACGCGATCAAGTTGTTTTTGTCGTCGACAGCGTTCAGCGCAACAAGTTGGCCTTTGTCGACGGCTGTCTGCAAAGACTTCTTGATGTTGGCCATCTCTGTAGAAGAGATGAAGTTTGCCACGTTGTCTGACGTCACCGGCTTGCCTTCCTCTGCAAGTTTGTACGCAGCGAGGAGTTGTTTACGTATGTCTATCTGCACATAAGTGAGCTTGTTGAGTTTAGATATCAACTCATCCAGCACATCTGTCATCCTGATGATCGCCATCTGGTTACCTTTAGAGATGGCATAAGCTTCGTCTATCTTGTCTTTGTACGAGAGTGGATTCTCAGGTGGTTGTTCTTTTGTGGGAGTTGGGCTAGATTCGCTCATTTGGATCTCCTCCTTCTATCTGATCTGAAAGCGTTACCACGGACTGTTGACCACCAACAGCTTGGTTTACAAGTGAAGTTATGTTAAGTCCTAGGTCAGCTGCGTTTCCAACAGACCTGTTGGACTGCGAGATGATAGGTGCTGCACCAAGGTTAGGCGAGTAGTTAGGCGGCACAGCATACCCTGCTGCAGTTCGCACGTTACCCTTAGGCGTTTTAGAGCCAGGAGCGATGTGTAATTTATCGTTCTCGCCTGTAGACTGTTTTACTTTTTTCCCAGTTTTCTTTGTTGTGGATGTAGTAGAAGTATTTTGAATTGCTGCACCTTGTATGATAGGTTTAGGTGCTGACATACTTTTCACCTCAGGGATGGGTGTGTTTATAGCCTCAGAACCAACAGTTTGGATGACAGGACGTTTGATCTCGCTGGCAAGCGTCGACATATCTCGTCTGAGAACTTTAGCCGCAAGAGCCTTCAACGCAAGCACTTCGCTGTCATCAAATGGTAGGTCAACAGGCTTAGTGGCTACCACAACGGAGGGTTGTTCTATGCCGAGCAACGCGTTGATCCGTTCAACCGCAAACCGTTTGAACTCTCTGTTGGCTTGTGTAACTGAATCAGCACTACCAGACTCTGCAGAGAAAACATCAGTCTTCACTATCGCCAGGTACAAGTTCGCCAGCTCGATACGACGTATCGACTCCTCAAGCGTCTTTGTGTTCTCGTCGCCGACCTCTTTCTCCTCTATATCGTCTAGTACCTCATCAAGCTCATCGATCTCATCACGGTTCATAACTCATCCTCCATGGTCATCGTACAACCACTCAAGTTCACTGTCAACGTCGTGTGCATCACTGTGTGATCTTCTTGGCGCGTTTGCGCTCTTTCTTTGGCTTGACACGAGGCACCAAGCCTTTCGTGTCTATCAGGTAAAAAACACCGTGTAAGATGGCGTCTAGTATGTCGTAGCCCTCATCTGTGGTTGTAGAGGCACGATCTATCTCAGCCCTTATGAAGCGTTTAGCCCTGATGTCCCATGGGTACTCAAGTAACCACTCTGCAGTGGATCGTTTGTCTGAGCCACCCCATGTGTCTCCTATGACGCCACGCCTAGCTTCGCTTACCCCTTGCCACACCACTTTGGCCCACGTCTCTGCCTTGATTGCGCCGATCAGCTCTGTGAGGCTCTGCTTGGAGAACCCCATACCCCATGGCTTCTCACTGACGACCTCTTCAGGCTGTTCTAAGGCTATGATAGTCGCAGCTGCATGTGCCATGTACATGGTCTTCTTGGTTGAGTCCCACTCAGAAGGGGTCTCGATGACGTGTGCCAGGAAAAGGCTAAGACAATGTGTTTTACCTGTAACAGGTACGTCTACGCTGTTCAACGTTATGCCAGCAACACCGAATTTCTTGCCAGCTGGGTCAAGCGATATGATCCTCAATTGCGGACCTCTAGTATGTATCGGTTGATGAAAGACATCACCTTGTAGTATGCGTCTGTCATGTCCTGGTACTTCTTCCAGATAGTCATGTCGCGGTCAAACTCTTCTGAGGTGACATCGACGAATTTGGCGTTATCGATGGCTTGCATGATATACGATGATGGGTAGTAGATACCGTCACCGTTACCGTATATCTTAGACGGTGGCATGTAGCGGGACACGATACCTACAACTTCACCGTAGCTGTTAAGAACTGGAGATCCAGAGAAGCCGGGGCCTATGTTGACTGTGGCCATGAGTACAGGAGACAACGATGTGATAGGGTACTTGTCCTTGGACAAGCATATGAAGTTCTCGATAGATAAACGTCTGGGTGGTTTCTCTTTGCAGCTAACAAAACCAGCGTAGTCGATCATGCTGTCTGAGCCGTACATCTTTCCGATCGTAACCATGCCAAAGTCACTTCTCCCAAGGAAGCCAAACACTGTCACTGGTTGTTGAAGGTAAGTTGGGTACATCGACAAGTTCAGCCCCAGATGAGGGTTGACAGTTTTCATTATACATACATCAGATTGTTTGGTGACCGACACCTCTGTTATCACATCGTAGTCTCTATCGTACAACACGGAGGGACCGTTCACAGTTTTGATGTAAGCTGTGCCGTCTCCAGATAGGCTGGCACATACATGGTTGTTTGTAACAAGGTAGGTACTTCCTTTGTAGTTCAGTGCGAAGGTGGTGGCCACCATGTACGGCATCTCGTTTGCGTCCATTTTATAGACTTTGTAGATAGACTGCTGCGATCGGTTGAAATCTATGTCAGCATTGGCTGACGCTCCAAAGAGTAGCAGTACAGATACTAAGATTGAGATCACAGTTTACCGCGCTCTTCCAAGAGTACAAGCAGAAACTGTATCTTGAATTTGATGGGGTTTATCAAGTCCTTGTACCCGTCCCTTAACGCCTTGAGGTCGGCGGCGAGGGATGAGATCTTGGGGTCTTCTTTCTTCTTGAGTTTCAGGTCTTCGAGTTCCTTACTCATGCTGACCACCATGTCCTTGATCTGTCCATCTTGCATCGACAACGAAGTCTCAACAAACTCCGCATCTATCTTACCGGCCAACTTATCCCTCTTCTTCTCAAGGTCTGTTGTGTCCATCTTAAAGCCTCCTCAGCTCGATCTTATAGACCATATAACTTCAATATCTCTTACATTTCTGTCTATGTCAACGGTAGACAGCATGCATCTAGATAGTCTTATGTGTGACTTGATGAAGGGTGACGTGAAACGACGCATGTACATCTCTAACATATCTAAGGTCATCCTTGAGTAGTGAATTATGTCGTTTTTGAAGTTGAGGGCGTACTCACTGAGGTCATCCTTGTTAAGGAACGCACGCAACATGTATAGTCCTTCGTGGATTGGATCTTCCACCACCAACACCCTGTTGGTCTTATCCTTGAGTTCTTTGATAGGGATATATAACGTTGCATGGTCGAGATGCTCCCAAAGGGCCATTGTGGTGTCAAGTCTGTTAGACCTCTGCATTGATGGTTGCCACCCCATTCTGTTTAATGACGATCAGACGACTGTCGACAGCTGCGTTGAACTCAGAGGCATGGTCCACCAACAAGTACGTCTTGTCTGCACTTTTGAACTTAAAGAACTCGAGCAAGGCCTCTTTGCTGTTGTAGTCTATGGCGTCAAAAGGTTCATCCAAGAACTTATACCCTACGTACACACCAAGTCGTCTGCTAAGTATAGTATCTAACGCCTCATCGACTGCGATGCTGAGACTTCGTTGTTCGCCACCAGAAAGAGATCCTAAACTTACTTGATCTTGACCGTCCTTTATCTCACATGTGATCTCTTTGCTTATGTTACCAGTGCTCTTCACCATCTTATCTGGTTTAAATGTAACATATAGATGACGTATGTTGGGGATCATCTGTATGTTTTTGTTAACTTCGTAGTTCATCTCGTCGAGTACTCGATCGAAGATGTGGCCTATGAAGCCACCACGTGAGAGTACCTTCTCGGCGTAAGATAAGATCTCAACGTCGTCCACAACAAACGACAACCTGCCTTCTAACGCATCTAGCTCGCTAAGGTATTTGTTGACCTGGCTCTTGGCAGCCTCCAAGTTTTTTGCCACACTGTCGATGTATTGTTGAGCAGACGACAACGCAGATGACATGGCATTGCTGTTCATGAGAAGTTGAGATCTTCTCTCGTTAAGTACCCTCACCTCTTTGTCGACACTCTGGCTTTGTATCTCTACAAGTATGTGTGACTTTTGGTTGAGAAGGACGGACGTATCAGGTAGAACTTGTAGATCTTGCAGTTTCACATACAGTTGGTTAGCCTCAACCGTCAAGGAGGAGATCTGTCCATCGACATCTTGTGCCAGTTTGGCTGTATCTTGGTTATGTATCTCCTGCTTACAGGCATAGCAGATGTTCTTTGCCACATATGACTGCCTGTTCTTAAGATCTTGCATCTGAGACGCAATCAGCTTTATCTTCGACTCTGTTTTGATCTTATCCGACCTCTTTGAGTCAACTGATGATATCTCAAGATCTATCTGTTTAACTCGATTCAACAGGTCGTATGGTGCAGGGCGACTTTTGACCGCAGCGATCTCCGAGTCTACTTGTTGAACATCTTCTTTTATCTTCTGGATAACAATCTTGTACTCATCAATTGATGCTTTCTTGGTTGAAAACTCTTGGCTGGAGATATCTTTGAGCATACTATCTACACGCACCTGTGATTGCTCTGCGTTTTCTTTTAAGAACAGGATGCGGGATGATAAAGTTTTCATCTCATCGGTAGCTTTTGATGATTTTGCTTTGATAGACTCCTGAGCTTTCTCTAGGGATGATAAATTCAAGAATACGCCCAAAAACTCCTTTTTCTCAGAGTCTTTCATGCGCAGGAATCCGCCGTACGACCCCTGTTCTCTGTATGTCAGGTACATGAAATGTTCAGGAGACAGCCCCATCAAGTTGACGATCTTTTCTTGAACGTCATCTGCCTTGCCGTCAATCATTGCACCGTCAAACTGTGCTGTTAACTTACCTCCTATAGTGCGATCAACGACAAGCTCCTTTCCATTAACATCTAGCACCGCAGACAGTGAGGTGGGCTTATCAGAGTTATGTCGGTTCTTTGAGTCTTTTGTTGTCAATCCTACCGATGAAGCTCCAAACAGGGCTACCTTATCGGAAAGTATGAGGGAGGTTTTTCCTGAACCATTGGACCCTCCATTATCTTTGTTCTGACCAACAACAGTACATACAGCGTTGGTAGGTACAAGGAAAGATTGGTTGACACCTATGTCTCTGAAGTTTGAGATGTTAACCTGTTTTAATGATATTCTCATTCCTACTTCTTCTCCGTTGGGTCGTCTCGTTTTTCTATCAGCTCAAGGAGTTTATCACCACGCTCTTTTAGTTTGTTGGTGATGTCCTTGCGTAACTCAACCTTGCGAGCCATATTTCCGTTGTCAACAACCTCTATGCTGTTTGTAGAGACATCTGGCAGCTGTCTCTCCATGACGCCGCCGCAGTAACAAACCAGGTGTCCTACCTGGTCTTTGGCCTGTTTGTAGATCTTCTTCATCACATTGTTGCAGAGGTTGCATTTGTATACAGTCATCATGACTTAGCTCTCCATCACAATTCTAACTGATGAGTTGTTAGAATCTTGGTTCCCACTTATCCCACTCCTGCTCTCTGTCAGCTTGCGATAGGGTGCGCTGTGTGGAGTGGTAGTCTGCTGCTTCCTCTGAGTCTAGTGTAGAATCTCTTTGAAACACCACTATACCAGACAGCCCCATCAACATCTTCGCAACAGAGAGGCTGTTCTTTATAGCGTACAGTACCGCCGAGGCCGAGTCAATGACACCGATCTCGATAGCGTCTCCGAACTTATGATTTAAAGCATCGTACGTGTAGAAGAGGGCGGTCGATGTCTGCTCTTTCTTTAGCAACCTATCAAGCCAACTGCGACGGTTGAACATCATATTCTGCCAGATCTCTAATACCTCACCGATATTCTGTCCACCATTCGTCAAGATGCGCCTGAATGGCTCCACAAGAGACTTACCCATGATGTACTTGACTGCGTCTGATAGGGCTGGGTTGTTGTGTATCTGACTAGCTAAAGTGTTGAGCGTCTTGGCGCACCCAGGCAGGACACCGTCTTTTATAGCACCCTTTATAGCACATACGGCATCTTCTACCCTATGACGCTTCTCCTTGAGTTCAGCCTCAGAGCTGCCATACACCTTGAGCCTGGCGATGCCACCAGTTAGTATAGACATACGCTCTTTCATCATCTCGGCGTCGTACACACTCTCTGCCTGTTTGGCTTGCTGCTCAAGCTCCTCAACCCGTGGTATCAACAGGCCTTCATCTGGGGTACCGATGATCAGACTTTTGTAACGACTATATTCAAACGTCTTCATGCTGTCTATGCCGAGGTCTTTTATCTCAGCTCCAGGAAGAGGCTTACTGAGAGGGTCGAACACAGATGCTCCAGTGAACGATGATACGTCTAAGAGGAAGTGGTACGGGCTGTTTGCCTGATGAGTCATAGGGGTGATCACAGGTATCACGTTGATGGTGTTTGGAGCTTTGAAGTTTGACGCCAATGTGGCAACGACGCTCTCAGAGAAGGCGTGAGCGATCAAAACTATGTTAGGCGACATAGCGTCTTTATCGTGTTGTTGAGCGTCAGATGCATTACCGATCTTATCGAACAAAGGCAACAGTGAGTTTATATCTGTGATCTTCCCGTTGTACAGAATAAACTTTGGCTTGTCTAGCATCGTCCTGTAATTCGACCTGTCGTTGATGAACTCCTCAAGGAAACGTCCGCAACTGTCTTCAAACCCTCTTGCGATAGGGAAACCGTCCACTTTCTCAACTCCGAAGCCTCCCATACCAGATGACTCTGCGATCGTAACCTGACCATTTGTGCCTACTAGACCAAAACACTCCATTACCGCATCGGTCATCTCGACGTCGTTGTTCGTGGAGATCAACGCCACCTTACGCATGAGGTCATCTTTGTTCTCGTTGGTTATCCTGACAGCGTTACTTCGTATGAAGGGGACTATGAAGTTCTCAAACGACTTCTCAAGCTCGCGCATGATCTTCTGAGAAGACAGACGTGGATTCTTCTCCAAGTACTCAAAACCGTTTCGTATTAAGGAGTCCGCCAGGATCGTAGCTGTAGTGGTCCCATCCCCTGCCTCTACGTTAGTTTTCGAGCTACTGTCCCTGGCGGCCTCCAGCACTACCTGCGCAGTTGGATCTGCGAAGGCCATTGAATTGAACACCGTTATGCCATCTTTCGATAGGTAAGGTCCTAGGTTCTCCTGACGTTCGATGAGAACTACCTTGCCGTTGGGGCCTAGTGTACTTCCTACCATTGCACTGGCTTTAGCAAGCGTCTTTAAGACTATATCTTTCAACTTTTGATGGTTGTAGGTAATCGTCTTCGCTGCAGTTTTAGACTTAGCTACCTCTCGGTAGTACATCGAGCTTCCTCCCTGTGTAACTTCTTTACACCATATGCTCCTGTCAAGATAACACACACAGCCTAAAGCTGACAAGGCCAGAACAACACAATAGAAATCTTATCTGGTGTTGACAAAGTAGACAGGAGCAAATATCATCAACACTTACTACCTTAATTGCTCAAACAACCTAGATATCCAGGGAGAGATCTCTTTAACAATGATCTATTCTTTATATAAAGATAATAAGTAACACAATGATCAATAAGATTCATCTCAGTGTTACCTATGATATCTTCTTGTCGATTTGGAGAGAGAGACACCGTGAATTGTTTGGTTCTCAGTCTCGTGCTCCATACGGCGAGTCTTCTAGGCATGAGTACTCAGTGTTCTGTAAGATCTGCTGTCAAGTCATGTACGGCAAAAAAAACACTTCATGCTCATCTGGCAACTTGTGGAAGTTACCCTTTGTTGCTCTAGGTGAGCTTCAGAAGTCCACCTACTACCATGGCCACAACTCAAGTGCTTCCACAGTCTTCAACAGGCAGGAGTCGTCTTTGGATGTAGCCGACGAGATGTTCTACTCCTTCATGTGTGTCACCCTGGAGTACATCAGGGATGGGTCGCCTGACTATGGACGAGGTCTAGGTTTACCCAAGTGGTTCAAGAAGTACGACTTCATGTCGTTTATACGTAGTGTTTACGGCATAGTGTCTAACCCAGACCATGTAGCCTCGATCATGGATGTACCTAACTCTAAGAACAAAGCGTACACAGAGGAGGATGCATACAACATGGCTCGTTACCGCGACACAAAGTACTGCATCAGCTACTGTCGTGACAACTCGCCAGGCGTGTGGCTGCGTGGTTTCAAAGACGAGGGTGCGTTCACAAGGTCTGTGTCTAGACTCTACGACGAGTGTGTGAGAACGTACGTGGAGCACACCAAGTACGGCATGATAGGTGAAGACGAGGCTAAGGTGCAACTTAAGGCGCATCGTCTTACGGAGAAGGTGTGTGAGAGGTGGGCTCGTGCGTTAGCGTACCTGTCCTGCATGTCGTCTAGACTTGGTAGACCTGTCGACATGCACTCCTCACTTCAACGTGATGTGTTTGGTCGTCACTACAAGCTTCTACGTGAGGCATCCATGAACCTTGGTTGGCTTGTCTGTGTGGATGACACCTACAGCCCAGGTTCTAGGTGTATGACGTTTCAACCTCGCGTGTGTTTCGACAAGACCGTCAAGGTTGATAGAACTCCTAGGTTGAACAAGGCCGAGGCACAGGTCGTGTCTGACTTAAGTCGTTACAGCCTCAAGGATGTTGGTAAGCAGCATGGTGACGAGGTTGTTCAATCTGTCAAAGATCGTGTGTCCTACCTTGAAGCATGTACGACCCTCAAGGATGTGGCTACTCGTGTGCAGTCAGCATACGGTAAGTACCTGTGGCGTTACGGTGACGACGGCACTGACATCGTCAACATGCAGTGGTACAAGTCTAATGAACTTCGTCAGTGGCAAATGACCAAAGATAAAGCTAAAGGTGTGTGTGATTGGTACCGTCTTAAGTACAGCAGACCTCGACAGCAGTGGTGCGGTAGTGTAAGATTGAGAGTAGCATGAAAGGTAACCAGTGAGATTTGTCCAAAGAGATCCTTTAAAACTTTACGTACACGACTGCTCTGAGCAGGAGCGTGTAGACCTTGTTAAGTTCTTGTCTTACAAAGACAAGTCTGTCGAGTACCAGATAAAGAAGTTAAGGTCGAACGCACACTACTACAACAGGATGGGTGAGTCTTGGTTCACTGAGCGTATCGAGACGTTGAAGTCTCAGGTCAACAAGTTCGTCATGTACCAAGACGAAGGTGGCATGTACACCTTGGCTGGCTTGAAGACCAAGTTGGCAGGTCGTTTCATGAGTGCGACATTCGATGTTGATGTAAAAGTGCCAGAAGGATCATCTCTCCCCTGGTCTAAGGAGCCTGAGTTTCAACTGCGAGATTACCAGTTGGACGCTAAAGAGAAGTTGCTAAATGTTGTTCATGGTAACGTAGAATTGCCACAAGGATCAGGTAAAAGCAACATAATTTTGCACGTTGTCAGGGAGCTAGGCCTTAAGACGTTAGTCGTAGCCCCATCTACAAATATCGCAAAGCAGCTATATGAATTGTTTGTATCTCACCTATCGAAGAAGTATGTTGGATTCTACGGTGGTGGTAAGAAAGAGACGAAGAAGTTGATAACGGTCTCCATAGCTCAGTCTGTCACTAAGATAAATCCTGGATCTGAAGAATGGAAGAACTTGTCATCTTGTGATGTATTCGTGGCAGACGAGAATCATCTGTTTGCTGCCGATACTTTTGCCAAGATTGCAACCGGTATTGCAGCCGGTTCTGTATGGCGGATGTTTTTCTCAGCTACTCCTGAGAGGAACGATGGTAAAGATATACTTCTACAGGGCGTCATAGGTGATGCTGTGTGCAAGAAGACTCCAATAGAGTTGATGGAGAGTGGCCACCTTGCGAAGATCAGCACATTAGTCGTAGATGTTGAGTCTGAAGATACATACATGACAGACAACGCATTGAAGATGAACCAGACGCATCTATACTCAAACAGGAAGATAGTGAAGTTCATATCTGACGTGTGCTACTCTTCGTTCATGGATGGCGTCCCAACGTTAATCTTGGTCGACGAGCACTCACAAGAGGCTCTTCTTAAAGCTCACATGCGTAATACATACGAGTATGCCTCAGGTCAGTCTGACACATCTAAGATCGTAAAAGATTTCAACGATGGTAAGATCCTTTGTGTAGTTGGTACCTCTGCGGTTAGCATGGGTACTGACTTCAAACCAGTCAGGTTGACGATCGCATGGCAAGGCAACAAGTCTGGTACCAAGGTTAAACAAGGGCCTATTGGCCGTAGCACTAGAATTGACGAGAAGAGTGGCAAGAAAGACTGTAAGATAATTGATTTCAGGGTCACCAACGCTCCAATGCTTAAACGTCATGCTGATGTTAGGATCAAACACTACATGGAGGTTGGGCCGGTAAGGTACACAAAAATTTAACATGGACGAGAACAGTTTACTGTACACATACATAAAGGAGTTGAACGAAGAAGCCAAGTTGCTTGATCATGGCGTCATAGACTCGTTGTTTGCGAAGTTGATATCTCTTGAGAAGTCATTTGAGGTTAAACTCCGCAAGACTGCGAAAGGTAGAAAGATCTATGCTGTGTTCATCAACATGATCTACAAGTCTAACCGAGGTATGATCTCCCTAAGGCCTTACTTCCGTCAACGTGAGCACATGTTCTTGGGTACGATTAACAAAGCGGTGGAGAACAACAAGCCAGAGGAGCTGTATGGTTCCCCTGTCAACTACAGGTTCATGGCATTTGCGTTAGAATGTCTTAACAGCGCCAACGATGAGAAGAGAAATAGCACATCAGATGCTGGTGAAAATCATCAAAAAGAACTCGCAGACATACTTGAGAAAGTTAAGATAGTCAGAAATGAGATCGTCAACAGCAACCTGTTCCTCTCTCTAGGACGAGCTAAGATACACAGCCGATCGTCTTACAGCTCCTCCATAGATACCTCTGACCTTGTTCAGATCGCCAACGAAGCTCTGATCACTGCTGTCGACAAGTACGTACCCGACTCAAGGTCTGTGTTCGCACATATGGCTATAGGTCGTATCATAGCTAACTTGATCGCAGAAGGGTCATCACCGTCCTCAGCAACTATAAACTCAAGTGGTAAGAAGAAGTTGTATAGGATACGGAAAGCACTTGAGAAAGCTCCATCTGCTAACAGAGCAGAGATCGCCAAGATCTTAGAGATCGCAGAGCAGGAAGTCAATGAGCTGTTAGAGTCAACACATTACTCTAGCCTTGACCAACCGTTGTATGAGGGTGATACTAGGACGTTGGGTGATACTGTAGAGGATGTGAAGACAGACCCGCATAACGAAGTGGAACGTCGAGACATGTTCATGAAGCTGTTCAGGGCTTATGATTCATTGTCCGTGATCGAGATGAAAGTTTTAAGATTAAAAGGAGTTAACCCTATGCGTACACTCAACAAGCATGTGGCTGTGACTGTTCCTACCTTGAAAAAAATAGAGGAAAGAACGGTGAAAGGGTTCCAGATGTCTGAGAATCTTACCACTGCTCTGGTAGAGTCGCAGGTTATGTTTGACTCAGAGAAGTTCAAGGTTGGTGAAGTTGTCTACTTCAGGGCTGATATTAAGAATCACAGTTACATGAGTCAGAAGTACAACTTCGGTGGTAAGGAGTTCTTGCTCGTGCCAGAGGAAATGGTCGTGGCAGTTAAGAGTGCCGATGAAGCGTAAGTACATTCTCGTAGGAGACTTGCATGCTCAAGTTGGTAACCTTGAGGATACCGAGGTGGTGTTTGATAAAGTAGCTATGCTTGTTCGTGAGCATGGTATCGAGTTTGTTGTTTACCTAGGAGACATGTACCACACACACTCTGTCTTAAGACAAGAAGTAGTTGAACTTCTCAGACGCAAGCTGCCTGAGACGCGAGGTACATGTCAAGGTAAGCCTGTGGTACTTGTTGGTAACCATGACTTGGTTGGCCCTACCAGCACGTCGATGAATGCTTGTGAGTTGACTCTGTCTGATGTGGCTGCTGTCGTATCTGAGCCAGTAGAGGCTGGACCTGTGTTGTACATGCCATTCACCCCTGATAACAGTAAGTTCGTAGAGGAATGTAAGAAGTACTACGGCACATCTCTTGTTGTATGTCATCAGACATTTGATGGTTCGCAATACGAGAATGGTTTCTATGCTCCAGGTGGAGTAGATCAAACTTTGATACCACAGAAGGTTGTCATCTCGGGTCATATACATAAATCGCAGAAAGTTGGTAAGGTTACATACGTGGGTACCCCACGAGCCCTCACTGCTGCAGAGTGTGATGAAGATAAAGGTCTTGTCATGATGACCTACGATGATGTGACGTGTGGTGTTGAGCTTAAGATGTACTCGTTGAACGGATTGGTGAAGACTTACAAGAAAGTTGACGTACAAGAACCAGCTGAGTTTGATATGCCGCTTTTGAACGGTTGGGGAGCCAAAGACCACGTCATGCTGCATGTGCATGGATCTGAAGACTACTGTGAAACCTTCGTGAAAGATAAGTTACCCGTACTAAAACAGCTTCGACCTAAGACGACTATAAAGGTGGCCTGTCATGTAGAGAAAGTTGTTGATGGTAAACCTATCATGGACGTATCCTCTGAGAGTGTTACGGATTCACTTCGTAAGTATGTAATGGAAGTTGCTGACATGAAGGCGACACTAAGAGAGAGGGTATGGGAGACGATATCAAGAGAACTGAAGTAGAGAATAAAGATTGGATTCTCGCTCGGTTGTTGTTTGAGAAGTTCTCTATACTTCATGATTTTCATCAGATACAGATGAAGACGTATATAGTGGCATGTTGCAACATCTCTTTAGGTGGAGTTGCAAAACTATCTGTCGCTGACAAGACTATAACGTATGAGTTGGCAACAGAGAGGAAGTTCAAGAAGACTGACAATGAGCTTGTCGAGAAGAACAAGTTTATCGGACTATGGAGTGTCCCCCCTGTTCGTTACAAAGTAGAGAAGGCTCTTGCCTACGATAATCTGGTGAAATGGACGCGACAACTTCTTTGGAACGACACGAATGTTATCTTGGTTGTAGATGGGAAGTCTTATGCTGGATGATACAAAGAAACCTAACTTCACCGAGAGAGAGTGGACCCTGTTGAGCACAGTGGCTGACACTGGAGTGAAGCCCATATCTCCCTCTCTCTCTGCAGAGATGCTGAACTTGTACATGGAGAGCTACTCTTGCGAGCAGATCGCCCATATGAACAAGGGGTTTGCCGAGGTAGATGTCCTGTACTGTCGTTACAAGTACGATTGGGATGGTCAAAGAGATCGGTATGCTAAGCAATTGCAAGAGCAGGTTGTCCAGAAACTTGCTAAGCTGAAGATGGAGTCTATGGAGTTCTTGAGCAACATGTTGTCCATCCTTCATAAAGACGAACGAGAGAAGATGATCGCCTATCTACAATCTGGAAGAGAAGAAGACAGGCCTAAGATCTGGGCGACTAACATCACAACATACAAGTCTGTCATTGAGACCATACAGAAGCTCACTGGAGAGGATAAAATTCAGAAGCATGAAGTTAAAGCTGAGCACAGGATGATCGCATCACCAGAGCTTAAGAAGGCTATAACCAAGGATATCCAGACCAGCCTGCTGAGGCAGCTGGTGACCGGTCCTGGTAAGGTTAAAGGTAAAGGTGAATGAACAGAATTTCATAGATATAAATGCTCTATCGCCCGATCAGCGCGATGAGATACTAAGAGCACTTGTTACCAAGCGTCTTACCACTCGTGAAGACCTTAGCATGTGGCTTTTGTTCTTCTTAGGCGTTGACCTTGCTGACTGTACGGTGTCTAGGTTTGCCACTTCAAATCCTTTGGATATGGTGTGGTCGATTTATCAATTTTGGGCAGATAAAACAGTCGAACACCCACTCTCCACCTTCTACATCGCCGGTCGAGCTTCTCAGAAAACACTATCTTGCGCAGTGCTTCAGGTTTTGTTGCCATTGCATTTTGGTGTTGGGGTTGTTCATTTCGGTGGCACTAAAGATCAAGCAGGTCGAGCCTACGAGTACTTCAAGAAGTTCGTCAGTCGACCATACATACGGGGCTACCTCAAAGATGAGCCCACTCAGACTAAGACTTTGTTCAACATAGCTGGAATAGATGAGGAGGTTGAGCATGCAAACGCATCGTTCAACGTAGCCGACAGTGAAGTTAAGATCCAGATATTGCCAATATCCTCCATGTCAGTACAGGGGCCACATGAACCAGTCGTCTCTCTTGATGAACTGTCCAGCCTCACTCCTGACAAGATCAGGGCATATGAAGACGTATCTGGCGTTCCTATCTCTAACCCTGTAGATGGTCATCCATGGGTTAAATTTGGCATTAGCTCTCGTAAAGGTAAGTACACCGTCATCGAGACTGAGTACGACAGGCGTGATAAGTCGGGTGTTATTTTTAAGTTCTGGACTGTGTTGGAGAATACCAAGGCATGTCCTGAATCTATCAGGACTAACATACCCCTTGAGATGTACGTAAATGTCTATGAGAATGTAGCGATACTGCAAGATGCTTACGATCAACTGGAACCTCTCAAGAAGTCACAGTATGAGAAGATACAGGCCTACAAGGGGTGTTACACATGTCCCTTGAAGGCACTTTGCGCTGGCGATGCTGCTAAGCAGACGTCAACATGTAAGACTTTGAGGCCCATCACATCGACGATTCAGGAGTTTAAAGAGGCACCATCTCTTGAGTGGTTCTTGAGTCAGAAGATGTCTCTGACACCAGCTTCAGAAGGTCTGGTGTTGCCCAAGTTCAATCGTGAGAACTTTGAGAAGACTCCTCGTGAGATCTACAATATCTGGACTGGTACTGATCCTGGTAGGGAGATCACAAAGGAAGAACTTGTCGTTGAGATGATCAAGGCTGGCGTCAAGAGACATATGGGGCTTGATCATGGTTACTCGCATCCTGCTTCGTTTGTCGTGGTATTTCAAGATCCAGCCGACAACATCTACGTCATGAAAGTTATCAAGAGGGTTGGTTTGGAGCCTAACGAGGTTGTTGAGCTTGTTGCGAAGTTGAAGAACATATACCATTTAACTCGATGTCACCCTGACACGGCAAGACCTGATGTCAACAAGATGTTGAGGAAAGTTATAAAAGTAGGTGATGATTTTGACAAAGACGTTGATAGGGGTATAACGTTGATTCGTGGCAAGATCTCCCCAACCGTTGGAAGTACTAAGTTCTTCGGTATCAAAGGTGAAGTTGAAGATTTGAGTTTTGAGCTTGAGAGGTATCACTATGATACTGACTCGGCTGGTAAGATCACTGAAGAGGTGGTAAAGGAGCTGGATGATGCTATCGACGCGCTCTCCTACGATGCTCAGAACCAGTGGGGCAATAGTGCTGTGAACATACCTCCTGCAGATGAAGTCAAGGGCAAAGAAGAGACGCGAGAACAGTACGCTGAGCAAGTTAAGGCTCAGATGAACAACTGGCTGTCCAGTCAGATCAGAGAGCATGTGGTAGAGCAGAAAGGTAGCGCTGGCAGCACTGGTCAATCGAAGAATTCTGGTGTGGTATGGGATTTCTGAGCAAGATCAGGGATTTAGGTTAAAAGCTTAATTTTATTAAGGACTTAGACATGAGGAGAAGTGTTAGATGAGTACAAGTAACCTGAGGTTAGGCTGGACGGCGTACAATGATACAGCTCCCGGCAACAACCCATACATCAAGATATTCGACCTCACATACAACCTATTGGGTGTTACATCTGCCAAACCTTTGGCTGAGAACCGTGTCATACCACCTGGCGCGACCGAGACCATATTCGACGGCACGCGTATCACTTCCGTAGACGGTACCACTGCGTTTGATGTGACAAAACCTTACCTTGCGTTAAATACGTACAGGTTCATGCGAACTGCTGGCACACAACCTCAGTTCAGGACCAACAGAGCTATCGCTGTAGACAACACAACTGAGTTCACGGTCACAGTCAACGGTCCTATCGCAACTCTTACAAACTCAGCTGGTACTGCCCCAAACCTTGCCAGCGTCGTGGTTGGTGATGTACTACGCGTCGATCTATCTGCTGGGTTCTCGGCAAACAATCAAGGGACATTTGTAATAATAGCCAAGACGTCTAACTCGTTGACTGTTAAGAATATATCGGCAGTTGGTGAGGTGGTTACATTGACCAACACAACAACCAACAGCTTCTTGGTGTACAGCAACGGTGCTTTGGGTAACCAAGTGCAGGTCGGCGACAACGTCATCATATCGGCTGGTTTCAGTCAGGCTACATTCGGCACGTACACAGTGATCGATGTCACCCCATTCTGGTTTGATGTAAATGTCGGTGCGCCGAACGGCCTTCCTCTTGAAGCAGGCATCATCACTGGATCGTCAGGTCTTGTGTTCTACAGCTCTGCCAAAAGATCTGTCATGGTGGCAGCTGAAGACCGCTGCTCTGTCAGGGTGAACGGCGATAACACAGACAACGCGTTGCTAGAGCCTAAGGAGATCGGTGATCCATCTAGGCCCGCTATATACTTCAAACATGGGACGGCCTACTCCCTTGTCATCCATAACTTGAGTTTGAGTCCACTCAACGTCGTAGTGGCTTCTGCAGAGTAAGGTGATATGAGCAACAAGAACGATACTTCTAAATCTGACAACATGTCACCCACCGACAAGAGATTCACCTCCATAGTCATGGAGAAGACTGACGTGTCGACTATGAAGGAAGATGTCTTATCACAGATCCTGCTCACCTTGAAGAAAACTCAGGACGAGGAAGTGGTCCGAGTTGCCTTTGAGGAAGATCCTACAAACAGAAGTAAGTACGCTGGGCTGTTCAAGAATCGTGGTAGTGGAATCCCCAACGAGATGCTTAAGAGAGTCAGAGACTCTGAGGAGCTGATCGGCGGAGTCATCATACCCACTCGTGCTAGACAGATCAGCCTGTTTGGTCATCCTCGTGCCAACAGATTTGATATAGGTACCACCATCAACCTGAAGCCTCACGTCATGTCTCAGATGGATGTTCAGAAGGCAGAGGATTTAAAGAACAAAGAGATACCGAAGATCAGAGAGATGCTGATGAACTGTGGCATCAAGAAAGGTATCACCGATCGTGAAAGACTCACGTTATCTGAGTGTATCTACGAGATCATAGAGGATGCATTGACGTTTGGTTACCTATCTATTGAGGTGCGACGCAACACTGTTGATGAGTTCCACAGCTTCAGGCCCATAGACTCTGGCACAATCTACCAGTTTGCTACACCTGTAGGTAGCGAGTCTGAAGTTCAACGTATCAGAGCTGAAGCCAAAGAAGCGTTTAAGACTTTGACCGGGAAACCGTCTGAGCTTAACGTTAAGATCGACAAAGATGAGATCACTTGGGTTCAGGTGATAAACGGTCAAGCGAAGCAGGTGTTCACCGACAATGAACTGTTAGTTTACAACCTGTATCCTTCAACAGACATACGTCGTAACGGCTACGCATGCTCACCTATCGAGCGCATGTTGACCGCTGTCGTAACTCACATCAACATAACAAACCACAACAAATTGTTCTTCCTGAACGGTAGAGCTGCACGCAACGTCATGGTGTTTCAGTCTGAGAACTTAGACGTTGAAGACATCAAGAACATTCGTTCGCAGATGCAAGACCATATCAACTCTGCCAACGCCTCGTGGCGTATGCCAGTGTTTGGCGTCGGTCAGAACGACAAGATCGACGTGTTGCCACTTGATGGTGCTGGTCGAGACATGGAGTTTCAGTACCTGGCTGACCTTACCAAGCGTATGATCTTCGCTGCGTACCAGATGTCGCCTGATGAAGTTTCAGCTCTGTCGTACTTGTCGCGTGGCACAGGGTCACAGTCTCTTTCAGAGTCGAACAACGAGTATAAGCTTGAGGCTGCCAGAGATCTAGGTCTTCGTCCCATCTTGATGGCTATCGAGTCGTTCTTCAACGAACGTCTACTTCCTCAGATAAGCAAAGATTGGGCAGAGAACTTCTACATCAGCTTTGAAGGTCTCGACGCTGACAGCCCAGAGAAGGAAGCCACTCGCATCCAGCAGGACTCAGCCATCCACATGTCTATGAACGACATCATGGACAGAGTCGAGAAGAAGAAAGTTCCACTTGGCGGCAGCTTCGTGCTCAACACGGCTTACATGACAGTGCTTGAGAAGTACTTCACCAAAGGTGAGATCTTAAGGGCGTTCGGTGGAGACAAGTTCAAAGACGCAGATGACGCCAAGAAGCACCCCGAGTGGGACTACTACATGGGCGACCCAGGTTCCCAGTGGTACACGCAGGTGAAATACGGTCAGCAGCAGCAAACTCCTCCTGGAGGATCTGGAGGTGGACCACAGGACGGTGGACAACCAGGAGATCAGTCTGGCAGCACAGAGGATATGTCATCTATAGTTGATCAGCTTGGTCAGATGTTAAGCAAGGCCGAGAAAGATCTACCTAACGCTCGTAAGGAACTCTTGTCTAAGCACAAAGACATAAAGAACTCTATCTTGAAAGCTTGGGAACAAGAGTCTGACGCTATGTTCAAGCAGATCATCAACGCCATAGACGGCGGCGATGGACACTGACGCTTATGCTGAACAAGAGTACTCGAAAACTTCTCGCTGACATCATCGCAAAGTCGTTCGACAAGTTCAAGGGGTCATTCGTAGGCCCATCTGCATCTTCTACCGGCTACCTATTTGCGCTAAGTGCTCACCCTACAAACAAGCGTGTGTCAGATGCATACGTGCACGCAAACGCGTCCTCTTCTCTTAGAGATACGATCGACAGGTCTACGATAGAGCGGATCGAAGCCACTGCAGCCAACTACGTCGATGCCTTGAAGCAGAAGGCCGTGTCAGACATACTGCGAACTGTTGAGGAGAACCTGGCAGAGGCTAAGAATAAAGGCATGCTTAAGGGTGTGTCTCCTCAGATGTTCTTGAGGTCTGAGGATGGTCGAGAGATCATGGACAAGATCAGAGACCAGTTGATGGACCAGAAGAAGAAGATAGATCGAGGCATCGAGCTGATCGCAAACGTGGAGCTTCATAACGCACAGAACCATGGGGTAGCTGACGCCATCTTGGGTATGGCCAAGTCCATCGGTGATGCTGACCCTACTGTGGCGAAGTTCGGTGTTGTCGACGACAAACTATGCAAGGACTGCAAGAGGCTGTGGCACACAGAAGAGAACATCAAAGTTCCTAAGGTCTACAAGATGAGCGAGTTGGCTGGCGACTCTGGCGATTGGAAGAGTAGAGTGGCATCAGTGTCGAGCACCCACCCTGCATGTCGCCACGTTCTTACGTACATCTCAAAGGGCTTTGGGTTTGACAAAGCTGGCCGTCTTCGCTATGTCGGCAAAGACCATGACGAACACAAATCTCAAGGTGGAGCCTAAACTACCTGACAAGGTAGGCGAGTAAGGCGAACAAGATGCAGACATCTATGGCTCCAGCTATGTACCATGTGGCTTTGTAACTTCTTAACTTCATTATAAAATATCTAAATCTGTTCATATTTCCTTCCATGTTCAGTATCTTTGAACATCGATTTATCGCTGATCATCGATAGTTGATATGATACAAAACTATCACATGTGACACAAGAGTTTTGTGACATCATTTGTGTAATCATACTGAAAAGATAAGATATTACAATAACTTATATCAGAACCTTAATCTTAATGTATATGGCAGCCTTAAAGAAGAACTTGATAGTTGAGGGAGTACTCACAGCCCAAGTACCTGACACGGCTGGTGAAGTCCTTGACATATCTGGCGCCGACATAAGCGACCTTAAGACTGGTCGTAGCCCCGTCAACACTGAACATATCAACCCGGACGACATCAAGAAAGACAGTGACGACAACGGGTTCCAGTCTATCGTGGGCCGCGTGATTGACGCAAAAAAGATCTTCAGCGAAGAAGACTGTGACAGCCCTGATGAACTTAGGGCTTACAAGAACCTCAAAGTGCCTTTAATCTGGGGTAAGATCGAGATATTCGACAACGACAAGTCGCACGACAACGCTCGTGCTGCAGCCTCGATCATCAGGAACTACGCCGATGCAGGTGTCAAGCAGTTGCTTGGGTACTCTGTCGAAGGCAACACATTGAGAAGAGACGGAAATTTACTTAAAGAAACGGTGATCAAGAGGATCGCCTTGACAGCCAAGCCTGCTAACAAGGCAGCTGTCGTTCAGGTTGTGAAGGACCAGCCGCAATCTACCTCTGCTTCTATTACAAAGTCAACGAGTAGCATTGGCGGCTATGAGCCCCTCTTTAAATCTGAGAACTTCATGAGCCACATGCGCGTGGTCAAGGATGACTACGGTCTGTCAGGCGCCATCTTCAAGTTGAAGAAAGCTCTGACGGCAGGTGGTTCAAACGTACCCCCAGGCAACCTCACGAACGGGTCGGCGTTGCAGCCAGAGTCCCAGCTAGGAAAGCTAAAGAAACTGATCGGACGACAGAAGATCAGTAGGGACCTTCTAAGACGCCATCTACCTAAGATCTCTGAGGAAGACCTGGACAAGGTCGAAGCTGTCCTGAAGGCAGAGCGTGAGGCTGTAGACCTCAAATCTGCGCAGGATACCTACGACCAGATAACTAAAGGTTTTAAACAATAAATGATAATGTTTCTGCCTATTTAACAAGATAACTTAACATTATGTCTTGTACACACGGCGGATGGCATGTTTCATCGTGCCCGTTCCCCCGCAAGACAAAACGATAAGGAGATGTAGATGTCAGCACAAATCGCTAAATCCAGCACACTGATGCTTAAGTTGAAGGAAGAGCTTCGTCAGAAGCTGCCCTCATTCGTGCAAACAGACAACGTGGACAGCAACGGCTACCCCACCTTGCTCTTGAGCGCAGACTCCACACCCGCTGCTGGTGAACAGAACATGTTCATCCGCATCACCACGATGTCTAGCCCCTTTGTCGACTCCATCGGACAGTCACAGTCGGTCTACGGCCCTCATGTGATCCAGTCTGTTGAAGAAGCCAGTACAATCTCTGGAGTCTCACTTTTGACTCTTGCCAACCGGTCGAAGATCGATTGGTGTATCACCCGCGCTGGATGCCAAGAAGAGAAGTACCTCAGAGCCAATGGGGCAGCCCCCGGCCTCTCTGATATCACTTCTGGTAACCTTGTGTCTAAAGTTGCGGACGCGTACTTCGCGCTCTCTCACCAGTAAGCAACTGGAGAAAAAAACGGTTACTTGTTGGAAAGAGAGGAGATGTTATGGACCAAGACCTTAGTAAGTTAGTAGCAGAAGCGACAGAAGCACTCGACAGTCTTATCAAGTCTGAGAGAGAACGCTTCGACATCCTCCTGAAATCAGAAACGTCTGATAAGAAAGATGGCACCAAGCCGCTAGCTAAGAAAGAAGAGTCGTCCAAGGAGGAGTCTTCAAAATCCAAAGAAGAGTCATCCATGGCGAAGAAAGAGGAGTCTTCTAAGAAGGAAGAGTCTTCAAGATCCAAAGAAGAGTCTATGAAGAAAGATGACCCAGAAGGTTCGGGCTTTCAAAGCCCTGCCCCTGAGGCATCTTCAAAGCCTGAAGAGTCTAGCTCGCCTGAAGGGTCAAAGACCCCTGAGGCCTCTAGTTCTCCCGAAGCGTCTGGTGATGCTGGCGTCGATCATATCTCAGAGATGCTCTCTGGACTTGACGACGAGCAGTTGCAACACCTCTACATGTCGTTGAAGTCTGAGCTGATGTCTCGCATGAAGCCTGAAGATCAACCAGCTAAGCCCGACATGTCAAGTGCTCCGGCCCCTTCACCTGCCGCACCATCGCCGTCGCCTGAACAACCAGGAATGGAGAAGATGTACATGGCAGAGAAGAAAGAAGTCGAGGAGAAGTTGTCGAAGTCTGAGGGTACCCTTAAGAAAGCACAAGAAGAGAACGGTGCTCTTAAGAAGGCTCTTGAGAACGCGACTGACATGCTCGACAAGATCCTCAGCCGTCCCGTCAAGAAAGCCATCACCGACATCCGATTCGTGGAGAAGGGTGAGGAGCTTGCCAAGACAGACGACAAGATCAGCGACTCTGATCTGAAGAAGAAAGCCAACACCGTGTCTAAAGACATGGGTAAACTCAGCCAGTTATCTAAATCTGAACGTGAAACCCTTGTTGACTTCACCACCGGACGCTCAAAGGCTCGTGAAGAAGTTATCAAGATCGTTAACAAGTAAAGGAGTGCAAAGTGCAAGAAGTCATTCAGAAAATCGAAGAACTTAGGAAGGCGCTGGAAGCGGGTGGGATGAACGCCGCTCCCGGAACACTGACTCAAGGGTCTGCGCTCCAACACGAAGACCTCAGTGCAGTGATGAACGTCACCACATTTGAAGACAAACACATCAAGCTGCAGAAGAAGTTCAAAGTCGTCCCCGCCAAAGGGACGATGGTCCAGTACAATCGTCAGCTTGACCGTGGTATCTTCGGCGGATCTGCCGTCATCGAGGGTGCTGTCGGAGACGAGAGCACATCGACGTATGTGCGTGAGATCGTCAACATGTGCTACTACGCTGAAGTGCGTAGGACCACAGAGCAAGCCAACCTCATCGAGTCTTTCGACGGTGTCAAAGCCGATGACAGGGTCGAGCAGGATGCAGCTCTCAAGATCGCTGGCGACGTCGAGTTCGACCTCTTCCGAGGTAAGTCGATGTTCTCCAACGGTGGGGTGTTCGACGGCCAAGGTTCTGCTATCCCTCAGAACATGCCTAACATCCTCGGTCTCGACCCTCTCATCAGACGGTCAGACATCCTTCAAACTACACAAGACCTCATGTTCAACGAGTATGGATCTGACGGATCTATCCAGTTCAACCAAGCTGGTGTCCTGTCTCAGTCCACTATCGAAGACATGTACGCTCGCTCCAGCATGAACCTCGGTATGGCTGACTGGCTCGGACTTGATCCTTTGACCCACAGCGGGTACAACAAGATCAGTCACGCCAAAGAGCGTATCGTCCTCGCTGGATCGCCTCAACAAGCTACTGGTGCAAGCCTGAAGGAGCAGTGGGTCGCTGGTGGTGCTATCACCGTCGAGTCCAGTCGCTTTCTCTCAGCCAAGACCAGCCCTGCTCGTCCTAAGATCGGATCTCCTGCAGCCCCAACACATGCTGCCGCTGACGGGTCTCCATCGGGCACATCGTTCATCGCTGCTCAAGTCTACTACTACCGTGTTACCTCTGTCAACGAACGTGGTGAAAGCTCTGCTTCAGCCGCTGCCTCGTTCACGGTTGCGACCTCTGGTAACAGTACCGCGCTCACGATCACCCCTGCTGGCGGTGTCCAAGCACTGTACTTCAACGTCTACCGCTCGAATGCTGGTGAACCTGCATCGAAGGTTCGCTTCATCGGTCGCGTCGCTAACAGCGGTGCTGCTACCACGATCTTTACCGACCTCAACAACAGACTTCCAAACGGCGTCACGGGCTTCCTGCTCGATATGCGCGGTATGGAGATGCCTGAGTTGGCCAGCTACCGATCGAAAGAGCTTGCTAGAACAGACTTAAGCAATCCCAAAGTATTTTATCGCTTCACAACCCTTGCGGTAAAATTACCAAGGTTCAACTGCCTTGTTGATAACTTGCTCCCAAGCTAATTAAGCGTATAATCTAATAGATATCAAGACCCTGGCTAAACACCAGGGTCTTTTTTTGTTTAAAATTTGACTTCAGACTTGCCTTTTAAGATCAGGTTGTGCTAGTATATTTAATAAGGGGTTATCACCCCTCAAGGCCCCAATGCCAAGGCTCCTTTCTCAGATCTGCCGAAGTGTTGGGGCCTTTTGTTTCTATAAGGAGTTTTACGTATGGAAACACCGAATGATCTTCTCTCTTACGCCTTAATGTATGCCAGCAGAGGGTGGCCAGTGTTCCCTTTGCACTCATGGACAGGGCAACGATGTTCATGTGGGAGAGAGGACTGTCATAGTCCCGCCAAACATCCAAGAACACATGATGGCTTTAAGTCTGCCACCAAGGCACTCTCTTCGCCTTGACCTGAATCTGCCTTAAGTACGTTTTTTTATCATCTGTTCTCGGCTGACCTCGACGAGCGCCATGTCACCTTGTAGAATAGGAAAAAGGAATGGCAAGGAGAGAAATGACGTTAGTGACGCATGTGACAGCTGCTCAGGGTTGTTACCCAATAGGCATGAAAGGGTAAGAAGTGAAGGGAGAAGGTATTTCTACTGTCATGCGCGTCATCTCACACACTGCCAATGACTTAGATCCCAGTGTTAACGAAGAATCCAATCACTGTGTTGTGTGAAAAAGGTCACAGACGAGATGTAGAGAAAGCAGTGAATATTTTTCTTGGTAAGTCCTGTCCATCATGTGCTAATGTTGGTACATCCAAGCCCGAAGAAGATCTAAGAGGATGGTTGACTGCTTTAGGTGTTAAAACAGAAAAATTCTCGTTAAAAGATGAGAGTAATGCACATGTACGAGGAAGAAGGTCTCAGATAGATATTTATATTCCAGATCATAATCTTGGAATCGAATACTGCGGTCTCTATTGGCATAACGAAGATTCGCCCCATCCAAGGTGCTAGCTCACTGCATAAGATAGCTTTCGGGTTATATCACAAAGATCTTCTTATCGGAGTAATCACTGGCGGCAGGCACAGTAGAGTCAACTCGGGCGAGTTACTTGTCCTTGATAGGTTATGTTTTGCCTACGACTATTCTGTTGTCGGCGGCTCATCTAAACTGTTCTCATATCTGTTAGAATGGGCTAAAAATAATAATTACAAGCAAATCGTCAGTTACTCAGACAGTCGATGGTCGGAAGGCAACGTATACGACAAGCTGGGCTTTATGTGTACTAAGATTTATAAATCGGATTACAGTTATGTCAAAGGACAACAACGATATCCTAAACAGCAACTCAAATTAACACAAGATGAGCGACAACTTGGAATCCCAGAAAATGAATTACGTAAAACTCAAGGATACCGTCGCATCTGGGATTGCGGCAAGAAACGATGGGTTTACTATATCAATTAATCTTCCCTTACCAGTGTCTCAAAACCTCTAGAGATGTACCTGGCCTCCTCATTTTTCATGACGGCTTCACATAGTATGATGCCGTTTGCTAACCCATGGTGGTAGTTGTCACATTGCGCGTTACCTACTTGGTTGTCACGCAGGCTACCTAAATCACTGATTCTATCTAGCAGTACCATCAGGTTGTATGCCAAATCCTTCGCATCTTCGTAAAGATCTGATCCTGGACCGCAAGGCCCTTCTTTAGTCTGCTCCAACTTGTTGACGACACATTCTAAGTGTCGACGCATGTCATCTGTTGTCATGGGGCCTCTATTGGTGGTAAATGGTTCAGGCCGTCGGCCTAACTGGCGGTTGTCCTGAGCCTCATTTGTGATTTTTGATCTGTACACGTCTATCTCCTTAGCTGAAGACCCTTGGTCTTCGTGAAACGTGCCATGTCTGAGAGGATACTATGATCGACCGGCAGCCGCAAGCACGTCGCCATGGTTATCGCAGCTGCGTTGGCATGGATCTCTTGCATCTTGTTTGTCACTGTCCCCTCAGGCATCCAGTAGAGCATTATGGCATGACCTATCTCGTGGAGTATGACGAGCTGTTGTGCCGACTTGTTGTACGGCATCTCGTCTCTCAACCATATAACTCCGTTGCCGAAGTAGATCGCTATGTTGTTTTTCGGGTACCTTGCCGTTATACCAACGGACTCTGGGGTAGGACCAACCTTGATGTCAAGGCCAAGCTCCATAGATAATGTGTGTACTGCAGGTGAGATCTTGGTTTTGTACAGCTTACCTAGAGAACTTCTTGATGTACTCCGCTGCGTCTTCGTGCGGCTCATCCTTACCCTCACCCTTTCGTACTATATAGATCTCAACCCAGTTGTCTCCTATTGGCATTACCTGGATCTGGTACGAGACCGAGTTGCATGTACCGAGAAAAAATAATATGGCTGCCACTAACTGTTCTGTGAGAGTCTGATAGTCTACAGCAAGCGCCATAGATGTAAGTGCGCAGTCTATCGCGTTTTGTACGCCGCGTCTGTACTCCTCATCTCTCTCATCTGTGAAGTATAAACCAGACACATACTCAGGTGCACACTCCGAACACTCTGTTACGGGCCAGTCTTCGTCGTCAGCCATACTTGTACCTCTTACCACATCGACAGACGATCATCTTCACCGGCATGCCGACGCGGCCTCTCACCATCCTGAGCTTGTCCATGCCGTGGTCACATTTGGCCACATCGAAGATCGTAGACTTTTTGACCACGTCTTTCATCTTAAGGAAGTCGTTGTAGTGCATCATTATCCCCTTTTGTTCTCGTCACTGCTATAGTCATTTGAACCTATGCCCATACGTCCTCTACCTGAGTCGTCCGACTTAGGTGAGTACTTCATCTTACCCAGCCTGTTGATCGTCTCTTGTGTCGGCATGCCGAGGCAGAAGATGCTCACGATCATGTCTCTGAGATGGGCGAACGTGAATCCTTTGGTGACAGTTGCTAGGTTGATATGCTCAACCTCACCGGTCTGCTGGTTAGTCTCCTTGTGGATATGGTTGCCTTCCCCTAGTTTATGCTCGATGTAGAACTGTCGAGCTTCCTCGCTTGGGTACCCGATCTCCACTATCTTGTCGAACCTAGACGGTCTGTTTACGAGTCTGGGAGGAAGCTTCTCTGGGTAGTTCGTGGTGGCGATGTACACCACGTTGTCGGCCTGAACTGATCCGTCCAACAAGTTCAACAGGTGGTGCTCGTTACCGTGCATCAAGATGTCGTCAACATCCTCTAATAGGACCAAGATCTTCCTGTTAGGCTCTACCTGTCTGATAACTCTCATGGCCTCTTCAAGAGTCTGAGGGTTCTGTGACAAGAACACAAGCCCATCCTGCTTGTTGATCATCTCCTGGGCAACCAACGACACGGTGCAGGACTTCCCGCCACCCGGAGGTCCCCACAGTAGAAATCCTCGTTTGTGGACGAACCCGTACTGCTCGAACTTAGGCTTAAGACTCCAGAACTTGTCTATCTCGCTCAAGATCATGGCACTCTTGCTGTCTGGGAACTTCAGTAGGTTGTCTGTGACGATGTCTTCGCGAGAGAAGACTATCCCTGCATTGTCTATCATGAGTCGGTACAACGCAGACGGCATCTTGTCTACAGTCTTGGTGGCTGGTCTGTAGTACTTACCGTCTAGGGTTGTGTACTGGACGAACGAGGCGGCACGTTTGGCCTGTACGAAGTCTTTTGTGCTTGATATCTTGTCATTTTCGCCAACGATCGTGGGTATAGCGACATTTTTCAGTTCATCCATCTCGTGTTACTCCTGTCGAATGTTGTTTAACACCAACGACATGGCGTCTGCCATGGCATCTATGTAGCCGTTGTGGTAGTCGAGCTTGCGATCCCACAGCTCATCTTCCGTCATCTGGTGCACGGGTAAGGTGTGTGCGAATATCTCAGCCGACGACCTGGCCATGTTAAGGATGTTATCACGCTCGTCGGCGTCGAGTCCAGCTTGTCTCAACTTTTCCTCAGACGTCATGTTAGTCATAGCTCTCTTCGTCTTCCCAGAATTCTACATTTGATTGGTCGTCACCAAGCCGTCCTTCATCGATCTCAACCTCTTCGATGCCGTTGTTGCACTCGAAGCACAGCGATGGCGCACAACTTTGAGCCATGAGATACGCCTTTTTCTCAGAGTCGTTCATGGCCTCGAAAGATTTAAGTTCTTCTCCGGACAACTTTATATTGTTGTAGCCGGTGCCATACACAGGGAATGAGATCTTGAACGTCTTACCCTCGCCCATCTGTCTCTCCTTTTATTCTTTTAAAGATCTTAACACATCGCGGACAATTTATCGCATCTAATGTACAATCGTCACGAGATTTTATGTCGAACTTTCCTTTTCTACCGCACAGCAGTTGATACTGAGACCTTGTTATGCGGCCTACTGTTAGGTAGGAGTAGTTAACGTTTGGGTTGTTAGGCACGAATTGAGCGTGCACAACAGAATGTTTATTTGTTCCTGTCCCCAAAATCGTTTAACTTCTGGTCAATGATCAATGTGTGTGCACTTCAGTTAGAGCTTGCTTTGTATCTACGTAGATGTTACGATGTTGTGATGAGTAAGTATGTCAAGATCGTTCTTCTTTATCTAGTGCTTCCAGTTGTCGTAGTTCTGTCTGCTCGTGTCTACATACTTGACTGGGCCACTATGTCGTTTAAGTTCGGATGTGACACTGCGGCAGAGCGTGTCTACAGGTTCAACAGCAAAGCTCTAGGTCGAGAGCTTCAGCATTTCTGTGTCGTGTATACCGGCAACATAAAGAAGGAGTTCGGCGATGGCTTCGATCACTAAAATGTACACATATTTACTGGTAGTCATCCTTTTTCTAGGAGTTGGGTTAGGATGGTACTGTGATCATGGTCAACAACAGAGGAAGATAAGGCAAGCTTACTTCGACGCATGTTATTCTTTCATGTCAACAGCGGCGACGCAGATGGTACAAGACAACGATAAAGAAACTCTTGATGTGCTACCCTTGGATATCATCTACGAACAATGTAGCAAATTATCTAAAGAGTACATGCAGTAGTACGATAGATGAAGTTAATCGAGTTATGTCAATTTGTTGTCAAACCATGTGAGACCGATCTTTGTCGTCATGTTGTGTACGGCGCGATCGCTTTGGCATTTTTAGTTGTTGTGGTATGTGGCATAGGCCTGTACTCTGGTGAGTACCAGAGACGCGAGCAGGAGAGGTTTAAGAGTGTGCTTAAGCTGAGAAGGAAGAGATGACTGAGGACGGTAAGAAACTAGTATACCTGCAAGCTTACAGTCTTGCTAAGCAGTACACAAAAGGATTCTTTGCGGCTTTGCCCACCAACCATCGTTTGATGTCTCCTAAGGTGTACGATGCCGTTCAGGGCGCCATATTCAACTCTTACGTCGATGCCTACAACCAAGGTGCACGAGACATGGAAGTGGCAAGGGCTAGGGAGCTGTATGAAACGAAGTGAGCTAGTTAAACACATGACCGAACACTGGTGCGGACTCTCGTTCCAGTACATACCTGACGAAGATTCGTACGACGAGGTCATGGAGAACATGGATATCATGTTAACTTTGATCGAGTTCCATGGTATGCTTCCACCTCCTACGTTTGGTCAGATCGGCTATGGTGCTTCACAGATAAAGCATGACACCATATTCTTCCAATGGGACCCTGAAGCAGAAGACAAGCAGGATGCGTGATGTGTTGCATGATATGTCAACTTATAGATCGTGAACGTCTAACGTATGAGGAAGCCTGGAAGGCTGCGGGTGGCGGCGAGCATATCGTTGAGCCTGAACATGCAGACGAGTTGATCGGTAAGATCGATCGATTGTACCGTGGTGAACAAGGAGCTGCTGTAGAGCATGGCACTGAAGAAGACGAAGAAGAGTCATAGGAAAGACAACAAGGTAGACACGAAGCTAGACACGAAGCTAGACACGAAGCTAGAGTACTGCCATCACGATCCCAGCGTCAAGACCGAGGTGATCCACGAAGGCGACCCATACATCTTCGTCTACTGCAAGAACTGCAACGAGTCGATCTACAAGTGGAGAGGGTGGGATTGATATGTACAGAGATGGTAGACAGTACTTCTTCAAGAACGTTCGGTTGATCAAGAGTAGGTGGATCAGCAGTTGCCTTGTCGTGGACGGTTACGAGTACAACCCGTTCTTGTTGCTTGAGATCAGTCCGAACCTGACTAAGTTCCCTAGAGGGAAGCGCCTGTGGGACAATGGCTACGTGTCGTTTGGCCTCTTTCGTCTCAAGCTCACGCTGTACGTGACCTTGACATTTCTAAGGTATCTGAGGTAGTTTACAGGTACATGTCTGTTACCATGAAGGAGTACACATGAACAACGTATTATCTATATCTCCAAGGAAGATCACGAAGAACGGGCAGATCGTCCTGCCCAAGGCAGTGCGCGACACACTAGGCGTGAAGAACGGTGACTTCGTGTCGTTCAACATCATAGACGGCCTAGTCACCGTCACCCGAGAGCCCATCAACGAGGCTGTCCAGAGTGGTCGGTCTTTGTCTACCAAGGAGTTAGACGAGGCGTTTGACGAGGTCGAGGCGACCATCCAGAAGTCTGTGGCGATCAGCCCAGAGACCCTGACTGGTGGTCCTACAACCGCAACTGAGGTTGCGGACGACGGGTTGGCGCCGTTCTGATGACATCAGATCATTTTAAAGTGGCACTGACCACTGCGGCGATCTTCGCCGTCTTCATTGTAGGGTATGCGTACTTCATCGGTGCCCCATTGGCACAGGCCTCGAAAGGTATGGCAGCGGCCATATGTCAATCCTGGCACCTTAACTGCTACTTTGGTCCGTGACGGTTCCTGAATAAGATCAACAAGTTAGGGTAAAGTCTTAATCTTATTGAAGAATCTATAAAAGAGGAGCCTCACCATGAGACTAGGCCTAGTCATACTCAGCCCCTTCTCAACTCTCAACAACCTGCAGCACCTCAACCAGGCCTCTGTGTCTCAGGGCGACACTGCTGACGTGTACTTCCAGCTCGTTGACATGGACACCATATCTGAGAGATTCCAGAGAGGTATCAGGTACATGCCAGCTTCTGGTGCCACGATGCAGGTGACCATGAAATCTATCAACGATGCGAACACGGTCGCGAAGGCAGCCACGATGGCGTTCCCTTCGGACGACAGGTCTATCTGGAAGTTCAGCCTGTCTGCTGCGGAGACGCAAAAAGTGGCCGGTGTGAACCTCAGAATCGTCTTGACAGAGGGGTCCAACATCAAGTCGGCCAACGCAACCAACGTCATATCTGTGACGCCTGCGAACCAGTTTCAGTGTTAGTATGAGTTGTCTAAACTGTGGCAAAAAGTTAAGGCTACAAAATACTATTGGATATTGTCGTAAACATAGAGGCCATGCACCTAAGGTTGTTGAATATCATAAACAATATCAACGAGATAATAAAGAAATTAAAGGGTAATAAGACAGGGGCAATTTAATGTCTGAATATAGTCGTACAAAACCTATCCCAAATCGTAACTATCCATCAAAAAGTGTAGTTGGTGGTGTTGCTGGTTTTTCACGTGTAGAAGCCATGTTAACAGTAGATAGATTACGTCAAGAATTTTTGTTCGGTATACCATTAGTTTCTTTCATCACGAAGGAGACCCTTAAGGACGAAACTATCAGGAACATCTTGAATCGTGCTGCTGCTCGCGTAGAGCTTGAGTGTAAGATCGACGTCACTCCTGTGCAAAGAGAGGGTCATTTTCCATTTGATAGAGTTAAATTCCTGCAAGGATTCAACCAGATCGACCTCAGCAACGTGCCACTCAGGAGTCTTGAGGAGTTCTCAATTCGAGCAGTCAACAGTGCGAACACGCCAGACAACGTGAGTGGTGGAGGTCCTGACGGTAAAGGGACGGTTATATACACCCTGCCACTTGATTGGATTGACCTATCACAATCACATAAAGGTATCTTGCATGTGTTCCCATTGATCAGCACGTTCACCGGTACTGGTCAGGTTGCCGCTGCAGTCATGGGGCCGTCAGCATCTCTGTTCATGAACTTGATACATCAGACATATATGCCTGCTTATTGGTATGTCCGTTGGACGTCAGGGTTTGACGAGAATGCCGTTCCTGCAACGCTGAATGAACTTATAGGTTGTTTTGCTGCCTTAGAGATCTTGAGTTTGATCGGTCCTCTTCGTCTATGGAACTCACAGAGTATCAACATCGACGGATCTGGACAATCTGTAGCAGGACCAGGTTCGCAACTGTTCAAACAACGTATAGATGAGTTGACCAGTCGTATCGCTGAGCTTAAAGATCTGATCAAAGCACGCTTTAGCCAGAAGATCGTGATGGTTCATATCTAAAGTTATGGAAGATAGTAATCGCAAAGACATCTTGACATCAAAAGATATCAACGAATCGTTGACGTCAGATGATACCAACTTAGAGAAGTCGGTGAATACCAAGCTTGTTCATCTAGCTACTATAGCCTCACTTCTCGGTGTCCCGTACTCTTCAAACATGCAGCCACCTAAAGCTGTGGCGGCAGCTCCAGCAGTTGTCCCCAGCGCCACCCCTCATCCCGGTCTTGAGCCCATAGCGTACATGGAGTCCAGGAATGGTAGGAACCAGAGGCACAAGCTTGTGACATGGGGCCTCAACTCTGGAACCAAGGCTGTAGGCAAGTACGGCCTCATGCCACTGACTGTCCACGAGACTGCCAAGCATGACAGCACCATCGGCAGGATGTACCCTGAGTTTAAGACTCTAGACCCTATCAAGGATCACGACAAGTACGAGAAGATCTTGCTTGCCAACCCGCAGGTGCAGGACCACATCGCCAACTCACACTGGGGTAGGTTGACTCGCACCTTCGGTAAAGACAAGAACAGGGCAGTCTACGCCTGGAAGTACGGCATCACAGGTGCCAAGACTGCATCACATAGCGATGTTTCGTCTGCTCCTTACGTGAGGGAGTACAACAAGCATCACAACATGCTGAATGTTCAGACCAAGAAGAGTCTTCGCAAGTCAGAGTTTCAGCTGCCGCAGCACTTCAGTTTCATATCAGCTCAACGCGGTGGTGATCACAACCATGACGTACATCAACGTCTGTACCAAGACCTGAGAGACTCAGGGTTCGACCCCGTTGAGGTGACGGGCCACTACGGCTACCAGGAGAGGTCTTTCCTAGTACCACACACAGGCTCTGCTGTCGATCGCAACAAGGTCGAAGATCTAGGCAGGAAGTACAATCAGGAGAGTGTGTTACACTCGTCCGACTTGAACAACGAGCTGGTCAACCTAGAAGATCCAACGAAGAGTATGAGGGGTTCTGGCATCAGCAACGATTACAGTGATGCCATGTACACCGAGCTGCCTGGTGGTAGTAGATTTAAGTTGAACCTAAGGAAAACAGAGGTCCTTGAGAAGGCTGACGGACAACCTAACCCACAAGCTCGTCAGGTGGCAGAGGGTTACGCCAACTCAAAAGGTATCAAGCTGCGGCGTCTGACTCCGGTTAAGGTAAACCCACAGTTCGCGACGCATGTCGCTGGCGCCTACGAGAAGATGCCTCACTCTCCTAGCAGTCCAGACACCAAACGTTCATACGACGCCTTGATCAGCGAGACGCTGGATCAGTTCCAACACATGAAGAACGCAGGCCTTAAGATATCAAAGATCAAGCCTGGCATGGAGAACCCCTACAAGTCTTCAAAAGACTTGTTCCATGACGTTCAGCACAACAACCACATGTGGTACTTTCCAACTGAGAGTGGGTTTGGATCATCTGAAACTCGTAGCGACCATCCTATGCTTGCTCCAACAGAAGAGATGCATGAGGGCAAGCCGATGCTTGCGAATGATGTGTTCAGGGTAGTTCATGATTACTTCGGACATGCAAAAGAAGGTCATGCCTTTGGCCCCAACGGGGAAGAGAACGCCTGGCAGACTCACGCTCAGATGTACTCGCCGGAGGCTAGACGGGCAATGACCGCCGAGACTCGTGGACAGAACAGTTGGGTTAACTTCGGGCCGCATGCTGCACACAACAGGTCAAACCCACACCAAACTGTATACGCTGATCAGAAGGCTGGGCTGTTGCCTGACTGGGCTCATGCAGTAGATCCTACACAGGCGTTTAGTAAATCAGAAGATGATGATAAAGTTCTCTACCACTACTCACAGCATCCTGAGCCGTTGAAGATCATAGACCCTGTCTTCCACGGTACTGGTTACCCTGGTGCTGAAGGCAAACGTGACGACAGAGTGGCTCGTGCGTACTACTACGACACACCGACGGGTCATGAACCTGATGTTATCTCTGGTGCTACGCATATGTACACTGTGAAGCATCCAGGCAACATACTTGACGTCGCCAGCGAAGAGGCCGAACCGTTCAAAGAGAAGGCTCGCAACCAATATGGTATCATAGACTACTCAGACCTTGAGCGTCACATGAAAGATGCTGGGTACAACGGTTACAAGAACACAGCGAGCGCCATCCCTAACGCAGTCGCTTTGTTTCATCCTCAGCAGGTTGATGAGTCGAGAGATCTACGTAAGTCGGAAGAGCTTGAGAAAGCATCTCATAACGTGCGAGAACAAAAGGCTAAGGTATTCGGCACAAAAGCTAATCCTCCTGCTGGATCGCAGATGCGTGAGAAACACATCGAACACATCAACAACTTCGCCAAGAAATTCCTTAACCTAGAGATCCGTCCTTCAGGCGGTAAGATCAACGAGGCAACAGGACAGAGACGATCTGAGAGTCCTAAGATAGGTACCGACAAACCGGACTGGAGAAGTGGTCAACTTGAAGCTCAATGGAACCCGGAAGCTATCATGCATGAGCTTGCACACCTTATGTTGCTACCTTCAGGTGTTGGCTTAAAAGAAGGCCAAAGGCTGATGGACAAGCAGTACGGAGAGGTTCAAAGTAAATACGGATATATGCAGCAGAAAAGATCTCAGGGTGAGGTACAACCTATGGCTGCGGAGCAGATCATACGTAGACACCTAGGTCTTCCAGCCAGTCGAGTGAGCATTCCTGTTGAGTCGAAAGATGCCCCACCTAGAGTGTCAGTTGAAGCTCCAGATGTGGTTATAGGTACACGAGTTCCACAACCCACTAAGAGTGGTGCAGTTAAATGGGTCGATCTGATCAGACAGTCCCGCCTTTTGAACACAGAGAATCGAAAGAGGTTGGAAGATATCTTTAGTGGTAACATCAAATTTCATCCAGAGTTGGGTTGGATACCGAAGAAGACATCTATATCCACACAGAAGCCCAAAGATGAACTGCCTACTGGATTGGTCAACGATGATGTCGAACCTTCTAAACTTGCGTCTAGCGAGAAAGTATATACATCAGACGTCTTAGAAAAAGGCGTTAAACAAAGGCTGTTCTACTTTAGTCCTGCAGAGGTGCCAGAAGAACATAAGCAGAAGGTGGCACAGTGGACAGATCCATTAGAGACAAATATATCTGGTGACAGAGAAGTGATACCTAGATTAGAAGGAAATGCTAGGATGAGGGCTCTGCATACTTTATCCAGCAAAACAAAGACTAGATGGAATCCTGATAAAAAAGAGAGAGAATTTTTATTACACCGAGGAGTGTCTGGAAGTGAACACAATCGTGTAATAAATAACGGACATGTAGAACATCCTGGTAAATCTTCGTGGTCTCCCAAACATACAACTGCCGTTAATTGGATGGATCAATATGGCGGTCTTGCTGATGAAGACCCCAGTGTACTATCTGCGTGGATACCAGAATCTAAGATACATCATGTTCCTATGCAGATTGGTGCCACAGAAAGAGTAGAGACCGTTAAGCCGGGTAATAAAAGATTTTCGCCAACAGGAAAGTTACAAGGTCCTATGGAGTGGCGCAACGAACACGAAGTGATCGTTGATCCTGGTAGTCATAAGGTGGCAACTGAAAAGGAAGTTAAGTCAACCGACAAGACCTCTGAGCCTACCGACATCAACGAGCGAATCAACCGTAAGATGACCAAGTCTGAGTATGATCCTGCCAAAGACGTCACAGCCTTCACATCTTTCTCTACAGAGCCTGGCGACATAGAGCTTGTGCGAGAGATCAACGAGATGATCGAGGCTGGTCACACCAGGCCGCTAGGTGAGAAAGGCTTGTTCACCGAGGATAGCTTCGTCGTCGGAGAGAAACCAGATAACTCTTGGCTTATCAAGGTTGAGGTAGGAAACACGCCCGGCATTAAAGCTGTTCAGTACACCGGCCCTCAGTCTGTTAAAGAGGCCGCCTTCTACAAGGCCTCAGAACAAGTGTTCGGTCTGTCTCGCTTCGTGCCCAAGTCTGTGCTCGGTGAGGTGCAGACCAAGGACGTACCCAAACTGGCGGTGGCCATCAAGATGCTGCCTCCTGAGTTCAAGAACGCCGCCGAGACAGAGGGTGACATCAAAGGTATGATGAAAGGTCTCCTTGAGAAGTACAAGGAGGCAGGTCTCTCTCACATGCTTGCGTTCATGCTCTACGTGTTGGGCGACCTCGATGCCCACGGCAACAACTTGATGACAGACGGGTACAACGTCGTGTTGATAGATCATGGCAGCTCGTTTGCCGACCTGTCTTCTGAGGACAAGTCTGACAAGAAGCAGTTCGTACCTTACATCTTGAGGCATGAGGGTTTCAAAGGTAAGTTGTCTGACAACGACAAGCAGTCTCACATGCCGTTGATCGATAGCCCCGAGATAAGGGCTAACTTGAAAGAGTACATCATGTCTGTAGATCCTAAGAAGTTACATGACGTCGTAGTCAGCTACGGTCTAAATCCGGTACCATCAGTCACACGTCTTAAGGTCGCGCAGAAGATGCTTGAGCACTCAGACCACCCTGACGTATTAGTGAACTACGTTTGGATAAAAGGTGCACCTGCGGACCTAGTTGAAGAGCAAGAAGGAGTCGCACATGAAGTTGGAGCCTGAGATGATATTGCACAAAAGTATCGTAGGTATCTATAAAGACGGACCCGTATGTCATTTAGTTACTAAGGGTGGATATCATATGATGTATTCCGCACGTCCTAATTGTGCATATGAACTACTGTCTGTTGGCAGCCATCGGGCAGTCGCAAAGCATATGGCAGATATGAAATATAATGGTGAGATAAAATGGGACAACGAGAAACTCTACAAGGCAGACCGCTTGGAAGTTCTACCTGAGTCCAACCCTTCAAACCATATGGCATTGGCCGATCATCATGCGGTGTTACACAACAAGTACGTCGAGATGGGAAAGAATCCGTCTAAGCATGCAGACGAGGTCAACTCATACTACAGGGCTTTCATACCGGACCACAAAGACATGGATGACTTCCAACTGAAGCATGACATACACATGCATGCACTGGGACATGAAGATACTGCCATCAAAAATTACCAGATGGCAGGTTTGGATAGAAAAGCTGCTTACGAACGGTTGAAGTCGCAGGTCAACCACGCTACACCTCTCAACGCCAAAGCTCCGTTCAGTGATGATCAACTTCACAGGGCGTGGAACCATAAACACGCAGACCAGCGTGCGCCAGGCGGCATTGGGTATGATCAAACTAAGTAAGGTAGGTTATGTCAGACTCATCAGATAGAAAACCAGAAGATAGGGTAGATATACCAATACAGTACCATGATCCCTTTGAGGCCGTAAGAACTTCTCTTGACGCCGAAGGCTCTTTCATCTCAAACAACGGAGTGTTGTTCGCTCACTGGAAAGCCATGCCGTGTGTAATCGGTCAAAAAGATCTGGATGGCATAAGGAAAAGTTTTGACCATGCTTACGAGAATGCTGGATGTCCGATGAAGTGTGAGAACGGTTTTTCATACGAGTTCTCTGGCTACGTCTATGGAATCTTTGTTAGTAACTCGAAGAACTCGGCCAAGATGCCAGGTGGATTCGTGCCTAACGGCCAAGCATACGTCACCCTTAATAGGTACTACAAGAACACCGAGACATCAGCCTACTTCAGCGAGTACGACAAGCTCATACCTCACGAGTGTCCTGAAGACTTCAAGGCTGAGAATTTCCAGAAGTTCCAACATAACCCTAGCGGCGTAGACCGTCTTCAGTTCCCTGCTCACAAAGTTCAGTTCCTACACGACTCTGACGGCAAGAGGTACACCCAAGACGTCGACTTCACCGTGGTAGACGGTCAGATAAAGTGGGGAGACAACCGTCCTGGATTCGACAACCAAGGTAAGCCTAAGATCTGCTCTGTCAGGTACACGTACCAACCGTACTACTACGTGAAGTACGTGCTGCACGAGCAGAGGCTTAAGGTGCAGGTTGATCCTTACACCCAGGAAGGAAAGGTCAAGACAGGTCCTACACAGTGCCTAGTCGAGCAGGACTTCGTGTTCCTAGACAGCAGGTTCAAGGACAACCAGAAGGACAGCCAGCTCGAGTCGGGCAAAGGCGGCAACAGCGGGCCTGAGTACGGGCCTCGTTAACTAGTGAAAACACATACTTAGCTTAAAGTCTTAATTTTACTGAAGAATCTTAATCCTAGGAGAAGTGAGATGGGCAAGAGAACAAGACAGTCTGGAAGTAACTATGACCCGCAGTCGGCTGCGGCGAACACGTACAGTGAGTACTCCGGTGCTCAGAAGAACGTGCCGTCCGGTTGGGCTCGGTCTAGGTTCATCGGTGACGCCACCACGGCAAAAGCCATCCTCCCTGGACAGAACTTCGCCATCTACAACAACGCCGGAGCCGTTGCCTTCGTCTCATTCTACCCGACAGGATCTGCTGTTGCAGCAGACTCCACCAACGGCGTTCCCATCCCCCCCAACGATTACCTGTACCTCAACAGCTCCGACAACGACTTCGTGATCGCCAGCGCAGCCACAGTTCTGATCTACGAGATCAGAGACGAGACCTCATACCAAAGACCTCCAGCGTAAGAGAGAACCTAGATGCGATACGACAAGCTACTTAAGTCTGTGATGGGTGAGGACCTCTACGAGAGTCTTCACAAAGCCCTGCAGAAGCTGACGACAAGCTCTGTCGTCGACATAGGCGAGTTGTACCACAGCCTCAAGGTTGCCCCCAAGGCGGTGGTAGCCTTCCTGGTTCGCGAGCTTAAAGACATGAAGGACGCCAAGGAAGTCAAGCTACCTTGGGCTGAGAACGCATCGATGCTGGTCAACAAACTAGACAGTGATGTGTACCAAGGTCACATCGTCGAAGATGGTCACATCAAACATGAGTTTCGACTGTCATCTCTACCTGCCCTGGCGGCTCACCTAACCTCTCATTTTGAACTATACGACGAGGACCAGGAAGAGGAGGCTAAACCTGATCAGTTAGATGACGGTAAAGTCAAAGCTCTTGAGTCTAAACTCAACCAGCTGCAGATACAGGCCCTTGAGGCTAAGATAAACAGCCTGATGGCACTTGTCTCTGCTAAGGTGACACAGCCAGTGGTGAAGGTAGACGACCTCAGCAAAGCTGGTCTCATGCCTAAGATGCCCTCACCTCCCAAGCCTGGGATCAAGGTAGGCGGCAACCAGGGCATAATGACGGGTGGTGTGAAGGGCGACAAGACCGCAGCCACCGACAGGATGAGTAAACCCGTCAAGTCTCTCATCGGTAAACCGATGCTGAACACACCTCCTGTTAAGTCTAAATTGTTGACGTTCAACAAGTCCGACATGATGAAGAACTGCATGGAGTGCAGAAAAAATGAGTTTGATAAATCTGGCAACTACACTGGATGTGATTGTTGGAAAGGGATGAGTAAGCCTAAGGTAAAGAAGAGTGATTCTGACACTGTAACTATTGAGCTACCTCAAGATTGGGACTCCGACGCCGTCGTCGCATTGATAAGGTCTGTGAAGAAGTATGGAAGAGAGTCAAACTGACAAGGTAGTTGCCATAGTCAGCGTCTACCTGTCAAATCAGATAAAAGACGACGACGATCTACGTGACCAGAACATGTATGTCAGTCGTCTTGAGAAGTTATGTCATGCCGTCGTGGTAAGCAAAGGTGGACAGGTCACACCTGTGCCTGCTGCCATGGGTATGGGCGACGCGTTCAAACTAGACATCCCCGTCGATGAGATCACATGCGTGAAACAGCTTGTCTGTCAGGCCAAGGAAGACGAGAGTCTACGTCTGTGTGTTGGTCTAGGACATGACATAGTAGAGGCTAAGTACGCACTAGAGCATGCTATGCTTGAAGGACCATGCTCCATAGTCGTCTACCACCCTGACATGGAACCTAAAGAAGAGGTCAAGAAGTCAGAGCCTGAGCGTGAGAAGGCTCTACAGATACTGCAGACCATCAAGCAGAACATGCAGGTGTTTGAGAAGATGAAGCAAGAGAACCCTCAGATGTACTCGCATGTGTTAGAGACGCTTAAAGGTCTTGTGCAGGCTGTTGGCTCCAAGAAAGGTCACGCCGACAAGATCAACAACACTGGTGATAACATACAAGATCTGATAGACAACGTTCAGTCAGGCTACGAAGACGACGATCAAGATGCAGCCCAAGAAGCTGTGGATGCCCTACCTAAGCCTGACGCTGTTCCTCAACAACCGCAACCTGCAGAAGAGCAGCAACCTCAAGTTGGCCTCAACAAACAGCTGCTTGCTGCTGCCCTTAGACAGGGTGGCAAGACAGATGATTCTCGTCCAGACTTCAGCGATAGTGAAGATCCTGAGTTCATGGAGGCGCTGTACGACGTCATAATGAGTGGAGACACAAGTGCCTAAGATCCAGAAGATGCCAGCTGCAGAGGCTGAGCAACATGTAAACAACCTGAGCTTGCCCGCCAGCAAGTTGGCCGAGATAGCTGGTCAGCACACAGACAACCCTGAGATCATGCAGGCTATCGCTAAGCATCCTAATGCCGGACCTCAGGCCCTAGACATAGCCTACAGGTCAGATATGGCTGACAGTGCCCTTGAGCACCCTAACGTGTCGCAGAAGACTGTCGAGCATGCGTTCAACAGGTTCGTTGAACCAAACGAGCCTAAAGATCTTGAGTACGAACATAAAGACATAGCACTTCATCCCAAGTTGCCTCAAGAAAAGAAAGACACTTTGGTCATGAAGATCATGAACTCTAAAGACAAAGGTACTTGGAGTGACATGATAGCTAACAATTACTTTGACAAAGGTCATGCTTCAGAGGCTATGGTACAGCATGCACTTCAACACCCGGATGTTGACTACACAGCTCATGCCTTACAGTCTCCCACGGTGTCAGATGAGCATGTTAAGACTGCAGCGGCCAGGAAAGACTTTGACTACGAGCAAGCCAAAAAGGCGATTGAGAACAAAGCCCTGTCACCTGAGTCTATAGCTTTCTTGTACAACAAGTTCAGGGGCAAAGAGGGTGAGAACACCTACTGGCGAGATAAGATCGAAGGTAACCTGACAGAGAACCCCAACACCCCACCTGAGATAATCAGCAAGCTTGCGAGTAAGCGTAGTCCTCACCGTCGCGATGCCATGCAACACCCAGCTTTTCCCGAGAAAGAGTTGCACAACATGGTCAAAGAAGGTGACGAGGATGCCATAGATGCAGCGTTGCCTCGCAGCGACACACCTGAGGAAGTACTTCGTCACATACACGCACACCTGCCAGATGACGCAAACTACAAGTGGGGTAAAGGAAGATCTTTGGTCAGGCATCCTAACTACCCAGAGGATCTTCAACTTAAGAGTGCTAAAGGTAGCACAGATGAGGCCAGAGCCTTACTTAAGAGGGAGCAGCTGTCTAAGCCCGTCTTAGATCAACTTGTGAGCCACAAGAACACCAACCTGGCTGTCGATGCTTTGAAGCATAAGGCAATCACTCCAGAGACAGTGTTGCTGGCGTACAACAGGAAAGCTAAAGATGTCGCTGGTGCTGCTGGCCTACATCGTCTGTTGCCCAAAGAGTTGAAGATCAACCGAGCTGTCGAGAACGAAGACACAGCTGTAAAATTAGCCGACATATCAAACGACAAAGATGTCCTTAGGTCTATCGCTGAGAGGTGGGGTAACAAAGATTCAGTTCGTGGAAGACTGTTACGTAACCATAACTTAGACGGTGACACCCTGCACAATCTGGTGAGTCACCAGATCCAGGCCACAGGTAGTCGAGCGACTTATTTTCCCAACAACTTAGATGAACATCCCAACATGAAGCCTGAGACTCGCATGATGATGATCAAACATCCAAGTGCTTCATACAAGGCTTTCTCTCACATCAACTTGACCCCAGATGAGGCTAGAGAAGGCCTTCGTCACTGGGCAACTGAGGATCGCGACCTAGCTGGCGACTATGCTACTGGACTTCTCACTCATCCTAACACAGATCCTGAACTTGCCAAAGAGATCGTCTCTGGTACATACGGGAAGCTTAACAACCGACAGCTGCGTTCAGATGAGCTTGAGGAGTTCGTCAAGTCGCATCCTTTGGTGTACACCAAAGGTGTTGTCAAGGCTGCCCTTGAGACTCCTCACGAGTTGACTGACAAGAACGCCGTTGGACAGATCGCCAAGGGTGCTGATAGCTTGTCTGCCAAAGACATAGCTGAGTATGTAGATGGCGTCAAGAAGATGAAGTTCGGCGGTGATCGTGACAAAGAAGATTTCTACCATTCAGTAGCTGTGGACATGGTTAGAAATCCTAATGCAGATCCTCATTTTTTAGTTGGACTTGTAGATAGGTCACTCAATAACAGTCAACAGACACAGCATGATATCAAACTTGCCAATGCTGCCATACACAACCCAAGCTACCCTAAAAAACATCTAGAAGAGATCATAAGACACCCCAAGTTCCCTGAAGACAACGGTAACTTACGTGGTGACCTAACAGGTTTCATAAAAGATAAGATCTACGAACCTGAGATGAAAGAACTCAGAGACAAAGCGTTGGTCGAGTCTAATCATCCTCAGTTCGTTACAGATCTACTAACTACTAGGTTTAAAGACCAAGAGGACCCCAAGCTAGTCGAGAAGGCTCTCTCTAACCCACACCCTGAAGTTGTAAAAGACGTATTGGGCTACCTGTCTAACAAGTCAACGCAGATGTCAGGCGCTAATGACTCACGCAGCAGGCAGATAAGAGACTACGTAGATCAACTTGCAGACCACGCAGATCCGTCAGTGCGAGCTGCTGCGTTTGAGATGATGTCTCCAGAGGCACAAGCTAAGATGACCCAAGGTCAAGACTTGATGTCAAACCCAGAACTCATACAAGGCTTATCAAGAGAGAACGCCGAGAAGTTGAAGATAGAGTCACATCATAGTTTGGACGCTATCCAGCAGCTCCTAAAACATAAGTACGCTCATTGGCAGCATTTTGAGCAGGCAGTTAACCACTCCCAAGAAGGAGCTGAGCTAGCACATAAGATATTATCTGCTAAGATCGAAGGTGAGGATCGTCCATCAAAGAAAGACGTAGAAGGTCTAGGTTACATACAAGAGAAACTACTTGATAAGTACTCAGACTCCTCTGCCTCAAGGTTCATAGCTAGAACCACACCCAACACACTTGTGCTGGACAAGATAGTCAACGACCCTCGTCTGTTCAACAAGTTTGGTGGTAACATAACAGAAAACGACCATGCCTTGTCTCGTCACCTTGACAGCTTCACTAAGTTGAAAGGTGAGAGTCACGCCAGCCTGATGAGCGACCTGGCCGCTCATCCTAAGGCTAGCACGAAGCTGCTGGAGCACATCGCTGCAAACTACCCAGAGGAGATGGTCAAGGTTGCAGGACATCCAAAGGCTTACTCAAGCAAGGTGCTTCGTACCATACTTACATCAGGCAACAAAGAGGCTATAAAACAGGTAGCCAACAACGACAAGGTACCTGACGAGGTCAGAGAGCAGCTAAAACGTGACCCTGAGATCATGTTGAATTTAGATGGTAAGTATGTAACTCCCGACGATCTTACCAGAGCTGTCCCTGAGGCTGACGCGCATAGGCTAGAACAGATCGTAGACCATCGATCAGCAAACGATGAAGTGTATAATAAAGTCCTTGATGCGGTTGATAGTGGTAGGTTCTCAGACGAAGAGAAACAGATCACACTGAACAATGTGGCGGATAAGCGAAACTTGAGTAAGACAACCATAGATAGGATCATAAGTCATACTAACGCCACTTCACGCAGCATATCTCATGTGTTGTCTAAAAACAATGTGGATAACGAGCAGTTCAACAAGATCGTGGATAGGTTCGACTCTGATCAACCAGTTATGGCTTACCTTGCCGATAACTTGTCATCATGGCGCGACGGAGATGTTGGCCAAGCAGCAGATAGACTTATTGACCACATCGATGTTGGAGCAGAACCAAATCTGGTCTCTCAACTTATAAGTAACCAGCATGGTAAACTGCACCCTCAGTTCTTCGATAAAACTCTTAGCAAACTTGAGGCCGCACGAGGACCTCAGTACCAGTACACAGACAAGCCTAAGAGTATGTTAGAGTCTGACGGTGAGCTACTGAGTCATATCGCAGAGTTCGCACCTACGTCGTTGCATGGTAAGTTGGTGCAGTACCCAGAGTTACAGCCGATGTTGTTGAGGTCTGGCAATATTAACAAGACCTCGTATGACAAGATGGTAGAAGATCTTCCAAGATTGCATGAGATAGCTGCTAAGTCTGACAGCGATTACTTGAAGAAACGTTTTGTCGAAGAACATATTAAACGTCTGGTAGATAGCCCACACTCTGATGAGTCTGCCATCAACTTGATCTACAAGACTATGGTTGACAAACAGACGCCTGAGGAAAACGGTGTGATGGTATCAGCCATACTATCATCTCCTAAAGCACCATCTAAGCTGATAGATGACATGTTTAAGGCTGGCAACATCAGGGCTCTGCGTAGTCCTAAGTTATCTAGGCATATAGTTGATGAACAACTCTCTAACCTGACAATGACCAACTCTGAAGATCTGGCTCAGAACCCCAACGTGTCTATGGGTGATCTTAACAAAGCCGTAAAAGATAAACGAAATTCTCCAGTTGCTTACAGAGATGCATACGGCACGATGTTGTCTCGACCCTCCTTGAGGTCAGAAGACCTTGAGCAATTATATGATATGTTCTCAAAGAACAAAGGTGCACTTCCCACCGAAGATCAAAATTACCTCACCAAGAGGATCATCCAACGTCCTGAGGTGACTGAGTCTATATTCAACGATGCCTATGGTAAAGGCCTCATAACTAATGATCAAGCGTACTCCAACCCTAAATGGGGTGGTCGTCTGTTCAGGGCTATGGATCACAGAGTTCCAAGTGGTGTTCCCAACTTGACGACTAAAACTCCTGTGACTAACCAGCAGGTGTTGAAGCCAAGAATGGAGAAGCTGCAGTCAGTCGCCTCCATGGTACCACCTGAAGGGTACATAGACTGGGCCACCTTCAAGAAAGATAACCCCTCTATGGCTGGTGACCCTCTTGTGCAACGCATGTTCACGTCTGCCCCTAAGCAGCGACTTACGCAGGAGCATGCGCAGAAGTACCTGTCTGAGGTTCCTGGCAAAGAGTTTCACATGTCTTACACAAAATGGACAGGCATGCAGCGTCATAGGTCTGTGCCACAGTTGGTTGTCCAGGTGAACAACGGCTCTTTCATGGACGACGTGCTTGCCAAAGACCCTGAAGCTTACAGGCTGTACTCCTTCATGCAGCAGGCGTCTAAGAACTCCGGTCATCCTACCACTCCTCAGTCTATAGGTTGGTCTCGCGTCGACACTGGTGATAAGGATCACTGGTTCATCGATGAGGTACAATCAGATTTTGGTGCTGGCGTTGCTAGGGAGCTGAGCAAGATACAGGAGAACCCAGAGCACGCAACTGCGTTTGCTAGCAAAGTTGGTATACCTGTCGAGAAGGCTCAGAAGGTTTTGCATAGGTTGGTCGACGTCATGCAAGGGTGGGATCGTGCGTTGGTGGAGCACGTGATCGATCTCGCTAAGCGTAACGGTGTCAAGCAGGTTTCTATGCACTCTGGTAAGTCTAAGACTGTCACCAACAAAGGTGGAGAGTCCGAGATCACGAACAAGTACGACAAGCTGTACAACAAGATGCCTCAGGAGATGGGATTCCACGGTGACTTCTACAAGAACTTACCTGTGGCTACCGATAAATCATTGATGGAACAACCTGTATGGACGTTGAACATCCCTCAGGAGATTAAGAAATCTGAGTACGACGAGAGGTCTGTGTTGGTCAAAGCTGGCCAAGTCATATCGAAGCTCAAGAATGAGGAAGTTCAGAACTACTCACCGGAGGCGTTCCAAGCTGCTCTTGAGGCTGTCCAGGCTCTGGTGCAGGTCTTGAAAGAAAGTGGCTACACATCTCCAGGGCATGCCGACGTAAACAACCATCCGTCGGTTCCAGGAGAGACTTCGCCTAGACCTAAGGAAGATAAGCCGCTGACACATCAGCATAAGATGTACTCACCAGGTGCCGTTCGCATGTACGACAGCCACGAAGAGCGTCAGAAAACTCCAGAAGGCAAGTGGGTCAACGTCAGCAGGCAGGGTGATACATGAGTATCAGGGTTTATATAGCTGAGGAGTCTTTGAAAGAGCTGGGCAAAGACCTTGAGAATCTTAGTGCTGCTACGCAAGAAAAAGTAAAGGCATCTCTGCAGATCTTGGCTGCGCAAGTTCATGGATATGTGATACAAGAAGTTAACGCTACTATGAAAAGTACGAGAAGCGTGTACATCAAGAGCATAGTTGGACCAACTGAAGTTGGTGAGAATATGTGGATGGTAGGGCTCAAGAAAGATGCCGAGTGGATCGAACAGGGGTATCCTGCATATGATATGATCCCCAAACTCACAAGTGGTCCAAAATCTAAAGTCTCTAAAGATGGATGTGTTTTAAATCCTCGTAATAAAATTTTAACCATTCGTGGATGGGTAAAAATAAAAGATATTAAAGTGGGAGATTTTGTTTTAACACATTCTGGTAAATTTCGCGAAGTTAAAGAAGTTAAAATTCAAAAAGCTGGTATAAATACTGAATATATAACAATATATCCTAAAACAATCGATAGCTCCCGTCCTGTAACTAAAAAATATAATGATTTAACTTGTCCATCTTTATCCTTAACTTTAGATCATTTAGTATTAACGCCATTGGGGTGGATTCCAGCTGAGAAACTTAAAAAAGGTGATTTAATTGCTACTCCAGGTGATTTAAAGAAATTATGTAAAAAATGTGGTTCTCCAGTACCAATTAATGTATTAGATTACTCGTTCTGTCTAAATAATAGATGCAATAGATCGTACTTAGCACAAGAACGTGATAAATATAAAGAAAAGGCATGCGTTCGTGATGGCATAAAATTACTTAGGATATCTAGTCATAAAATTTATAAAATTGGCTCAAATATATCAAGACATCTTTCTTTATGGATAAAAAACCACTCTGGCGAATTAGGTGTTGCTTGGGTAAAAATTTCAAAAATTAAAAAAGGAAAAGTAAATAGACCTGCTCATGTATTTGCTAAAAAATATGATTTATGTTTGGATGCAGAAGAGCATTCTTTTTGTTGTGAAACTGTATATATACATAATTCTAGATACACAGTGATTCCATTCAAACATAACAAGCGACCTTCTGATATGTCTCGTGCCGAGATGAACCTGGCGAACTACGCCAAAGCTGAGCTGAAAGCTCGTGGTCTAGACAAGGTGATAAAAGATAGTCAAGGGCGGGCTCTCTCTGGTAAAGTTGCAACAGTTAACCTCACCGGACCTGGTGCACCGATGTCTAGACACAACACACCATTGCTTGCCGGTTTGACTGTGTACCAAACTATCATGAAGAACCAACAGACAGGCAAAGAGACTGTTCGTAGAGATGTGATGACGTTCAGAACCGTCAGCGAGAAACAGAAAGGTACTGGCAAGTGGTACAACAAAGGTATGGCTGGTTTTAGGATCTTTGACAAAGTTCAAGGGCAGGTAGATGCCGCGTGGGGCAAGATGGTCGCGGAGCTTCTAAATGAGTAGGTTTACCAGATCTCTTATGACCACCACTCCACCTATGATCACGCTGGCGTACAATATCGTGAACATGATAGCTATGCTAGCCACAACAGTCATACCTACAACTGCAGCGATCAGCATCTCCCTTGCCAAATGTCTGAGCACACCTCTCATAACTTACATGGTAGATCAACCCGTCAAGGTTGTCAACCTCAGCGGGTACTGACGTATGGCTGGTTTCTTCAACGCAGACCTGATCATCTTCACATCTCTCAAAGAGGGTATAAGACGCATCAAGGATAGTCTGTACCTTGTGGACAGCATCAACGGTCTACTTGTGGAGGACCAACTCCTTGCTGACTTGTATGGTAAGCAAGAGGTGGACCGTTTCCGTAAGTTCGTCGACAAGACGTACATAAACGTCGTGCTAGACCACAGACCTCCTGAGCAGGCTAAGTACCCGTGCATCTCTGTTGGCATAGGCCAAGGAGCCGAGGAACCTCAGCAGAAGCTTGCTTTGGGCGACGGACACGACACCATAACAGTGGACCCCAACAGCCTGCAAGGCCTGAAGGTTACTCCTAAGACCTTGGTAGGTCCTGTTACCCCAGAGAGCTACGACAAGATGACTGGCACCTTGGTTCTACCTGACAGTGTGTCCTTGAAAGACGTGTACCAGGGGATGGTGGTGCTAGATGAGGTCAACAACACCTCCTACGACATAGAGATGGTCATAGACAACCAGACCCTCATGATAACCCCAGACTCAACCCCCAACCTGAACGGCATGACGATACGTCCTAGATCGAAGCTTGTAGGTAACACGAGAAAATCAGTGTACTGTCGCGAGAACTACGATCTCACTGTAGTGGCCACAGACCCCACCGAGCTTCTCTATGTGTTCAACCTTACCATGCTGATACTGCTCAGGTTCAAGAAGGAACTGTTCGAGCTTAGAGGGTTCGACGTCCAGACGTTCAACTACGGGCCTATCATGAATGGTGACGACGGCAGCCCAAACAAGATCTGGTTTAGGACGATCAGCCTGTCGGGTCGTGTTGAGTACCAGTGGAGCAATGAAATCTCTGAACAAATCGAAGGACTTAAGGTTGATCTTCGTGTGACAAACACAGATGGTGATGATTTGAAGTCACCAGACGGTGTGCTAGCTCAAGTTCAAGCGCAAGGTTGGTCCGAACCAGGCGACCCAGATGCTGAGTAAGTACTTGGAAATCTTAATCTATCCGATAGTTTATGCTTCAGTCTTAATTTTAAGTGGTAGCTATGAATATAAGTAAGTCTCTTCTTGAGAAGATCATACAGTTACGAGACCTTAGGCAGGCTATCAGTGCCGTCAGGAAGAACTCAGCAATAAAGAAAGCTGATGATCCTCCGTCAACCAAGTGGCCTAAACCAGATCTGTCAGACAAAGCTAAGGCCAGACAGCCTGGCCATCCTGCTCGCTCTGTTTCTATAGAAGCTCCTGAGGTGGGTGATAAAAAAGCATACGGTCTGAAACATCTCGGTGTAAAACGTACATACGGCGGCGTCGTTCACATGGTCGGCGTCCCCGGTAGCAACAGGCACTACGAGATTCATGTGAACAGGTCCTCACCCAAGATCGAGCACACTATACGTCTTGTGACATCAGATGGGTCCACGTTGAACAGGTCGCCAAACGTCCACGGCGATATCAAATCGGCTGTTGAGGACGTCGCTCATCATTTCAACAAAAGAGAGTGGTTGAGGCGATGAACGACATCTACAAGAAGCTGCAAGATTTCTTGACGTTGGCTAAATCTAACCCAGACCCATCTGGTGCACACAAAGAACTTGCCATAAAGGTCCATCAAGCCCTTAGTAAGAGGGCGGCTAGTGTGTCATCAGCCACCGTGTCTTCTCCTGGGATAGTGAACACACCTGGTACAGTTTCTCTACCATTTGAAGTTGCTGGTCCTACCATGCTGAACGTCCGTGGTGGTGCAGTCAAGAAAGGACAGCCGATGTCTAAAGATCTTTTCAAGTCCTTGCATGAGAAGTTATCCAGCGCATTGAACAAGAAGTGGGGACAGAAACAATCTCAACCTGCTGTACAAGACATCGGGAACCAGATGTACCACATACATGATGTAAGTGGTGATAAACCTCTAAGGATAACGACCAAACCGATGAAACTCAACGATATACACAATCGATGGGGCAAGAACATAGAGAGTAAAGGGTTCAAGTTGATCCCACACAACCTAGATAAACCCCAAGGTCCTGCAGGTCAGTGAGGAGTGATATGAAACGAGAAGATCTCATCAAGATGTGTCATGAAGTGGAAGAACTGGCCAAGCAAGAGTTGGCCAAGTTAGACCCTAAAACCAAACTTCCTGGAGTCATGATCGACAAGAAGGAGTCTAGCACAAAGAAGACCTTGTCTGCTTCTGAACATCTGAGTAAACCTGTGCCTAAAGGTGTGGACCCGGAGAAGTACGACAGCTGTGTTGATCAGGTGAAAGACAAAGGTGGAGCTAAGAACGCCTATGCTGTATGTGCAGCTAGCTTGAAGAAAGACCAGTACCATGATCTTCACAGTAAGATGAAAGAGTCATTTAGCAAGAGTGGCTACCTTAAGAAAGACGACAAGCCTCATCCAGCTGGTAGCCCAGAAGAGAGATCACACGCAGTCGCTGAAGGTAAAGAGAAACTTCCAGATGCTATAAAAGATCTAAAGTCCCCCGGCGACCAGAAGAAGATGCTCGATCATCTTCGTACCCTTAAAGATCCTTCTCAGCACAGGAGTCCAGAGAACATCATCAAGGAAGAGATGAAGAAGGATGGCCCTGCTCCTACCCCTAGTCCTGGTCCTACCCTTAACCCACAAGCAGTTCAGGGATTTCTGTCTGGGTTCAGAGGAGTCAAATGAGCAAGAAGAGACGGCAGCAAGAGCAGCCTAAGGAGATTGAGTCTGAGTCGAGGCCTGGACACCAAGATGTCCAGAATGAACCACCTATGTTATGGGATAGCTGGGAAGCTTTCTGGAACTCATGTGTCAAGGGTGGTACACCGTCGCTCATGGTTGCATGCAAAGAGCATGTCAGATGTCTCGGTTGGTTAGGCGATCAATCTCGTTGGATAAAAGGTGCAATTCATTTCGGTATAACAATTGAGAAATAGTATAGATATCAGCAACTTAGAACTAAATCTTAATCTTATGCTAGCACAATAGGAGAAGTAAGATGGCGCTACAACAAGTCAATTCTGATGGCTCGGTACTTATTGTCCCGTCGTCATCTGTAAACATAACGGTTGCCACACAACCCACTGGTATCGCCACAAGTGGCATCTTAGCATTACTTGGTGAGGCGGACGAAGGTCCTGCTTGGAACGACTCAGGAGAGAGTCTGTCAAGCCTCAGCTTTAGTCCTGTTGACAGCGATCGTGTCGCTGCCAAGTTCGGCTCAGGCCGTCTCGTCGACGCATTCAGGAACATCGGTCAACCCTCAGCTTCTCCTAAGGTCGGTGGTGGTCCTAACAGGATCATCCTCATCAAGACGAACTCGTCCACAAAAGCCTCCAGCACAACTGCTGATAGTTCTGGTACGTTCAGCGCCAAGCGTGCTGGACAGCCTGGGAACCTCATAAAATACAGCATCTCAGACAACGTCTCTGAGTCTGCTCCTACCACAGACTCTTTCTCCTATGTGCCCTCGTCATCTTCGTCAGCTCTGGCTGCCAGGGTGAACGGTGGGTCTAGGCAGACCTTGTCTATCTCTGCCAACACTACTCCTACAGCGTTGGCCGCCTCTATAACGGCGCTCTCTAACTTGAACGCCGTAGGCGGCATCAACCGGAGTGTTCTCTCTGGTTTGTCTGGTCAGAACATCAGCCTGACAGTTGTGTCAGGTCAAGTCGTCGATATAGCGCTTGCTCTAGGTCAAGTTTTCGCAACCGCACCTCAAGTAGGTGACACTGCTCGCATACCTGCTGGATCAGTTATAGAAGGTGGTTCTGCTGAGAACGTAGGTTGGTACCTCGTGACGGCAGTCGTCAACACGACCTCGACGGCCAAGATCACTGCGACCAAGATCACCTCTGGTGCTCCTGCCAACGTGGCAGCGACCCCTATCTCCGGCACCCCAGACAACGACCTTATCGACTACAGCTACATGAGAGTCGACGACATGAGTGGTGAGAACCGTAACATACTCACCGGTCTGGTTGGTCAGACAGCAACTGTGACTGTGGCAAGCTCTAGCTTGACGTTCACCCTGGCCTCTGGTCAGGTGTTCCCTTCGTCTCCTAAGATCGGTGACATAGTCTACATCCCATCAGGCTCTGCGTACCAAGGTGCAGGTAACGCCAACGTAGGTTGGTACTCTGTCACCTCGGTCAGCAACACGACCTCGTCAGCATTCCTGACCGCATCTCGGTTGTCAAATGGCAACCCTGTCGCTGTCGGCTCCACAGCCATCGTAGCTACGTCTGATGTCCAAGACTACAGACGTGACATCGACGGTGTAGGTAAATCCCTTGAGATCCGTGACAACAGTGGCACCGTGAGTATCACGACCATATTAAAGCAGCTGGGTGTCAACTCATCTGTCACGTGGATCAGCTCCTCGTCATCGCCTCAACTCCTCGTCTCAGGCGCTGAGATGCAGAAGTCCGTCAGGTTGGTGAGAAGCTCCACGAACAGCTCTGAGACGTTCAACATCGGTGGTAACATATCGCTTCAGGTGAGCTACCAACCTAGCTCTACGTCTGGTACAGCTACCTTGACCATCTTGACGTCGTCTGGCACACGTAGACTTCAGACCTCTGTGTCTGGTGGTCCTGGTGTCAACCTAGACATCGACCTCAGCACGGTGCCTACGATCAACGACCTAGTCAACATAATCAACTCCAACACTGGCTACAGTGCCCAGGCGTTCACCGCCACTGAAGGACAGAGAAGCACCATGGTCCTTGACCAAGTGACAGCTATGGGTATCTGCACAGAGCTTGGAACCAAACCTGGCCGCATCAAGTCTGACCTCTACGACTTGACGCTGGGTCAGTCAGGGTTCAGGAACTCTGTACTCATCACGTACTCGTCAGCGTCGCTCGCTGGCCTGCCCGAGTCTCAGTCTGACACATTCCTCTCTGGTGGAGCTAAAGGTGCATCTACCGGTCTTCAGTTCTCAAACGCCATCGATGCGTTGAAATCTGTCAGATGCAACTTCGTCATCCCGTTGGTCAGTCAAGACGCGTCTGACGATGCTGCTGATGGTCTCACAGATGGATCTTCCACCTACCAGGTGGACGCTGTCAACCAACTCGTGAAGTCTCACGTGTTGGCTATGTCGACGCCTAAGATCAAACGTCACCGCATCGCTGTGGTGTCCAAGAAGGATACCTTCGACAACGCGAAGCAATCTGCTCAGAACATGTCTAGCTTCAGGGTCGCCCACACGTTCGAGGATGTGCTAGGGGTAGGGTCTGACGGTAACACCAAGCAGTTTCAGCCTTGGTTAGCAGCAGCTACAGCTGCCTCGTTCCAAGCTGCCGCGTTCTCTCGCACTATCTTCAACAAGGCCATCAACATCAGCGGTGCCCTTCAGGACGCTGGCGATTGGCACGACGAGAACGTCACAGACGTAGAGAATGCCCTACTCGCAGGTTTGCTGCCAATCGTTCGACAGTCTAACGGTCAGTTGGTGTTCGCAAGTGACCAGATGACGTACGGTGTCGACAACAACTTCGTCTACAACAGCATGCAGGCTGTGTACACCTCAGACCTCATGGCTCTGAGTCTCGCTGACAGTCTCCAGACAGCTTTCGTCGGTGAGGTCACAGCTGATGTCACACCTGCTGCAGTCATCGCCTTCATCAAGTCTAAGATGATCGAGTTTTTGAACCTCAAGTTCACGGCCTCGACAGACAAGTTCCCCGCTGGATGGAAAGATATAACCGTCAACATCAGTGTACCTTCAATGTTCGTTAAAGTAGTTGCCATTCTATCAAGTGGGATTTACTTCATTCCTATCGATCTTGTCATTGAAGGTGTAAGTTCCAGTGCGGCTGCTTAAAAGTTAAGGAGATCATAAGATGTCAGACATCATCCACGGTAGTAGAGCTTTAGTTAAGATCCAAGGGCAGCCTGTGGGTTTGTTCACACAGTGCTCATGGGGTCAGGCTATGGGCTTGGTACCTATCCACATCCTAGGTGCTTTCGCACCAGTTGACACAGTATGGACTCACCAAGACGCCATCGCGGTCGACCTGACTGGGTTCCACATGATCGAGAAAGATGTGTACGTGAAAGCTGGCATGCCTAAGCTGCAAGAGATGCTCACGAAAGGTGACATCACCATCACTGTCGAGGACAGGCAGACTGGCAAGGAGATCATGAGCGTGTCCAACGTGAAGATGTACCGTTGGGGCACTGCCACCAACGCCCGCGACATCTCGACGTTCACGGTAAGCGGTCTCGGACTCAAGATCACGACGTCTGGTAACCTCAGTGACGGTGAAGCGCCGAACGCGGCCCATCTGCCTTCTGACACCAGTCGTATAGTTTAAGAGTTTTTACTTGGGAGAATGTGAAGTATGTTATCAAATGACCTAAAATTTAGGTTGACACATGCACTAACGAGTGAGCCTCTATCTGAGGAGTTATCTAGTACAATAGATGACATCAACAAGAGGTCAAGTGGCGAGAACGCGTACGACGGTGATAAGTCCTTTCAGCCGATCGCTCCAGATCTCAGCGTGTCTGATGACGTAGGCAGCGATGATGGGTCTAACCCTAAGTTCATCGCAGCTGTGATGGGCAACATCCTTGGAGCGTCTCTAACCAAAGCTGCCAACTACCTTGCCGGTGTGATAGGTGCCTTCAGCGTCACTGGAACTAAAACATCTACCTACCCAACTGGTGCAGTCCTTGCGCAGGTCTCCGACGGTGTCACACAAGCTGACGGTGCAGTTGTCGCGTACGTCGACGGAGACAGTGCAGTTACGAAGGCTAACGCAGCATTCAAGGCCATGTCTAACAACAGCAACGCTGGGTCTGGCTTTGACTACGGACTTGATCTTCGTTCACCTGGCCACGACGGCTACAACGCCCTCGCTATACTTAAGGCCAACAGTCGCTCCCCCAACGAGGTCTGTGACCTCGAAGGAAGTGGAGCACCAGTTGACGGTACAACCGGCTTGAACTTCGCAGGCAAAGGTTCCCGCTACACCGACTACGCAGCTGGTGAGATGTACATCAACACCGGCACTAAAGCAGCCCAGTCTGGAAACAAGTAACTCACGCTTAACTAAGGAGAAGAATATTTTATGAGCGCACTTTCTAAAGAAGCAGCCGACCGCCTCAAAGGTGCTTTGACATCAAACGAGATCGGTGATGAGATCGCAGAGATACTTCATAAAGTATCACATCTTGGTAGTTCTTTGTCTAGGTATGTAGACCCCAACAAGGGGAGTGATACCAAGGGAGACGGAACTGCAAGTAGCCCATTCAAGACGTTGAAGAGGGCTCAGTCTACGATCACAGATGCATCGATAGACAGGCAGTACGTCTTGTTCTGTTCTCCAGGTACTTACTTGGAAGCGTCAGACTACGAGTACAAACCAAACATCTCCATAGTGGGTGCTGGCATCGGGGTTACCATTATCGGTAGAGAAGATAACGGTCCTATGTACCTTCACTACGGTACAGATCCATCTTTCAACTTGTTCATGAACGCGTCCTTCAACAGCAGCGAGAACATCATCGAGCGTCGTCCTGGTGAGTTCAACGACGGTAACACCTGGTTCCTCGACTCTGAGGTCTTTGGACTGTCCGCTACTGGGTCTGGACTTGATGACCTGATCGGGTACGATGCCATAACAGTTCAAGGCTGTCTTATCAGAGGGTCTCCGTTCTTCGGTGCCGTCTCTGCTAACATAGTTAACTCACGTACCAACCCAGATGTGTACATCTACACGGAAGGGGTTGATGGAGTTAATACATCGCCAGTCAGAAGCACCATCTACAACTGCAAACTTAGCCGTGTAAAGGTCTACGAGTTTGCCCAGGTGGTTGCACGTAACTCCCAGGTCAACAAGTGGTTCCTGAACGGTACAGACTGTTTTGTGTCTAGAGATGTTGTCTCTATGACAACTACCCCAGACGGCTACATCGGTGGGGCAACTGTCGACCAGACTGAGATGGTCAGTCCAGTGTCAATGTTGGATCAAGGTACAGTCAAGACGTCATCGATGACCACAGCTGAGCGAGATGCACTTACTGCAAAAGCAGGTATGATCATCTTCAACACAAGTACGTCAAAGCACCAAGGTTTTGATGGTACATCTTGGAACAACTTATACTGATAGGAATAAGGATAATATATGGCAAAACCAACTAAAACTACGAAAACAGTTGTGGTCTGCAACAGCAACGACCCCGATAAGCGTCCTCTGAAGGCTGCGACATGGGAGAAGGAAGATGAACCATGTTTGAAGATCGAGGATGTCAAGAGTGGCCCCAACGCAGGTAAATGCGTCGCCACAGTTCAAGACGGCTGATATCTTCCTAACATTCTTTTAAATTAACCCCTGATGGTTACTCTGTCAGGGGTCTTTTTTTTTGAAGTCACATTAAACTATGTGAATTGCATATGACGGCAATTATGACGTAGTGAGTTAGATGGTGAACCATCTGATCAAAGCCTAACGACCACCAGAACAGCTTGTTGCTGCGAAGACGATCGTGCCACTCAAGCTTCTCCGTGTTCAGTCCAGCTCGCACCTCGGCAGCCATAGGAAGAGTTTCTTGTGATAAACTGAGATCTCTAATCTCTTGTGTGAACTGAGATACTACGTCGTTGTGTTCTTTAAAATCATCCTTAGTCAACGCGGTGTAACGACCAAGCATCTTGGGTGAGGCTTTTATACGATCCATGATGAAGTGTGCAGTGAAGTCGAACAATGCCAGACATGACGCTAACAGGCCAACCCCAGCATACATAGACGCGATAACTATGGTGAACAGGCTGTGAACTGCGCAGTGTGTAGCCAACGGTTGCACCCATCCTTTATCTTTGAACTTCCCCAGCATGTAAGGTGTCTGAAGCGGGTAGTCGGCCAGGAAGTGTTTGATCTGGTATATGACAATCAACAGCAACATTTCGTTCATAGGACTTCTTTTAATACCTTCTGTAACTTCTTGATCCCAGCTTTCTTGAGTATTACTGTAGAGTTCATCATGTAGCTGCCACCCACATACTGGCTCAATACGATGTCGCCGTCAGAATAGACTTCGGCATGTATCGAGAACTTCCTGCCAACTCTTATCTTCGTCGTTTTAATCTTCATGAGAGACATATTCTTTATCCCTCACCCTCTTTGGTTATCAGATCGTTAAAAGCTGTCACTTCTTCTGCAGAGAGCGCAGCGGATTTACCCTCGTCTAAGAAACATTCAGCCTCATCTTTGCTTAGAACTCTGACCGATACTTCACTTAGTTCACGAGAGGTGTCATACTCGGTTTGGTCGATCGGTGAGTTGCATTGGTAAGACTCAAGCTCCATCAAGCCGTAGATCTCATAAACATGATCGTCTTCGTCTGGATTGATGCCAGCTTCCTTGACGAACTCCTCAAGCTCGCTCCATTCCATCATAGATAGCTCTTCTCTGGCCCACCCACTAGCGTCGTTACCTAGTGTGAACGTGAAAGCTAATGGGAACACGTCGTTGTGCAACACCTCGATGCCACGGTGACTGTCAACTCTCTCGCATATGACTCTGAAGTAAGCTTTCATGAGTTTTCCTTGGTTGTGATCTTCTTAACTTTCATCTCAGCCCATCTATCATGAGCGATATTATCGCATTCCTCGAATTTTTTCAAGTTCTTCTTTGTGCCCTCGATGACTATCTCTGTGCGCCCTTCATGATTATGTAGATCTATGAGATCTTTAACTTTAAGAAAGGTTGTAACTGTCTTGTGTTTGGTTATCCACGTGAAGCTACCAGTTCCATCACCAAAGATAATCCCTTCAGCCACCACGCCAACGCCGCTGTTTCCGTGCACATCGATATGTCTCATAAGATAGAACTTCTTCATTTTCTTTCTTCTACCCAGCTACAGCATCCTCTTCTACATCGACCCATCATGGTGTTAGGATGTACAAGTAGAACTGGCCCATACCACTTAAAGAGGTGTTTTTTACCCTTCCAGTTAGGCCTTCTCAAGTCTAACAGATCTACCTGCAGTAACCAGCCGGATCTAAGCTTCTTGAGAAATCTCATGTCTCTTCCTTATATGTGTCCAACAGTTTCATGCCACGATCCTTTGTGTCTACAAGTAGACGCTTGGCAAGGATTGCAGATCTCTGCTCATCCAACGTGATCTGGTACAGTCTGTTGTCGATCACTATGTTGATGTTCAATAGGCCGTGCGTGTTGAAGTATGCATCTAGGTGATTCATACCGAGGTCTTCCGAGAGGTCATGGAGCTTCTTCCTGTAGATCTTCGATGTGATATTCCTGGACGTCACGGTGCTTTTGATGTTCATACTGCCTCCATAACATGAGTTATCTCTCCCATAGCTACCCTGACGCCCTCTTTGGTGAAGTACCACACGAACCTCGTTCGATCATCTCTGCGGTCTATCGTCACAGTGCCGTTGTAGTAGATAGAACGCCAGTACCGCACCTTGGTGTCCTTTGGTAGATTTGTCTTGTCTATGTGAGGTTGGTATGAACCTATCATGCGGCCTCCATCTTTGAGATCTTCTCTCTTATAGATGACTTGGGGAACCACGTGTTGACGTGTGTGGTTGTTTGCAGCGAAGTTCTCAGCTCGTCGAGAGATCCTTCGGTGAAGCTCACGCCGATGTTCTCAGCGCATTATAGGGCCAATGCCAGCAGTGACCGACCGAGGATCTGTCAAGGTGAGACCGCAGATGGCGCACCGCGACATCCTCTGCCCAGACAGGATGAAGGTGGCCTTGTAGGCGCGGTCTGTCTCGCACTCAACAGACGTAACCTCAAGCGTGTAGTGCGGCCTCGTCAGCCCTGCCTTCTGTCCCACCTCTCTGGCCAGCCACCTTGACACATTGATGATGTCGCCAGGTTTGAGACTGAAGTTGGTGGTCTGTCGTGCAGAAGTAGGTTGTACAGTAGTTCTGGTGATCGCTTTCCTGACGCTGGCCACCTGCTTGGGTGAGAGGTGTCCTTTGAACGCCAGCTGCGACTTGAGGCTGATGTAGAAGTGGAAGTTGCCGGTGTACTGTTTCAACCACTCCACGACGTCGGCGTTCTCCACGTGGAACGGTTTGGTAGAGTGCACCTGGGATACGCCGTGGAAGTCGTCGCAGTTGAAGTTGTCTGGCACACACAAAATAGTAGGCTCGGCGGTCGCTGTTGCGCCGCTGCTCATGAGGAAGTCGCGGAACTGCGATATGTACTTAGGATCTGTCTCAGTGATCTTGACCAACATGATACCCCCTAGACACATAGGATACTACGATGTGGTGTTGAAAGTCAACTAGTATAAAATGTAATGATAATAAGTAGTTATCAGCAATTATTCATCAAATAGGCGCTGTAAGCTCTAAAACACTTGGAAGAGCATACGGTATTGTCATTGTAATCTTTGCCTACGTAATACATCTCGCCGCAGTTGGCACATCTACCTCTAGGGTAATTTCTGACTGGGTGTGAGTTGTCCACCTCTTCGTAGGATATAATAGCTGGGAACTGTGCTTTAGTTGGGTCAATTACCGCACCGTCTGGTGTCTTCAACCACCAATGCTCTCTCTTGCCCCAGAATGCATCTTCTACGAAGCCGTTGGTGATCTCTAGTTCGGGGTACTCAGCTTTCATGAGTTTTACAGCCTCTGCGCATAGACCGCAGGCTGTATCGCGGTTGTACTTAGATTTTATCCATTCTTCGTATCTGTCCATCAATCTACACCAAAGAACCTAGGTGTACCATCAGGATAGAACCTCAAGGTATCTTCTTTTGGGTTGTTGTAGTCTATGGTTGCGCATGCTTTGGATATTTCAAGTAGTGTGCCGTTGCAGGCTGTGTAGCCTTTCTGGATGTACTTCTGCATGCGCTCAAGTGTTGATAGTGGAAATGTGATCTTGTTGACACGCAGATGTTTGGCCAACGTGTCTTGGAAGAATGTTTGGTTACAACGGAAGGCATCATCTACCAACATGGCACAGCATATAGTGTAGTCGAACGAGTCGATCACTGCTGTAGTGGTCATATCGTAGTACTTACTTTTGATTAACTGGAACCATCTGCCTTCCCATTTGATGTTCAACAAGGCGTCGTTCTCATTGATGATCTTAACTGCGTCGCCATTCTTAGCTAGCTTGTTCCAATATTTTATCAAGGTATCTTCTGCCTCTTTGTCGTTTGAGAATATGTCGATGTCCTTGATCTCAACGTCAGATAGGTAGTCTCTTATGGCTCCACCAGCTATTGCATACTTCTTTGGATCAAGCTGATCAGCTGCGATCTTCTCAAAGAAGATCTTCTTGTAGTAGAACTTCATCTTGTCAAGGTTTTTCATCATCAGTCCCATAAGTCACCCATGTAGCTATAGGTTCATCGTTCCATCCAAGGATGTGTAACTTACTCTTCTTTCTGCGTGTGACACCATTGATGTACTCCGGGCAGTCTGCGCACTCTAGTATCTCAGCTCTCAGATGAGGGTGTTTCTTCATGGCCTTCCAGTACGCATGTGAGTACACTTTTCGTTGCCACCAGAAGAACACTTCATGTAAGAACGGAATCTTGTTTAGGAAAGGAGTGATGACCTTCTGATCTAAGGTGATGAGCCATCCAGGGAACCACCCGTAGTTGTACCATCCAGGGAGACATAAGCCGTGCAGTGATAAGTTACCGAACTGGGCATAGAATCTTAAAGTGCCGTATTTTTCTTTTGATTGTCCGCCAAGTCGTCCCCAACGTACACATGTACTCTTTACGATGTATACACAGTCGTTAAGTCCTTCCCAGTCGAAATCTTCCTCACCCCATTGATGATCAGCCATCACATCCTCCTTCCAGATCTACCGTAACCCTTCCACTCAGCTGTGGTGCATAGATCGCGCTCAGCTTGTACCCTGGTGGCCCACTCGTATGGTACAATAAGTTTACCTTTGGTCAGCCATCCTTCCAGGGCGATCTTGACGTCAAGTAACACATCGGAACCTGTGTCTGGCACGACAACCCATCTGTCTAGCATGTTTTTGTCCTGTAAGATCTCTGCCTGCTCTTTGGTGGGAGGAGTGTCCTCTATCATGAACCACTGGTCGTCAAGGCCACCAGTGGTGTAGATAGCCTGCAGCTTCTCCGCTCTACCAGCAAGCGGGTGCCATCCTGGGTCTTTGTTGACCTTGAAACCCTTCTCGTCTGTCTCTGTGGGCCACCAGTTGTGTATCACTTCACCTTCGCCAGCTGCAATCATGACAACCATGTCTTTCCTTGAGTTGTAGCTGACCCAGTAGATGTCGAAGTGCTTTTTCGCCCAGTTGACCAAGGTCTTGATGTAAGGCCTTAGTTGCCACTCACCTCCGTAGTGGGCGTACAGGACTCCGTCGATGTCTAAGTACAGACGTCCTTTCATGAGTTTTTTAAGCTCCTCACATATTCTCCTATCAATCCAATTTTGTTGGAAATTTAAGTGCCATATCTCGTAACTTCTTCTCTCCGTGAATCAGCCGTATAAGGTGGTAGTTGACGAAGTTAAGTTTCCTGGTAGTGGTGATCTCCCGCCCTTTACGATACCAGTACATAGTTGAGTAGTAGAACAGACCTCTCCTGTGCCAGTACGTGACAGACACTGTCTTAGACGTCATCCGCTTAACCTCTCTGTTAGTTTGATCCAAGACTTCTTTGGGTCGTCCTTGTCGAAGTGGAAGAACTCACCTTTGAACTTCTTGCCCCACTGCTTGATGTCGTCATCTACCAGTATGTCTCCCAGCAGCAGTCCTTTGTCGCATGTAAGCATGATACGTTTTAACAGGTATGGGAAGTGCTCTTGTACCCACTTGTACTTCTCTATGGTGCTCCATAAGTTCTTGGTGGATGGTTTGGTGGCTATGTAGAGCTTGAAGTGGCTTTGTTTAAGTGCCCAGTCCACGAATTCTTTAGCACCCTTGTGAGGCTCAAGGTTCCTGAAGAAGCCCTTGACGAACATCTCTGGAGGATCTTTGACTATCTCCTTGAGAGATCCCTCGAAGTCAGCCAGCACACCGTCAAGGTCGAGGAAAACAGTGAGCTTCCTCACGGATCTCCTCCTCCAGGGTCTAGTAGACGTAAGGCTGTTGCTTGTATGTCACTTAGCTTCTGAAGTGCATCGATATGGTTTATAAGCTTGCCCATGTCACGTTTAGCACATGCCACGAAGATGCCGTCGTCGTAGTGCCACATATCTGCACCTCGTTTGGTGCCCTCATGTTTGCTGAGGCTAGGGCGAGGTTTCTCAAGCACCACGTAGAAAGGGATGTTTGCCGTGCCGGTCCATTTATCTTCTGGCGCAGCCTTCTCCCAACGTAGTTTTATGTCTCTGAACTCTTCCTCGGTCATCCTGCCTCCTTAAATATCCTCTGCCTTCAGGCTGCTGGTTAACTTCATATTTATCCAGTCCTTCATGTAGGTCAGCTCTGCGTTGGCATACTTCATGGCTTTGGCTTTTGATAGCAGCCTGATCTTGACCTTATCGTCGACCATGGACTCGGCCATCAGGAACGCGCTCACGATGCTTTGCTCGTTCGCCGCTATGCGACGATCCAGTTTGTTCAGTACAGCGTTAACTTTTTTGCTCATAGTGTACATGTTAGTCCCTCCTCAGTAGCTTGTCAACAGCCCACTGTAGCTTCCATTGGATGGTTCGGTGGTACCGCCAGTAGAACCTAGATATGTTGTACCAGATCGCCCTCTTTATTCTAGTAAGTTTTTTTTGTAAAGAACTAGACTTGAGGTACCTCTCCACCTTGAACATGTCTCTGGCAGTGAAGCCGTTGTACGGGTCGGTCAAGAACAAGTTGCCCATGTATGGGTTCATGTCTCTGTCGTCGTCCAGTATGATGATATCTTCTGACTCAACAGGCACGTGGAACATCCTCAGGAAGGACCTGATCTCGTGTCCACGGTGCCCACCTCTCAAGGCTGGTGTAACACCGACAACTCGTGGGCCTATCTTGGGGCCTAGTATGTCTCTAAGCTCTGCCAGGGGATGGCCAAGGCGCCATGTAGAAGACACGACGACACTGATATCCTTGTTCTTCTCAAGCAGGTGTGCTAGAAGTGACATAGCCACTGGGTCAAGCTCATGCCTAGGGGCACGTTCAGCATCGGAGTTAACCTGATGGTGTATGCAGCCGCCAGCAGTGAACAAGACTCCGTCGATGTCAAGGAACAGAAGTTTCATCTGTATCTTTCTTTATGATGGACGATAACCTCATGATGTAACCATACTGCGAGAATTCGTAGTGGTTAAAGGTGAAACTGTGATTGATACATTCCAATTCGTTGCAGCTGATAAATTTGCTGATACTTCGGTACCATTTTTTTGTTGTCTCAACCTGCTCCAGAGTCCTACATGATCCTAGCACCTTAAGCACGTACTTGAACTTGTCCTTGTTACTCATTTTTTACATCTCGGTTTTATACGACCGTTCAGTAGGTATGCCAGTGCATCTTTCAGTTGTCGGAATGTTTCTATGCCGAACAATATATGTTCGGCATCAAGCATGTCGTTGTCTCGTAGGTATATGTTGCCTAATTTGTTGTCGCACTCATCATCCTTCCAGTATACCTGGTAGTAGTCACCGTAGTCTTCAACTCGTATGGTTACTTTTACCTTAATCATTCGACGTCTTTAGGAAACAGTATAGAGAATATCCCTATTCTGGGGCTAAACATGCCACCGTTGCCATCTTTTTTTCTGGCTTCTTCTTCGGTGTTATGTACATGTTTACCGTATGGTATATAATATTCGCCATCGCCACCTTGTAGTACAGTCACATACCCCGTCTTACCAGACCATCGTTTGCATACATTGTCATCTATTTGGATGTAGAATTCGGTAGGTTGATCTTCCATCTTCGGGTACGTTTTTGGCAACGTTAATAGAAAGTTCATCTGTTTCTCCTTACTCATCGTCTTCCTCTCGATGATGATGCTCGTTAGTTATCTGTCCATCGCTTGTGATAGTGAACGTGCAATGGTCATCGTCGGTTGTGGAGTATGTTCCGGGTGACAGTACCGACAACCTAGTGTTGTTGCCGTTGAACTTGTCTGACAGAGAGGCCAGGATGATGCCGTTGTACAACCTCAACAGTACCTCATCGTTCACTCCTGATGCGTCACCACATGGGTTGATAAGCTCGGTGGTCATGTAAGGGCTAGATGCTACGCCAAGGCCGTCTTTACCATCTTGACCGTCAAGACCGTTGCATATCTCCTGCGACATGATGTTGCTGTCTGACCCTATGTCCAACCGCCCGTTGTCGTTCGTGTCGACAGCTGTAAGTAGTGTTACCCCGCCGTTGGAGCAGCTGGCAGCCGTAGGTGCAGTTGACACAACTGCGTTGTGGCCGTTGCCACCAGTACCACCTACCTGAGGTGTACATGCCGTTAGCATGAGTGTTGTAAGTATCAACAATGACTTCATTTATCTACCCTTTCCTACGCTAAGCTTTTTGGCAAGTTTGGCGCGCTCTTTCTTGGACGCGAAACCGCCAGCGTCCAACCTTGCAAGCTGTTGTTGAGGTGTGCACCTGGAAGCCTCAGCTTGGCGAACCTTCGCCTCTTCATGCTTCTTCTGTTTCAATTGCGCAGCGATCCCTTTCTTACGACTGTTGTCTTTTGGGCCTTTATTGAGCAAGCTCATGTATCCTCCTAGTTTTTTATCCTCTTCCCGGTGTGTCTTCTCGCAAACCCAGATGGCAGCCTTGACAAGTGTCAACAACAACTCAGAGAGCATTGAGCTTTATCATCGTTGCGTTGAGCTGTCGACGAGCGAACTGTATCTTCTTGCGGTCTGACTGTCGACGTTCAGGAACGCCGTTGATGATATGGTCAAGGTTCGTCGTCATCTCGATGAACTGTTGGTAACCCTTGATAGCCTTCTTCAAGTTCTCTGTCTTAGACATTCGTTCCTCCTGTTTGTGGTACCCCGAGGTACTTGTGATCCTTAAAATTTCGTTGGTGCGACCCTTTCTTGTTGAGCCAAAGGGGTGCAGATAAGTCCAGTTGGGTTGATGACCATCACTAGGTCCAGCTTGTCTGAGTAATGAGTTCTGATCACCACGTTTCTCATTATATTGTTCCTCACCTCAACTATCTCAACTCTAACTTGAGAGAAGTCCACGTGACTTGGCGGAGTTATCACCCCATGTCTGTCGAGAAGCTCTCCCCTGGCATGGTCGCTGAGCTTTAGTCTGACAGGCGCTGTTGGGAACTCACACCTCGGCAACCCCTTGAGCAGGTGGTACCTGCCATTCCTGTACGATCCAACAAGCTTCATCGTTCTAACTTGCAGGAGTAGATCGTATCCCCTGTCTGTTCGTTCATCTGAACGTAGTAGAATCCTAAACTGTCGTATCCTGCTGATCGTCCAGGACCTCTGCTCTTTTGGCAGTGACCTTCAAAACCAAGGCCGCTGCTTTTTACAAGTGTGACTCTGTTGCCACCAGAGGCTACCTTCAGTGCTGCCATGATCTTTGGTTTGCGTGGATCTGTAGATTTCACATGTCTAGACATTTTTCACCTCTTCGTTCTCTATCATAAACGCGACGTCTGCACCGTCGTCCATGGTCACGTCAGCGCTCATCATGGTACTTTTAAGCACCATCTCTGTCACCTGTTTGAGGGCATTCTTGAGTGACCCTCCCCTGGTCACGTCGATCTCTATCTTGAGCTTCATACACGCTTCCTTCAAGGGGAAGGCAGCCCTTAGGCTGCCACCGCCATCGCCACTGCAGTCTCAAGTGCACGTTTGTTGAGCTGAGCACTCTGTCCGAACCACATCTGGTCGAGTCGAATAGCGTTGTCTTCACCACGGACAAACTGGAGATACTCGTTCACCGAGTTGTATGCTCCCCAAAGTGTACCTTTGACGCCGGGAAGGTCGTTGCCACGGCCCTTCTCGAAGATAGGTTGCACAGCGGCCAAGATCCGTTTGTTGTTGATGTCGGCGACATCGCCGCCAGCTTCGATGATCTTCTTGTTGGAGTTGAACACCAGCTTCACGTACCTCTCGAAGTCTTTCTGGTTGATCTGACGTGACGCAAGCGCACGGTACTGGGCTGCTGTGGCCTCGAACTCAGCGTTGGCCAAGTTCATGATACCACGGATGTCTTCGAGGTTCTGGGTGACGTTCTTCGTGTGGCGGACTCGGATGAGCTTTGATCCTTCATGTCCGTGAGCCATGGCCAATGTGTTAGCGCACACGACCCTCACAGGAGTGAAACCGACTCGGACGGCGAGTGTGCCATCGTGGCTGTTCGACAGCAGGACGTACTTCTCGACGGCGTCACCTTTGACGATCTCGGTTGGGTCGAGGGCCAACTTAGCAAGGACGAACACACGTTGTCCACCACGAAGCGAACCTGCAGTCTCGATGGCAGCCTGCTTCTCGTCGATGAATGGACGGAAGAAGTTGAAGGCGTCGGTGTTCTGGAGTGGGACGTAGGCTGGACCGACCACGCCCAAGATCTTGTTGTCAGACGACCTGCGTGTGGCCAGGGCAGGAAGCTCTTCCTGGGTGCCAGAGAACACCTTCTCTGTGGTCACCTTCCAGTCGAGACCGGCAGCGATGATGGCCTCGTCTAGGGTGGGAGGTTCTGTGAACCGTTGACCGAGATTGTGCCAAGGAACATTACCAACATACATGATCTGTTCTACTTCGTGTGCCATCTTGAACCTCCTAGAAATGGTTATAGGAACATTGTACAGTCAACCGGGTAAGATTGCAACCATCATGCCAACCTGAAGTCGTTTTATACGCATAAAAACGACCACAATGTAGACGTTGCCTACTTTATACGCATAAACATCGAATTTTAAGTTGAAACAATTACTTAGATTGGTTTGGCGACATGTTGTGCCTAAACGTTCGCCACCGTTGTGTCGACGACCACTACTGGGGTATCGTCCACCTTGAACGATGGTATACCGTTCCACGGAGCCATGAGCATGACAGCGCTAAGATCCGGCATCTCCTCCACGTATCGCCTGACCTGTCTGTAGACGTCGGCCCTCTTCTGTGAGTTGACCTTGAGTTCTATGGCGATCTTCTCGCCGTGGCGGCTGACCATGAAATCAAGCCTACTCCTGCTGGTTATCTTGACCTCTCGTTCAACAACAGCGTCTGGCACCAAGCCGGGCAATACCTTAGACAAAGCCTCCTGCATCTCTTTCTCGTTGTTTGTAGGCAGCCTTACTCGTCTGAGAGCCTGTGCAACGTCTCCTATGAGACCGACCTCAGGGACTGGCTCTGGTATATCCTCCCCGATCTTCTTTAGGTACTCCTTGGCCATGTCACGCACCCTGTCCACGTTGAACCCAGCATCCCTGAGGATCTCTGCCTGACCATCTTTACCTTCAACCAGGCCGTCATGCTGGCTGCGCTTGACGCCTAGGATCTTCATCATGAATGGGTCGGAGCCGTCTGGTATGGTGATATAGAATGCTTGAACTGGTTTTGTCTGACCGTCACGGTCCAGCCTGGAGACAACTTGGTCCATCACGTGTGGACTCCAGTCAAGCTCTCCGAACACAACAGTCGAGCACGCTCTCTGGAGACCGTCTAGACCAGCACCACTTCTTAGGCTGATGATGAACACCCTAGCCTCACCTTCCACGAACTCCTTAACTGCTTTGTCTTTCTGTGCGGCAGACTCGCTGCCTGTGTACATGACAGGGTTGTAGGATGCAAGCTCTTTAAGCCAAACATCATAGCAATCCCTGTGCCATCCAGCCAAGACAACCTTGTCGCCTCCGTCTAGGACCATCTTCATGAACTCCGCCACCGGTTTAGCCTTGGCTACCCCTGTGGCGTGACGTAGCTTCCAGTCGAACTCCCTCGCACTCTCGCTGCTGTCTGTGACGTTTCCACTGAGAACGCTGATAGCTAGTAATTTCGCCACATCCTCGACTTCTTTAAGCTTGTCTATGTCGGCGTCGACCGTGTATACGTGTTTGGCGCAGTCACCGAACTTCAGTCCAGCCTCCTCTGGTGTCCTGCGGAGCATGAGTCCTTGACTCTTGAGGTAACTATGTAAGATGCTTGGTTCTGTCACTTTTCCCCATGTGCACCACTCGTCCATGAAGTCGTACTCTTCCCCTAGACACCCTTCTTTTATCACGTCGAGCACGCTCCATATCTCAGAGCCGTAGTTGTAGATGGGAGTACCTGTGAGGCCAAGGCAGTACTTCATGTTGTTAGATATCATCTTGCACAAGTTACGCTTGGCAGTGCCTGTGTGTCTCAGCTCGTGAGCCTCGTCTAATATCAGTGTTTTAACCTGTTTTGACAATGGTACCAGGACGTCTTGCCACGGTGCTAGCCTGTTGTAGCTAGTGACCACTACGTCTACCTGTGGAAGCTCGTAGTTCTTGAACCCTTTTATGATATGCGTTGTGACTTCTGGAAGAAATCGTTTGATCTCCCTGTCCCACTGGGTGCATAGGTATGGAGGTACGACGATTATCGCCGGTCTACGCTCTGGCTCACATAGTGTAGATATCGCACTGGCCGTTTTACCTAACCCCATTCTATCAGCCAGAAGCATCCTGCCCATCTTGGCGAACATGTTGTTGAACTTGACCTGGTGATCTCTTAGTGGTAGAGCAAGCTTAAGAGCTTCTTCGCTTATCTTGTAGACTCCGTCTTTATGAGAGTTGATGACAGCGTCTATTATCTTGTCGTACTCTTCACTCTTTGATGTGATCTGATGTAAGTCTGACTCGCTGATCTGCAGGTTGTACCTCTGCAGTATCCATGTGATATCTTTGGCTGCGTTCATGGTAAGCGGGAATGATATAGGCTTGTGGGTGAACTTACCTTGGTCGAAGTGAGGTTTGGCGTTGTCGAACAGTTTGCGAAGCCGCATCATTATGTGAGGTTCGGCATCCACAACAAGTCTACAATCTTGGTTGTCTAAGTAGACAACACCTTGGTAGTTCATCAGGTTAACCTGTTCGCCAACTCTATAGCTTCTTTGGCTAGCGGATGTCTTTCATCGAAGTCGACGCAAGGAGAGGTTTCATCTTCCTTAAGAAGTTCGAGTGCTCGTCCCATGATATACCAACTTTTTTCTAGGCCATCGTAAGACGCGTCGCTGAGGTAAGGTTTGCATGCTATGTAGTATGCGTACTTGGCAGCTAAGAGTTTAACCGTGGCGTCGTGGTACAACGACTGGCAGAAATCCTTCTCTACCATGATCCTATTTTTGAACGATATCTCTCTCTCGACTTCTTGTTGATTTATGATGGTATACCACCTTCCTTGTAACGTCTTATGCCTCGAAAACCCTTCATATCAGGACCGTCTACTGTGTGAAACTTACCGCTTCTCTGTATAAACCAACCTTTATACCATGTTTGACCAGTGGTGTCACATGTGAAATCGTTAAGTTTGACACAACTGACGATCTTCATCCATCCTCTTATCCTACCACGCCATACGATGAAGCACCTATCTCCTGCGTTGACGTTTGGTTTGAATGGTACTCTGTAGTTCATAACATAAGATCCATCGGATACATGATTCAATTCTTTCTGGTAATCTTCCCATTTCACGGTTTGCGGTATGGTTATAACCCAATCAACTACAGGATTATCATTTGAATTTTTCTGTTTCAAGTTTACTGCTCGTCCTTGTCGTTGATGTCCCACACGTAGTTGCACAGGTTGCATATGCATATGACGCCATACGGTAACACCTCTGTGGTGACCACTGAGTTCTTACATCTTGGACAGTACAAAAGTTTCATCTTCTCTTTCTTCCAGGACGAGTGTCCCACAACATACCGTTACGTATGTAGTTTCTCAGCTCCTCAAGCTCCTTCACCACAACTAGTTCTGACTCGCTCATCTTGGCGAGCCAACCTGGCCTGAAGACCGGATCGTACTTGCTTGTTATGAGCGATAGCCTATGATCTATAGTTGCCACGATCTTCCTCTTAGTATCGAAGAACACGTCAGAGCGTGCGCTCATTTCCCAAATTCTTCTTCGAGTTGTCTGCATCGTCTGTAGAGGCTCTTCACCTGCTTCTTTTTGTCGTTCAAGGTTAATTTATCAGAGAGGAGTACGTCTCGTATCCTGTCTGGGATAATATTTAACTTCTTTGACATCTATATTTCCCTCAAGTGTGATTCGTTCGGCGGAGACGTCGCGCTGAAGAGCTGCCTCTTCAGTGAACTGTGTGCCATATCGTTTCATGAGTTTAGCCGCGTTTGCAGCCATAGCTTCTTCAAAAGATGATCCTAGTGTGTCAAGCGTTCTGGCTAGATACCACAGTATATCACCCGATTCTTCTATGAGGTTTACTTTGTCAAGTTCTTTACCGTAGGCTATGTATTTCTTCAGTGCATCTTGTAGCTCGCCCAACTCTGTGCACATGCCAATTGAGTAATGAATTAGAGCTGCAACGTCTCCATTACAGAGACGCTCCTTCACCACTTGGTAGTCTGATCTATCAAGTTTCTTTGCAGCTTTCATGAACGAGTTGTTATCCATTCGCACCTCTCGCCTTGGTTCTTAGCCAAGATCCACCACGTTTAGTCATGATATGTATGCATTTTCTACAGGTTATGTCGCTGCTGTCATGTGGGTTGATTGTCCCGTATTTTTGGCCACACAACAGAAGGTATGCTGGGCTACGCCACCGCCAATGGTGCAGTTTCTTCACAATCTCTTCGTCTCCGTTATCTCGGGCATCTTGGCAGCCTCAGCAGCGTACACTGTTATGGTGACCTGGTTGGCTGACATGTCGTTGGTTTGAATCATCAGTCTGTTGCGATCGTCGAACTCAAGTCCGATCTGCACCGCGTAGACTTTGTTCTTCATGTACTCCAACGCCTTCTCAAGGTCTTTTACGTTGAACTTGGTCATCTTCGACACCTATGTTCCCATGTCATGTGTTTGGCACCGCATCTAGGACAAGTGAAAGGTAAAGGTACAATTTTAACCCAACTGTCTGTGGAGATCAGCACCCTCATCTCTTCCACACCTCAAAGGTGTAGACTTTCATCTTGTCACACTTCTGCACGTTTGCAAGTGTGATCTTCATTGGCATGTCGCAGAACAGTAGCTCATTACCTCGATGCATCGATTTCTCGGCCTCTAGGATGACTTGGTCCAAACTCCAGTCGTAATTATCTGAGAAGTCGAACGTATACAAGGGCTTGTCATCCTCTGTCTTTTGACCAAGCAGGTAGTTTAATATAGTATCTAACATACTCACGACAGCTCCTTGATTTCTACCTTAGCGTCGTCGTAGGTGTTCACCTGGGTGTTGTGTGACTTGATGTAGAAGTTGTTGGTGGTGTCACCTCTGAAGTTGTCGGTGATCCTTTTGAAGTGTCTAGGCAGGTCGAGTATGAACGCTCCCCATGCAAGTGTCTGTAAGATGCTAAGAGTGATGGTGACAAACAAGAAGATCTTCATAACTGTCCTCTCCACCAGCCAGCATACTTGGTCTGCTCTCTCTCTTCCATCTTCTTCACGACTTGCTCCATCCTCAGACCGCCAGCGGGGTTGTAGGTGATGAGCATGATCTCCTTGGGGCAGTAGAACGGCTTCTCCTCAAGGAAACACATGATGTCGTACCCTGTCTTGGGGCCTCCTAAGTCGTGGTCTAGCAGTAGTAAGTCCCAGCGGCCTTCCTCTTGTAAGAGTTCAAGGCCTTCCTCAAAAGTGCGGGCTACCTGTACCTCTTCCTCTGTGAATCGTCTTGCTGGGTCGTCCCAGTGTTGACCAGGCTTTGGTACCCAGTTAACCTCTTTGGTGTCATCTATCATGAGAACGCGTTTCATAACCGTACCTCTAGTGGAGAGGATACATCATCTACGGTGTAAAGTCAACAAGATGTAACTATTCATTTTTAAATGAATAGTTACATCTTTTAGATTCTTAGCCATCTGCCGATGGATCTGGCTAGGTAGAAGGACACGATGAATGCAGCAAACTGAGGTGCAACCCCCATAGTCGCATCGACACCTAAGAGTAATATGCTTAGGACAACTACAGCAGCCCAGTTTGGAAGACATACGTAGGCGATCTCTTGGATCATACTTTTAGAGAAGTCTCCAACTCTACCTTTGAACAAGTCAGTAAGGTTCCCTTTGTATTGGTACCGTAGACCGGTGAGCACATCTTGCACCGTGGCTTCACTCAACTTCGCTTTTATATTGGCCACAGGAGCTTCGTCTGTGCCGCTCATCATGACGATGATCTCTCCCAATGCATGTTGGGTAACAGGGCCAAGTGGTACTTCAAGCTCGTTTTTGTCTCCTGTGAACGTAAGTTCAGTGTCACCAGAGACCGAGTCGAACGACGTGACGCCTTGTATGGTTACGCCAGTCTTGGTGACTATCTCTACCTTATGCCAGTCTGGGTGATTCTTGTTGAACAGCATGACTACCTCCTTCGACTAATTTGACTATGTCGTCTAGTTTTACCGGTCGATAGCCATGCACGTCAACTCCGACGTTTATCATCCTCTTGTTGTCGCTGACCTTCCATGCATTGTGCACATGACCGTGTAGCAGGTACGTGTTTGGATCTCCGTCATCTATCAACTGCTCGTCGTACGATCGTTTGTCGACGTTGTGACTCTTGTACGGGAAGTGCGACATCCTGAACCTGTAGCCACCTTGCTCTATGGTGAGGGTGTTAAGCACCTTCTCGAAGCCTATGTCGAGCCATCTGTGCGGTTTGATATGCCAGTCGTGGTTACCTTGTATCAACACCTTGTGACCCTTGAGTTCTCGCAGGATCTCCTCAGCTTTCTTCACACCGCAGAACGCGAAGTCGCCTAAGATATACACAGTGTCGTCGTTGCTGACAGTTTGGTTGTAGTAGTTCATCAGGGTGACGTTCATGTCACGAACAGACTCCTCGCTGACCTTCTCTGACTTGCGTTCCTCATCTGAGGCGAACGGCCTGTTGCAGTAGAGTATGACTCGACGGTGCCAGTAGTGCGGATCTGAGGTAAGGTAAATGTTACTCATAGTACAGGTGTCAGTATGTTGGTTGTCAGGTCGAAATCTATGACTTGGTTCATGTTGAGGATAGTCTGCTTGAACATACCCGTCTCTGTGAGCACGTGCTCCTCGGTGACCTCGACCCCTTCTTCTGGCTGGTCAAACCTCTTGGCTGTCATCTGAAGTAGTAGATGGCTGCTACAGGTTGATGTGCTGGGAACTGATCGTCGTCGGTGATCACGTTGTACATGACCTTTATCGCCAACATAGTCACCAACAATGTCAGACCAATCGTTATCTTACTCATCTTTTGTCCTTTGCAGAGACTATCTTGTTGTAGGTCTTCTGATCTCTTCGCTCGCCCCACCTGGTGAACCGTCTCATGCCGTAGTACACGCCTAGGTGTATGATGAACACTTGAAGCACCACAGGCACCAACATCATGGCCACCGAAAGTATCAGTTGGATCATGTTCTATCTCCTTTAGACATCACCATGTCGGTGATGAGTGGCACCAGGTTGTCAAGCGAACCCTTAACTTGATCCAACGAACCGTTGGCGTCCACGACCTCGTGTCTTATGGGGTCGTTGGCTACGAGGTCGTTGAAGGTGTCGATGACCTTGTTCAGGTAGCCTTCGCCTTTGGCCTCTATCGCATCAACTGCAAGGCCGCGTTTGACTCTGCGTTGACGAGCTGTCTCTTGGCTTATTGACATGTAGACGATCAAGTCTTCCTTCTGGGTCATAGTGCCCACAAGATCGTTGTAGAACCTATCGACGAACTCTGCAGACACGTTGTGTGTGGTGTACGCGATGTGACTCCACCACCCCCGGTCGCTTACTATGATGTCGTACTGGTCGGCTACCGACTCGTAGTACCTATGTGTCTCAAGACGCATAGCTGCGAAGACGAACTCCATAGCAGCTCCAGACATGTTGAGTGTAGGGTCTAGTATGATCTTGCGAAGCTCTGGCATTCCTGGCACCATCGGCGCTCCGACTTCCCTAGTCTCAAGGACTCGTAGGCCTTTGTTTTTAAGTTTCTCTGTGAGGTATTTGACGGCTGTTGTTTTTCCAGATCCATCTAAAGCCCCTCCAGTGCCATGAAAAATGGCAGTTTTTTGTTATTTTTTTGCGTCGTCATATTTTGCGCCCTTTCTTTGATCATGTTTCCTTAAGCTCTAGCCTTCGTTCCACCGGTCATCTTAAGTTGCTGTTTCTTTAGCACTCCTGCGACGTTTGCCCAGAAATCGGCAGTCCTCTTGGCTTCTTTGGTGTCTTCAAGTGGTATGTCAGTCTTCGTTGACTTGTCGCGGGAGATCTTCTCCATGTTGGAGGCGTTGATGATAGCTCCATCGTATGAGCCAACGCTGATGGCGTACTGGGCTGCGAAACTGGTAGCATCCACTCGTTCAACTTTGGGCTTCTTGTGTTTCTTCTGAGACGGCATGTTACCTCCTTACGTGTTTAAAATATGGGCAGGATTTCATACCTGCATCTTGCACGGACCCTGGTGTTTAGTGTCGCCAGCGACTGTGCTGATCTCCATGCTACCCGAAGGGTCGTTCGTCACGATCCTATCCCGACGATTTGCGTGTCCTTATGATATCCTACTATCCTCGAACGTCTAGTGCGTTACCGTCTATGACTCGGAATTCGGTCCACGCCGCCATAAATATCCTAGGTAAGTCATCTAGAGATACTTGTTCATGATGTTTGCGCATCATCTTCACTTTCCCTCTAGACTAGCCAAACGCCGGGCCGCAAAACCCTCAATGGCACGTTCGTGTTACTTAGCTTCTTTCTTGAGTCTCTTCAGGAACTTCTCTTTGTCCTCTATCTTCACCTCAAATCGACGGACACCGGCAGGCCTGAACACTGTGTTGGCTGTCTCGAAGTTGTCAACCACCGTGACAGCTTGATCTCCGATGAACTGTGCCTTGGTGGCCCCTGTACCCTGAACGACGAGCAGCTCCCTTGTCACAGCGTCAAGCTCTTCATACAGGACCTTTGCCGCCTCGATCTTCTTGGCGATCTCGATCGCTTTCTTGGCAAGATCTACTGCTGTGGACGGTTGATTTGTCTCTGAGGCGTTTGTTAAAGTGGTCATCTCCATAATTTCCTCCAGTATAATTATATTAAGCCATCTGACTTGTTGAGTCAAGATCTACCATCTTGTGGGATACTTTTTCCCAACCGATAGACTCAAGCTCTTGTCTTGTGACGATGATGGGCTTAGACAGCATGTCGTTCTCTAGCCACTTTAGTCCTACCAAGCCGTCGATCCACTTAACCAACAGACGCAAAACGCACTCTTGGTGTTCCCAAACTTCCATCTCTGTCATCAACATCTCCTTAAATGGTAGGCCCTGTGGGATTTGAACCCACGACCATTCGGTTATGAGCCGAGCGCTCTGACCTGCTGAGCTAAGGGCCTACGATGAGAATATACTTGTCTTGGTAGTTATGTCAACTTAATTTGTCACCGCATTTGTTGCAGTAGTTGTACGACTCGATGAAACCTACGTACAGTTTTGGTTCGTGAAGGCATGTCATATTAGACGAATCATACTTGTAGACGCCGAAGGTTGCGTTGTACCAACCAACAACCTCTTTTTTAAACTCTTCAACACTAAGTTGCCTGAAAGTTATGTCGTTGTCTTTGAACACCGTTACTCTATCTGTGTCTAGCTCCAGCAGACAGAAGAACCTCACAGGTGAGTTTTCTACCACCATCCTAAGATGAGCATGATATACCCAGTCTGTATCTTTAAAGTTGTCGTTGTGGTTTTTTACCAGTTTGATATCGTCTGACATACCTATTATGTATGCAAACACGCCAGGTTCCACCAGTATCCTATGTATCATTATCTCGTACTCAGGAAGTATTGGGTACAGTAGTTTTCCAAGTGTCATCAGTGACGTGTCAAACTCTTGTTGTATGTTGTTCATATCTCTATCTCCGCTGCTTGATATACTAGTTTATACTTGTCATCTAGCACCGCCACGTTCCTGAACTTGGTGAACAGGCCGTCGTATGTGCCGTGTGCTTCGTGTAGGTGTCCAAACATGTGAAAACGTGGCTTAACCCTAAGCACCGCTGACAACAATTCTTCGCACCCCTCATTTATCACTTTTTTGTCTCCAATTTTGTTCTTGCGCACAACTTCGTCCAAGATGCCCTTGGGTGGCGAATGAGTGATCAGCACGTCCACCTTGTCTGGGATCATGTCCCACACCATCTTCATCTTGCTTTGATGTAGACCAAACGCCCAGTTGTTGAACTTTAATGTCCAAGGTGATCCATAAAATGTCACACCATCTACTTGCGTACTCGAATCTTCAAGGTAGATGATATCGTTGTCCTTGCACATCTGCTTGGCAAGGCTTGGTTCTCGCTGGAACAACCAGTCGTGATTGCCAGCAACTAATATGATGGATTTGAACAATTTGCCCTTGTCTTTGAGTATGATCAGCTCTCTTGACACTTCTACCAACGAGCCACTACTTGTTAAATCGCCAGCATGGATGAGAACGTCACCGATAGGTAGGTCGATCTTATCTAGTTGACAATGGGTGTCACTGATGGCTACGATCTTCAACTAGTACCTCTTGTGGTTCTTGATCACGTTGAGCAACTTCCTGCTCATCTCCCTGTAGTTTGGGTCGTCCCTGAAGTCTACGTGTCGGTGATCACTCATGAGGCGTCTTATTTTCAGCATAGCCACTCGTCTAAGCTTCTTCACCTTCCTGAGGTACGAGTTACCTGAGATGTTAGCCATCTGTTAAAGCCTCTCCGGTGAATAGTGTCTTACCCTTTCTCACGTAGTGTCGGTTGGTTACGACGTCTTTGGTGTGGTGCTCGACGGATGCCATGATGTAAGGTATCTTCTGCATCCTCAGCCTGTTCTTCCAGAACTCGATCTCCTCCATATCCCTTGTGGGGTCGATGTACATGTTGTTTTCAACAAAGGCGATGTGTTGCCCATGAGAGTTATCCTCGATGACCTCTACGTTTCGTATGTTGGGTTGTTTGCCTGGTGCCGGGTAGTTCATCGTCTACACATCTCCCACTGTGACTTCTTGATCCTGTTCTGAGGAGTTATGCCTAAAACTTCAAGCCCCTTCTCGTACCGTTTGGCGACCTCAGATGCCCCTTCTTCCGACCCATGATCTACATCTTTCCTGGCCTCCACCTCGATGTAGCGACCCTTCTCGTTCATGTCTGAGTCGTACACTAGGTAGTAGACGGTGGTGGCATCGGCGAAGACGTGTATGTAGCATATCTTGTAGATGACGACGTTTAGTGTGAACCCAAGTTGTGCACAAAACTGGGTTATGTCGTCGATCGTACATCGCTGGGGGTCAAGCGGCACGTCTATCTCTATCCTGTCGTTGTTGTTATTCTCGTTCAGCTTCACCTTGATGGTCAGCTCTGGCTTCGGACCTTGTCTGTAGCGGATGAACTCGAAGTTGAACTTGGTGTTCTCACTGCTGAAGTAGAAATCCCAGCTGCCCACCTCTATGAAGTCGACAGGTTTATGGGACTCTGCGAACTTCATGTAGTCCTTCAACTTTATGGAGTCTGCGTTGTACTTGAACTCTATCTCACGATATTTACTGACGTACCGCTGATCTTCTGTCATGGCTTCCTCTTCCTTGTGGGCTGGCTGACCAAGCCCACCGCAGTGGGCTTGACCTGCCAGGGAGACGTCTGCGACATCTCTCCCTTGGATACATATAAGATCTGTGTTGGTGTTCGTCATGTTAACCTGATGGTAGAGGAAGTTTAGACAGTTGTCAACTACTTAGTTACAGGCTTGTCCGTCTCGATGAATGCGCGGTCCACTCTGACTGTGAAGGTCTTGTGTGTGGACGGTCTGTAGACCGTGAGTGTGACATAACCACCTTGTTGGCCTATGATTTTTTCGTGAGCACTTGTCGTATCACTCATAGTCTGACCATTTACGGCTACGATCACGTCGTTGACTTTAAGGCCAGCGTTGTACGCTGGGTAACCTTCTATGACATTTATCAGACATTGTACGTATTTACCTGCGCCTGGAGTGTAGTCACCAACATCTACAACGTATATCGCGCCTATGCCGTAGAAGCCGATCTTCGCCTTGTCTGTTCTGTTGGTGTTGGTAGACTTTGGGATGATGTTCACATCTATATTTTGACTTTCACTACTCCCTTGGTTGTTCACTTCTTCGTCGGGCACTGAGAACTCAACATATGAACCTCTGCCACTACATCCACCGAACGCCACAGGCATGAACAAAAGGACATGTATCGCCAGCGATATCATGATGGCACGCTTCAGAGTTATGGTCTTGTACGGTACCTTATCGAAGTTTTTGGTTCTTCTGCTGACCATCTTCGTCTCCAACAAGAGTCTTAAGCTCTGACCTGAGTCGGTCGAGCTGGTCGTTCAGTGGGCTGTTGACGAGGTCTTCGTCGCAGGCACGCTTTGTGAACTTGATCAGCAACCTTAGGTACTCAATATTATCTGTCTTCTTCATCAGGCCTCCACAACCCAATACTACATGACGATCATGGTCATGTCAATTTGTATTTTTATCTAGTAGTTACGACTATTTAGATCAAAACCTTAATTTTAACAGTACGGGGTTGCTCGTCTTCCTTCATATGGTTGAAGGTCGTAGGTTTGGATTTCTTCAAAAAAATCGAGTATATAGGTGGCTCTAGAGAAGCGCTGGGAACAAGTCTCTGCCAACTTCACGGCAGACGGCACATCTGACGGCATAGTGCCAGTGGCTGATGCCTCTGGGTTCTTCGCCAAGCAGAAGGTCACTGTCAAGTCTGATACCCAGCAGCCTATATTCCTTGAAGTGAAGCGGGTGTACCCTACCAAGGTCGTGGTAGGCCTTGACGACAAAGGCATCGACCACAAGCAGAACATGTCGGCCTACCTGGTGGTAGACAACGCCAACATATTCGCAGCCGAGCAGACGAAGACTAAGCTTCAGCCTGACGAGATCTTCAACGCCGTCTACGAGCGCGACCCAGCTGTAGCTCTACGTGGCCTGCTAGTTGATAGCTTCGGCAACGTCTACAAAGTCACCAACCCTTTTCCTGTAAGTGTCGGTGACGGTGAAGATCAACTTGAAGTTAACGACGATGGGTCTATAAATGTCAACATAGTAAACTCTCCGGTAAGCAACGAGAACATAGTAACTGAGTTTAACGAAGCTCCCTCGGTGGCATCTGGATCAGAGACGTCTGTTGTCTCCTATGTGGTACCTGCTGGAAAGGTGGCCATGCTACAGAGGATCACGTACTCTGGGGAGAACGTGGCTACATACAACCTTTACGTAAACAGCATCTTAAAGGAGCGTATGAGAACACATTTTGGCGGTGACCTAAGTGGAGAGATGGTCTTTGAGGGCGCCTCAGAGGAGGGGCCAAAGTACAGCACTGGGGATCTTATAGAACTTAAGGTCCTGCACACCAGGCCAAGTGTTGGCTCTTTCAACGGACGTATACAGATCATGGAGATAGGTTGATGACCAGTTCCTTAGAGATCAAGAAGATAGAAGCAGAGAGAGCTAGAGTATACTCTGCTAGGTTGGACTTAGAGTTGCGTCTGGAAGAACTTCGAGAGTCTGTAAGAAGAATCGAAGAACACATACAGGTTCAACTAAGCAAAGAGAAAGAGCTTGAAGATAAGCTTGTAGAAGCTAGAGAAAAGAGGTAACACATGTCAGATCAGGCCACAGGCTTACCAGTAAGAAGTGAAGCTGACGGGACAGACGAGAGGGTACACTCTAAGATAGTTGGTAGCCCAACAGGGGCCAGCCCTGCTACCAACCAGGTCGCCGTCGACGACGACAAGAACGCCCACGTAGAAGTACACGGTAACGATCCTGCTGGTACAGACAGGACTCTTAGGCTGAGTGAAGCTGGGGCAGTCACACCTGACGGTGTGTACAACGTCTCCACCAACACCAAGCCGGGTAACGTCGGTGTGATCGCAGCGACGAGGGCAGCGTCTCCGTCTGACACTGAGCAGACGCAAAGGGTCACTGCAGTGACCAGCGGTACGGTGCATGCCTTAGATGTCGCCTTGCATGATGAAGACGGTGTTCCCTACTCGACGTCTAACCCTCTGCCAACAACATCTGTGGACAGTGAGGGTTCAGAGGTAAACAACTACAACACCAGTGCTGCGTTGGCTGCTGGAGCTTCTAACAACCACGACTACACCGTCACCGCTGCCACAACATTGAAGCTAAGTCATATCTGGGCAGCTGCCTCTGGCAAGATGAAGATCCAGGTTCAAACTGAGACTGGAGTTGCAACTGGAACTTTCACCACGAAGTTTGTAGGTTTCAACTCAACTGCCAACCCTAACATCAACCTTCCGATAGACGAGAACATCTCGGTAGCTGCTGGGGTCCGAGTTAGAGTTATCAGAACCAACAACGACAACCAATCACAAGATGTCTACTCAACCATAAGTGGACATGAAATTTAATGGATGCTTAGATGGCCGATCTTGATGACATCAACGCAGCCCAGACAGTTAAGGTAGTTGGCGCCAGCGTCTCTGGCACAGAGACGAACGCTGTAAACGCTACCTCTGATGGTAGGCTGACAACAGAGAGTATCATACTAGGAGCCACTGCTGCGACTAGGATCGGTAATGTCACTGACAAACTTAAAGTTATCGACCAAGATGTGGTGGCGATCCTCAACATTATAGCGTCAGGGCTGGGAACTGTTGCCGCTGGTATCTTAAAACAAAATGAGTTGGCAGTTACGACAAAGAGTGAGGTAGATTTCACAGGTACCACGTACACTGTACCCACCGGTAAGACATTCTTGCTCACCAGCTTCATAGGGTCATACGATGCTCAGGCCACAGTACTGCTGAGGCTTAAAAAACAAACAGGCGGCACTGGTGCGTTCAGTACGTTGTTCAGGATAACCCTTGAGGTCGGTGGCCAAGGCTCTGGTACCATACCGTTGAATTTTGGCAACGGGATCTTAGTTGGCACTGCCGGTGACGTGTTCAAGATAACCATCGAGTCGTCTCTTATAAAAGGAACGGTATGGGCTGGCTACAGTGGAAGTGAGTTGTAATGGGTAAGTCAGGTGGGTCAGGTGGAGGCTCTAGCATATTCACCACCAACATCACAGGTCCACCACCTGGCCCGTCAACTGTAGGGGCCGATGCGTACATAAGTTTAGGTACCATACCAACGGGGCAAAGAGTGTGGTTTGGATCAGCTCAATATGCTTCCCCTGATAAATCGATCACATTTGAGGTGCGCACCAACAACATAGGTCAGAGTACAGGATCAGACTCCGCTACTTCTCTACTGGCATCCACAGCTGTGGTTCCTAGATCTGGTCTATTGAATGTGGACTACTACAAGAAAGGTCAGCTACATATAACCAGCGTGACAGGTACTGGAGTCGAGAGTTTCTGGCTCAGACTTAAGTCTAAGTCTGGAGCTGTCGGTGAGTATTTCTTTAGCATGAACTACACGGTGGAGTAGATGGCACAGATCATACCGATATTTGAGTTATTATGTCTAGGTAGTGTAACAGCGTCAGGCACTGACAACTGGGTTGACCTATCATCTTATGGGCCAAACGCTAACTCTCCTATACCTAGTGGTAAACAAATTTGGATCGGCTACGTAACCTGCATCTCACAAGATAAAATTGCTACGTTTGAACTTCGCCCTAACCTTCCTACCAAATCTGCTGGTAACACGACTGACACACAGCTGAGAGGGTTTGTAAACGTCCCTGGTGGCGAGTCAAGAGACCTAGATGTCTACTACGGAGGAGCGATAACATCGTTTGTTCCAGTTACGGAGCTGAGCACTGGTGTTGAGAAGTTGTGGCTTAGGATCAAGAGTGGAAGTTCGTCCACAGCCACCTATGAGTTTATATTGTACTACACACTTTACTAAAAGGTCTTCTATGAAAGTTTTCTTACCATGGGGCAGTTTCAAGGCTGAGATCAAAGATAAGTCTAGGGTCAAGTACGTCGACCGTGAGACTTTCTACAAGATCGAGTATGAAGATATCAGCGGTGATGGTTTTGAATGCTCTATCGAGAAAGATGATGGCGCTGACCAAACAGACTTCGAGTCTCACTACAAGAGCTATGCCAACAAATCTAAGTCTATCATGCCCATCGACTCTGATGGTTCGCCGCTGCAGAGGGTCAAGATCACCACATCCGGCTGGCACTACCAGCTACACGGCCTAGAGTGCCAGACATCTCAGCTGGACTCTGTGTTCTCTAAGAAGGAGGACGGCTCAGACTTTGGATTCTGCACCATCAGGTGTTATGCCGCTGATGGATCTCTACTGACAATCCAAGAGGACTGCGACACACAGGCAGTTAAGACTGTGGTTGACTGGGAGCCCACCCATGACTACGAGATAGTTGGGGGGTTCTTCAAGCAATTAAGTATTCCTACGTCAGATGTTAGGTTGTGGGTTGTCGGAGTGCCTGATGTTCCAGCAGTATATGGTGGCAGCAAGTTGTTCTGTGCGAACATAAACTTGAAGTTCATAGGGGTAGAAGAGGGTATCAAGGTAGATGGTAGGGCGCCTAAGTACATGACGTACAGCGCTACTTATCACACGAACAAGCTCAGGATGATACTGAAACATGACAGCGGTGTAAAACATAACCTCAACATAATCTTCGAGATGTTCAAGAATTAACAGGTTAAGAGAAGACACATGATGTTGAAACACATAAAAGATGTTGTACAAGGAAAAGCACCTGTCGGTGCGTTAAGAAGCGCTGAGTGGCCGAAGGTGAGGGCAAAGCATCTTACCAAGAACCCTAGATGTGCTCTATGCTCTGGTATAAAAAAGTTAGAAGTTCACCACATCCAGCCCTTCCACTTAGACCCCTCTAAGGAGCTTGATCCAGGTAACTTGATCACCTTGTGTGAGTCCAAAGAGAACGGCATCAACTGTCACCTAGCCTTTGGTCACCTGGGTAACTACTCTTGTGTCAACCGGTCGGTTACTTCTGACTCTAAACAATGGAACCAGAAGATAAAGAACCGAGGTAAACTATGAAACTCATATGGACAAGAAGTAGCCTTATCCTCAGTAAGTTCATCAGGTGGAGTCTTGGTACAGACTGCAGCCACTTCGCGATGGTGTTCGAGAGCCCAGCTGGCGGTATAATGTTCGAGTCCAACCTCCTTGGTACGCACCCTAAGTTCTACAGGACCGCACAGAAACACATGACTGTCGTGCACGAGATCGACCTGCCTATCAGTGTGGGGCAGGAAGATGCTATATGGGACAAGGTAGTTGACCAGTACGACGACAGAGGTTACGACTATGGAGCGTTCATGTACTTCTGCTGGCGATCGTTCTTGAGGAAGCTCTTCAGGATACCGCTGCCGATGACCAACCCATGGTCTAAGGGAGACCACTACCTCTGCGACGAGCTTTACAGAGCGGTAGAGTCGGTGGCTAGGTCTGTGGATGTGGACCTCTCAATAACACCACCACACCAGTTGTACGAGCTTCTTATACGTGATCGCGTATGAGATGCGTTTTATACGTCGTAGCGTATAACACAGTGTTATACGCTAGCGTATATAAAGGTTAAAAATAAGTGTTTACAACTACTTAACACAAACACTTAATGTTCTTAAGGTACCAGGAAGGATTTAACATCGTGGTGTATGTCCAATAAGCTTGATGAACTCTCAGAAGCGATAGGATGCCTTCGGGCTACGTCTGAGGCTCATGCCCAGACGCTCAGGGAGATCAAGGACGAACTCCACGACATGAACCGTAACTGGTCAGACAACACGAAGTCTCTTCAAGAGCACATGATGCAGACAAGCTTGGTCAGGGAGAGAACTGAGCTTATGAAGGAAGAGTTAGATCTGTACAAGCAACAGATGGCACCGGTCGAAGAGACCGTCAAATCTATCAAGTGGTTGGCAAACGTCTACAAGTTCCTGATACCCCTTCTAGGTATACCAACCGCAGCTTACTACATACTAAAGATCATGCATGAGTTCCTCGGACACTAACTCAAGGTATGTCTACCCCAGCCTCAGTCAGAGCGTCTTCCAGTTCTGACACCCTACTCTCATATTCATCGCGCTGATATCTAACATAGCCAGCGTCTTCCTCAACGTCTTCGATCTTGCTTTGTCCAACATCCCTAGCCTTGTCGATCAGGTATGTTGCCAAGTCCATAAGTTCCCAGAACAACTTGCCTTCAGTTAAAGTTTCCATAGCATCTTGTGTCGAGATCCTCTTCAACAACCTCCTAAGTGCGTAGGAGTTCTTCTCTACTTCTGATGACGTTTTATTTTTCTGCTTACGTTTTGCCATCGATCATCTCCTTGAACTTCTTAAGCACAGCCACAGCAGCTTGGTTGTCACCTCGGGCGGTGTGACTGTCATGTGGGATACCGAACAACTGTGTAAGTTTCTCTAGTTTGACGGACTGATCTTTGTCCATCTTGCCGAAGTACTTCATCAAGACTGCACCAGACACCGAGTCAAGCATGTGGTATCTGACAGCTTTCTGCCAGATGTAGGACTTGAATGTGGCCTCCATGAACCCTCTGTCAAAGGATGGGTTGTGCCCCAGCAGCATCAACTGAGTCTTGTAGCTTCTGGTGTACGGAGACAGCATGTTGTCTATGAGGGTCTGGGCGATCACGATGGACGTTGCTTTGGCGTCGTGTTCTATTAGATTGATCTTGTTGATGCGAAGGGCTTCTGCTGTGACATGGTATGTGTCATGTTTGATGCACAGGTCAAGTTCCTCCATTGTGTCTAGATCTTCTGACAAGATGGTTAGGTTCAAGGTAAGTAAGGAGTGTTTGTCTTTGTCGAGACCACCAGTCTCTACATCGATACCGAGGAAGGTTGGGTTCATTTTTTACCTTTTGTTTAATGATGTCATCAGAGCACACAATGGCTGGTACTCTTAGTTATTTGAACAGATTGAGCTAGCAAAGTCAAGTCCTTACGGTTATTTAACTGACATTCTTAATCTTCAATAGTATCATGAACTTACAAGTTACGAAAGACAGATGGAATAGCTGGGTTGATCATCTAAACAAACATGGTGTACCCTTGCCGCTGGTGCGTGATCCTCGCACTGGTAAAGGGTCAGTTTCACTTACCATGACCTTCCTCAGCTTCAACCTGTGCGTACTGTCTATCCTAGGCAAGGCCACGCTAATCATCCTTAAGGCTCTCCACGTAGGTGGTCTCGACAAAGACACTGCCAACCTCTTGTCCTCTATAGACGCTGGCCAGGCTCTGAGCCTGTTCATGGCGTGCGCAGGGTTGTACTGGAGTAGGAGAGTTGGTGCCACCAAGGTAGACTCGAAACCTGACGAGCCTGCCTCTTAAAATCCACTCGGCAGATCTACGTTCTCTTTACCATACAAGAACAACTCTTTTAGGTAGTATCCTTTGAATCTCTCGTATTGAGAGTTGTCGACGCTAGACTCATGCATTATGCTGAGTGGATGATTCTTCACCATGTCATTTCTATGTTCTCGTCTTAGTAGGCAGTGACCTAGCTCGTGGAACATCACGTTCTCTCGCTCTGACTCATGAAAACTAATCCACCACGTCTTGTCTACCACTACCTCTGCCCGACGGATCGAGCACTCGGCTATGGTGGATCGTCGAGGGTCTTTTGGCCTGCCCGTCTTACCGAAATGTATTGTTAGACCCTTACTTGGCAAGTTAACGCCGTATGATCTAGCGTAGGTTAGAAAGTTCATGTAGTAGCCGACAAAGTCTGAGTCTACACGCTCTTGCACATGGGATGCGTCGAGCAGGACAGCGAGTAGTGCCGCTATGACCATAGCTCTCTTAGGCATAGAAGTAACCGTCGACGTCTGATCGTCTGATGTGCTTCTGCTCGACGAGTGTCTCAAGATAAACTGTGATCTCTCTCTCGGAGATGTTGAGGCCGCGCATGCTCAACTTCTGTGTCACCTCGCTGGCGTTCATCAGACCGAAGTACCGCAAAGCATTCCAGGTTTGAAGCATAGGTAACGTCATGGATAATACCTCCCCTAAAGTATCTATCCATGATACTACTCATTATCTACCCAGTCAAGAGATATTACTTTAGTCAGAACAAAGACTTAGAGAAATACTATCTATTCAAAGAGGTATCACTTCAACAAAGACTTAGAGAAATCTTCCCTGTTCATCTTCCTGTACAGCTCGTTCACAGGGTTGGCGAAGCTGGAAGGCATATAGTAGACGTCGTCGGGGTACTGGGCTGCTGTTGCCTCGCACTCCCTGATCTTGTAGGTCGTGTTGGTGGCTGGGTCAAAGCCAAGGTATGGCACATTCTCATACGCTGGCCTGAGGTACGAGTAGATCTTCCTGGCGACCCACATGGTGGGTGTAGGCAAGAACCTCTTCGACATGGATAAGAACCTGCGAGTGATCACGTCGTCGCCGACGTTGTACTTTCCGTGCAGGCTCCATGAGTTCGGGTTGGTGGGGTTCACAGACTTGGGGTAGTCCTGCACCAGGAAGTACAGGCCTAGCTTGTCGGCTAGCCACACACGAACGGAGCCAGGCTGGCGACCTTTGACTAAGCAGATGACGAGTATGCTTAGGATCTGGTACAGCTCCATCAGCATCAACAGAGGGTACGGCACCAGCATGAGTGGTTTTGGCCAGTTCACCTTGATCCAATGTCCCACACCTAGGTAGTGATGACTGTACAGTGATGCCCAAAGAGACCTGTAGTACAGAGCCAGGTCTATCGGCCCCACAATGTCGCCGTTCGGTGTCCTCAAGAACCTCTTGAGGTCTGCAAGGAAGGCTTGGACCACAAGTCTTGTCATGCCCATAGAACCCATCGCCATCACGGCTTGGGTCTTGTTGTCCCTGGACATATCACGTGGGTCGTTGTACGGAGGCAGCGAGTATCGGACGTAGTCTCCGGGGTTGAACGGATCTTCAAGGGCGTGTAGTGCTGTGTGGAAACGCTCCTTGTTGTACTCGAAGTTGGACTCGGTGCGGTCGTCGCGGGTCATGCCGATGTACTGAAATACGTTCCCGGTTCGACCTAATGCATCGCCAGAATCGCCGTTGGTCTGTAGAATTATATTCTTTGAGTCTGCGTTGAACTCTAGGTCGTCAACCAACATCAGTCTTTGCATAATTTCTTCCTGAGAGATTTAACTTTTTTTTCGAGAAACTCTATCTCCTTCCTGAGTTTTAAATTTCTCTTGGCTAATTTAGAAGATGAATGCGTTAGATTTTTCGCATAGAACCAACCTGTACCAAAACTTGGATGTTTAGTTGACACAGTACTGTCATGGTGTATTCGTATTACTTTCATCGGTTTATCACCCCATACGGAGTTTTTTGTGGCATACACCTCGTCGCCTGGTTTGAACATCACGTTTTTCTATCTATATTCTTGATCCATCTTTGATACCACTCGATAAAATTTTTCTCTTTGACTTTGCCAAGTACTCTAAGGACGTTGTATTGAATTATATGCAACGTCAAGAATACTACATAGAAAGATGACACAGCAACTGCGAGTAGAAGTGCGAGAAAGGCTAGAACAGCTAGAATATTGGTCATAACCTGTCGATGATCTTTTTGATTTGTTTAAGTCCGTTGGTCCAGTCGTCAGCTGTGGTAGCCACGTACCCGTGAATCATATCAACGTCAAAGGTTGTCGCGATGTACTCGTCGATATCAACTGTCATTTTACCATCTTTGTCTACCTGGAACTTGGTGCCATAGAGGGTGCCGCCTTTGACGTAGTCTACACGAACGTACAACCACCAGTAGTCTGATGCCTTCTTAGGCGCATAGTAGCAGTTCCTGTACTTCCAGTAGGTGCCGACCATGGAGTTCAACTTCGGTGTCAGCACCTCGTCTGTGTATCTCTTCTCTAGCTCGTTCAGCTCATCTCTTACTTGTTTGAACTTGGCACGTTTGCTGTTCAAGACGTTGATCTCTGACTTGGTCATAAAGTATCCTCTATGCCAACCTTCTCGATCTTCATGGACCCATGCAGGAAGCTGCCAGCTGACATGCCATCTTCGGCAAGTATCATGGAGTCTACCCTGTCTGTCCCCTCGTAGGTGTCGTGGAAGCTCTCGTTGAAGTTGTTGACAGCTTCTTCAAGAGCCTTCTTTGACTCTGGCAACGACGAGTGCTCGCTGATGGTGGTTGGACTGAAGGAGTCGTAGTACCTGATCAACTTGTACATGACGCCGAATGAGTTCCCAAGGAAAGACCCATCGACCTTGCCTACAGTACTGTACGACTCCATGTTGAAAGACATGCCTAACATAAAACTAACCTCCTGTTGGTATCATAGCATCACATGAGATCGAAGTCAACCGTCTACTTCTATTTCTGCCCTTGAGAAATTTTAAGTAATCCCGCCATTTTGGCGGGATATATATTTGTCATCATTTCTCATGAACATAAAATTACTCCTTGCCTGATATTACGGGTGCATGGTTGTACACCTCGCTGAACGGGACGTACTGTGTCGTCTCGTGAAGACCTATCAGCACGTTGTGCTTCGGGTGCTCCTTGGTGAGGAACTCCTCTGTCTCCGTGGCCGCCAACCGGTGAGCTGACCCGCAGTCCTTACACTTGACCACGCACCGCACGTTGAAGCCGAGCGCCTTAGCCCTGAGCTGCTCCTGGTAGAGCCACTTGAGTTGGACGACCTGCTTCAGGGTGAGGTTTTCGCTGGTACTAGGTATGTTCATGATACCTCCGATATGAGTCTCTCGATCTTCTTCGATTTCTTCGCTAGGGCGGTCAACATCTTTTGAAGTTTCTTCTTGCCAGCCTCTATCGCCTCTGTCCTTGTCTTGAAGGCTGTGCCTCCCAACTTCTCGAACACGCTGTTATACACATGCCCTGTGTTTTTAGAAGCATAGCCGGATTCGACGTAGCTGCAGTTCTCGTGCATGATGATCCCTTTGGTCTCGATGTACTTGATGGAGTAGATCGTGAATGTGTCGTTGCTCATGAGATTACCCTTTCTTGTGTAGACCCAAGACTCTGACTTGCTTGCATCTAATCTTGGTCAAGTTCTTTGAGTAGACTGCTATATCTTTTAGCTTCACGGCACATCTCAGAACAGTTCCTTGATGGAACGACAGTGCCAACTCCGGCGTTGGTGATAGGTGCAAGCCATTACCACACTCTTTGCTTGCATCTCCATCCCAGTCTGGACATTTGACAAGTCCTTCGTACTTGATCTTTCCAGTTTGGTAGTCACACATGGTTGCTGGGTTCACAGATTTGTATAACACAACTTCATCGTCTGATGGTCTCTCTAGGTCATGGATGTCTGCGAAAGACGATGCATCGTATTGGGTTTGTTTGCGCTTCCTGATCAGGGAGTTCTTAGATTTTCGTGGGAGTTTTATGGTGTGTGCGTCTTCTTCCAGTGTGATAACAGCCCAATCTTTGATGGCTTTCAGTACGACGTAGATGGACAGTATCATGATGATGGAGTTGCCGTACGCCGTGACCTGGCTTGAGCCGTACGCCCTGACCTGGCTTGAGTCGCACGCCCTGACCTGGCTTGAGTCGCACGCCGTGACCTGGCTTGAGTCGCACGCCGTGACCTGGCTTGAGCCGTACGCCCTGACCTGGCTTGAGCCGTACG